TAAGCTGTATGTTAATGGCAAATTTAAGATGGTATCTGCTGACTATGATTGTTGCACCCTATACAGAGCCAATAAAACGGTTAATTATGGTTCATGGGTTTTGTTTAATGCCAATAACTCAAGTGATGCAGAGGTCAATTATGGCTATATAAGTTCTGTTGTTGCAGTAAATACAGCAGGGGCGCATAGCGGAGCATTTCAAGTTTTTGTGACAAAAGCTGGTACTGCAAGCTGCGTGGGCTGGTGGAACGCTAATGGTGGGTTGACTGTTGGAGATGGGGTGAGTTCTGACCTATGTTCTTCAACTTATAAACTGTATGTGAATGGAGCAAGTTATTTTAATGCAGGTTCAACTTTTAATGGCACAGTTCAGGCTGGGGCTTTTAATTGCTATGTAACAGACAATGACGCAACAGTATCTTTGGAAACAGTTACAGGACATAATTGTACTATATATCTAAATGACTCTAATTCTCGTAATGTGTGGCAAATCTTGAGAGTCGCCACCTCTAATCATTTTGGCATATATCACACATTAGGCTCTAAATATTCTATGATAATAAATGGTTATTCAAATGTAACCATAGGTGGGTCTGATGTAGCTGCTAATTCATATAAATTCGCAGTAACAGATGGTGATGCTTATTTCTCAGCTAACGGCTCTTATGTTGGCACATGGACAGATGTTTCGGATAGAAGGGCAAAGAAAAATATAAGTTATTTCAGTGAGTACCCTGAATTTAGTGCAAGCCAATCCCTTATGTGCGTCAAGCCAGCAGTTTTTGATTTGATAGCTGACCTTAAAACTGCAAAGAGAAGAGTAGGAATGATTGCACAAGATATATTGGAAACACCTTTCTACAATCTTGTTGTACCTTCCCATGAATACCTAACACTCAACTACATAGAGTTCGTACCCTATTTAATCAAGGCAAATCAGGAACACACTATTGAATTAAAAGCAAAAGATGCAATAATAAAATCACTTGAAGAGCGTTTGGCTAAAGTTGAAGCTCTGCTTGAAACACTTGTGGAGGTGCAGTAATGGTTACGAGAGGTAAATTTGGTGCAGTTAAAGATTTAGACCCAGAGAGAGCGGCAGAGCTTTATTCAAGACGCTCTGAATATGAAATCAGCGTACTCGAAAGCGTACATGACGATGCGATAGCTCGCTACCTTGCCAAAGAGGATGATTCCAACCTTCTCAAAAGCGAGGCACAAGCCTTTGTCGATATGGCGGCTCTCTATGAGCTTGACCCTGCCTTTGCGCTTGCGGTGGCGCAACACGAAACAGGAAAGGGAAGGTCAAAGGCATTGAGAGAAAAAAACAATGCTTTTGGTATTCAGCCACAGGGCGAGGATGGCCCGATACAGAAGTTTGATACTGTCGCTGACAGCATAAAGCAATTCTGCAAAATGATACGAGTAAATTATGTTGATAAGTACGATCAGGCCACGATCATCGACATTACCGATAATCCGCAGAATCCTGAGGGCCATTCTTATTGCGGAGAGCACCACGATTCTGTTTCGCGCTTAGACTGGATTGAAGGCGTGACGCGGTATTTCAACGACATTATAGGGAGTTAAAATGAATATTTATGACTGTATGCTGTACGCATTCGCAATATTTTTCGGGTATAAAGACAATTCAAATTGGGTTGACTAAACCGGGGAAATCCGGTATAATATAACAAAATTCATAGGAGGTTCACAATGCAAAAAATGGCAAGACTTGAAAAAGAATACTATGTTTTGGAAGCCGAGAAAGCGGGAGAAGTTTCAAAAGGCGGGGCAGAAACTCTCTACCTTGTGAAAGATACAAGCGGCAAATTCGTAACCGCCCTTAAATTTCAGGACCGCCCTATTTCCGAAGGTTTTGTCGGATTAACAAACGAATTTCTCATAGAAATCATCATCGACCGCCTCAAGGCTTTTCAAAGCGGCCCGTTTCCCGACCCTTATAATGCGGGCGCACTCACCAATCTTGAAAAGGCATTGGAATGCTTAACTGTACGACACGAAGAGCGCATTTCGAGAGGTGTACAGGGTAAATACGAAAAGTAAAATTAACAGGAGGTATTTCAATGGACGTACAATCAAGAAAATGCGATGACTGCAAGGTTATCTACTCGGAGAAAACCGACATCGATCTCATGGTAAGAACAACTGTCATGATTCAGAAACAGGGCGCACAGGGTGGACCCGGACCCGGCATGGGTGGAATGGGTTCAGAATCGAAAAGCGTTGATCAGTGCAAGGCGTGTCAGGACAAGGCTGGAGTTGGCAATACGATATCCGAGAAAGCGGTTGCTATTCTGACTCCTTTTCTCGCGTAAGGCGAAATTCGGGAACACTTAAATTTTTGGAGGAAGTACAATGTCCGACGTTAAGACCAAAGAACAGGAAGCCCAGGAAAAATTCGTAGAAGAAAACAAAAAACAGATTGCGGAGTTCCTCGAAAAAACAAAAGCAAAATTCGATCTGCCTCTTGAAGTTGACGAAAAAGGAAACCTCACGATAAAAGACGGGTTCTGCGCTTTCTTTTTCAAAAACGGCATTCCCGAGAAACCAGTATTCTTTGGCAATGTCGATACAGATTATCTGCCCATCCTCTGCAAAAAAGTAGAGGCGGGACAGAAGCAGATGCGGCTCGCCAATAAAGTAAACGCATTGCCGGCCGAAACAAAAGCGTTTTTCGAAACCGAATAAATAAATAGATTGCGGGTGTGTGGAATGGAAGATAAAGATTTCGCAGTAGAAGTTTTCAATAAGATGTCAGCCCTACACGATTCTTTCCGTGAAGTCTCAGGGAAAGTTTCAAATATGGAGACAAATCTTGCCCATGTAGTAAAAGACATTGACAAAAAAGAAGTTGAAAACAAAGAACTCAGAGAGAAAAAAGAGACGGATTGCGCGAAACATCGTGATCGACTCGAAGAACTTGAAAAGTTTAAAGTGCGCTGCGAAACCGAAAATAATCTCTCCACAAACACCCGCAAACTATTTGATCTCGAAACTGGTAAAAGAGAAGATAAATCGGAACAAAAAGGCGAAGACAAAGCGTATTTCACAATCAAAGAGGTAGTTCTTTTTGTTATCGTTATTATAACATTCTTCCTTGCCTTGATCCCCTGGACGGGCCACTCTGAATTACGCGCCGAACGCCCGCCGGCTAATACATCAACAAAGTAGGTTTGATATGGCTAAATCAATTTTCTCAATGATGTTCAATGGGTTCGAGCAGAGGTTCCGCCACAGTTTCGTGGCCCATAGTCTCGCTGTCTTATTCATCCTCTTTTTAATCCTTGTATTCGGCCTCGCGTATCGCCAAGTCGTGACCGACAAGGAAAAACTCTCTTCCCTGACGATGCTACTTGTTGGCATTATTTCTCCGCTCATCGCCCCGGTGACAACTTACCTTTACAAAAAAGCGGGAATAGAAAAAGAGCCGGCCAAAACCATCCCTTTCAAGATCGAATTGAAGACCGCGATCGACGGCCGCGAGATCAGTATAAGCGTTGATCCCAACTCTGACCCTGATCTCGTGGCGTTCGTTAAAGACCTTATCCTAAAGCCCCAGTGCGCCCCCAGACCAATTAAAACCGAATAGGAGCCAAATGCAACAAGCCGCACCCTATATACTCGTCTGCGACTGCGGGAGCGCGGTTGAGGTGGATTATGAAACCTTTGAGAATTCGTATAATTTCACATGCGAACATTGCCTTGAAAAAATAGAAAAGATAAAGAACCCGGAATACAAAGCGGAAGCCTCGGATGCGGTTTATATAAGCGAATGCCGGAATGACGCCGGGGTGGATGCTATTCTTAAAAAGCTCAAGAAAATTAGTGGGAAGAGTTTTATTGAGCTCAAAAAGTTTCTGGAGGAAAATAAATGATTTCTTTAACTGCGTTTTATGCAAAATTCAAGTATTGGATTTTTTTTGCTATGGCACTGATTGCGGGTATTGCTCAGGCCCTTACTGGAGTTTTCCAGTGGAAGGCTCGAATAGATAACCAAAATGAAGTTGACCCGAACCGAAAGGAAGAGGTGAACACGCCAGATGCGAATAACTATAAGCAACCCGGAGGCTCTTGGGCGAATAGTGGGGATAAAGCTGATACACCAAAAGGTGTTGAGACAGCGCAAGTTACCGACATATCAGCCAAGGGAAATCTTAAACCGGACAATGGCAATCCGCCCGCCGGAGAAAGACCCACAGGAGACGTAATAAGGGATGCAGAGAATCTAAAGGACGGCGAGTAGTATGTTTGGATTTATCGGCCGGCTCTGGTGGCGCATAACGCATAAGGCATGGACTCGTAAGCAAGTCGAAGAATATTGGAGCGACTGCGCTGGCCTTTCGATGCTGATTGATAAGCTCGATAAAGACGGATATAAATGGCGTGGCAATTACCCGCATGTTGACTTCAATAAAACCGCGCAAGAGTTCATGGCGAACACAGAGAATAATTGCGGCGATTGGGCCGAGATCTGTATTGAGTTCCTTAAATTTCAGCAACTCACGGATAAAATCGTTCTTGTCTATGCCGAAAAATTCGACGGAAACATCTGGAACTACCTATACAAGCCTCAATGGCATTGGTTGACGGTTTATGAGTCGGCCGGAGTCTGGCACAAGCAAGAAAACGCCTCTGTGTGCGATATAGGGGTATCCCAGAATGTCCCCGAGATAGCGATAAGTAATTATCTGCATGAGAAGGGATACAATAGGGTGGAATTTTATCCCGTTATATGATATAATACCCGGACATCTACCCGGACATTGTGTCCGAGTAAATAAATTTTAGGAGAGTTCTAATGAAAAAGTTTCTCAAAATCACGGTTGCAATCTTGGTGATCCTTGCGGTCTGCTTTCTGGCGAAAACCTATGTCCACGCGGCCGAAGCGAAAGTCAAAGTGTCTAAAAAACTTTACCTCGAGATGATTGAAAAACTCAAGAAGCTCGAAAAGATCGAGAAGGCAGAGCCTCGTTTCGAAATGAACGGACTCAAGGTGGCTCAGGACAGCGAAGGTAAAGTTTATGTCAAGGATACCGTTGAGGTTAAACTTGAGCTTGCAAACATGCGCTACTTCGGCGAAGCCAAAACGAATGCTGAGGTCAAAGTCTTCCCGATAAAATCCAAAGAGCCATTTATATCAAGGTTCGGATTAATGTTCGCGGGACAACAGAAGGAAAAGGCGAAATATACAGAACTCGACAAGGCCGTTGTATTCTTGACATACGATATTTACCGTTACGCGAAATTCGCAATCATTGCGGCTATCAACAAATTCAGTTACGCTCTCGGAATTCGTAGATCGATAACTCCAAATACATTTATTGCGATCGGCGTCTCGTGCGATTTCGATAAAGATCCTTTAAAAGATCGAAAAGTCTTTGCCGGTATAGGATTTAGGTTTTGATAGTTCACTAAACCTCTAATACAGCGAATCTTCAGCCTCCGCATAACGCGGGGGCTTTTTTATGGAACAAATAGATGTATTCACGAGGCGGTGTTGCAAGTGTTGTTGAAGAATAATTTGTTTAGACATAAACACAAGTATATTGTAATTGCTTGCATAAGCGACACGCATTTTGGTAATCCATATGCGCATGAACGGCTTGTTCGTGACTTTTTAAAACGCCCCAAAACAGACCCTCATTGTTTCGCTATGAGCCTTGGAGATCTTTGCGAGGTTGTAACGCCTCACAGCAAGGGAAGCCTAATGGAGCAAACAATGGCACCTTCGGATCAGCAACTCGAAATTGAAGATATGCTTGAGCCTTTAAAAGAGAAGTTGCTTTTTTTAATAGATGGAAACCACGAGCGCAGAGCGATGAAAGATGCCGCCATGCTGATGAGTAAAAACATGGCAAAACATCTGGACTGTATGTATTATCCCGATAGTGAGGCACGTTTTGGAATATTGTTAAACGACTCTCGATTAGTTAGATGCTTGGCCTCTCACAATTATGGCGGCGGTTGCACTCCCGGAGCGAAGTTAAATCGGCTCCATAATCTGCATTTCCGCGGACCGACCTGTGACGCAATTTTTGGGGGTCACACGCATAGCTTAACGGATGATCAGATAGAAATTTTGAGTATGGATGATGCAGGCAACTACACTGCAAAAATACAGCAGCTCGTCTGTGGAGGCACTGCACTAAGATCGCATAAAGGGTATCCCGCTCAGATGGGTTTAAAGCCGTCCCCGCCCGGACTTAAATATATAGTTATTGAATCAATGACAAACGGCGGAAACAAGTATTTTAAGTTCAAGGTTGAATTATTCCAGATGATGTAAGAAAAAACCCCGGATTTCTCCGGGGCTTTTTTATTTTTCTTTTAGATATTTGTCGCATTTTCCCAAGATATCTATATCAGATCTCTGTGTTTCGTTCTTGATGTGTATAGCGCATTTATGGACTTCTTGGTATTCAATCCGGTAATGCTCACAGGTATAACAGCATTTGATATTCTGCAACTTGTAATTACTTTGTTTAAGATTGTCTTCTTTAGGGTTATGGATAATAACAGGAGTGCAATCATCGCAATAATATGGATCAGGAATCCCTTTAGGATATTCGTACAAATAGAGAATGCTTTCTTTGTTGCATCGTTTGCAAATTTTGCTTTCCCATTTATTATAATCGATCATGTTTCCTCCCTTTTAATATATCTGGTACAGCCCTTCCTCTTGCAAAATCGCCTTCGCCGTATTCGTCAGGGCTTCAATCGAAGCGTTGTTCGAAACTATATATTTAAACCCGAATGTATCCGGGCGCAATTCGCGCTCACTGCGATCGAGCCCGAGGAGTTTCCATTCATAGAAATCGCGGGTGCGATGCTTCGCGGTTTCATCATTGATCCAGATGTAAACCGGAATGTCTTCATAAACAACTCTTATTTCACCTGACGGGGGGTGAAAAACTCCATCTGGAGTCGGGTCGAGTTCATTGAAATACCTTGTGTCCGGATTGAAGAATATAGCCTGGGAGTGCGTATCTTTGACCTCTTGAGCGAACCTTGGGCTACGATATCAAATACCTTGTCAACCCAAATATAAGGGTTCGTGCGGCGCATATCGTTGCTGACATCGATAAGCGTTTTGCGCCAGTCTTCTTTGTAGGGCAGGTCAATCATAAGGCGGTTGAAATCTGCCCCGAATTGCTCGGCCACATACCGCTTGAGTTCTTCCGCGTAATTCTTTTTGATGATGAAGTTCTGTTTGTTCCGGCTCAGAAGTTCAACACAGATATCCGCGAATGTGTCCTTGCCAGCTTTACTACGCCCTGCTATTTTGAACGCTTTGACGTTTATTGTTTTCACGTTGCCTCCGCTTTATTTTTCGTATTTCCTTGTCATTTTCTTTATATTCTTTTTGATATTTTGTAATGGCTATGTATCGACATTTTTCGCACCACTTGATTTGGATTCCAGTAAGCCTTTTGTTGCATCTCTTGCAGTACCGCTTCGGCCGACTTTTCTGTAATTTCAATTTAGCGCATTCCGGGTGATATTTTTGTCTGGGTTTATAGAGCATTTTCTTATGACAGAACTGGCATGTCGAATGAAAGTAAGTTATTTTATTTGCTCCTTCCAATATATCAGTTTCCTCCTGTATTGTAAACCTTGTTTGTCATTGGGCTTGCTCCAGAATGGGCCACGATTATAGAATTGCATAAAGAGAAGCGTGTCTGTCTCGTTTGCGAGATGTTTCTGGCCTCGCATATATTCCAAATACAGAATACATGCGAGAGTATTTTTAATGGGATCGTCCCACTTATAGTCTTGGGTAATCCCTATCGCTTCCATCTTCGTGCAGTCCATCACCTGACATATCCCACGCGCCCCCATGAACACGCATTTACTATTCATTTCGGACTCGACCATCATCAGGGCAAGGAAATATTCGGGTTTGATGTTGATACGTCGGCATCCGTTCTGGATTATGGTGGCGAGTTTGAAGCATTGCTCGCTGTTAAGTTTTTTGCTGTTGATGAGATTCTTCAGAATGAACTGCCATTCCGAGTCCATCTTAATATCCGCGAGGCTCGAGTATATGCAGTTCTGGATCTCGCTCTTCTGGAGTTCGAGTCGCTGATCAAAATAAAACATAAACCACTGCATAAGCAAAGCAACAGGCAAAGCGGCCATAACAATAATGAGAACAGATTGAACAACCATATTAAAAGGTTTTGTGTCGGTCATTATCTCTGCACCACCAAGCGCCCTTCCGCCATATACCAGTCAAGGAACTTGGGCATAACATCGCTGGTATAGTGCTGTAATAAGCCAATATGAATCGCTTTGCATATCTCGCGGATTTCTGCTTGACTATGTGAAGATATCCTTTGCGGTGCGATCGAACACAGCCAGTCCTTGAGGCTGAATTTGAAGCGGAGGCTGGTTGTAAGGGCTTGCGGGAGAAGATAGCGGGCGTCTTCGGTTTTGATGCCTTTGGAGATAAGATGGTCGTAGACGCGAGTGCAAAGATAAGTGAAATCGTCGGCGTCAAGGCGATATTCGTCGGGATCTCCCTCCTCCATTATTAAGGGATATGCGTGTAGCCTTTCTTTAACAGATTCGGGGATGTAAAAACTTGGCGCAGCTTCCTTGCAATACCTGCCCGATTTCACCATAAACGAGCTGTTCCAATGCCGGGTTATCTGCGCCAAAGCGACCCTCGATATTCCCTCGATCTCGAAAGTATAATCAACAAACTCGAATATAGAATAGTGTTTCATTCTCCATTTCTCTTTCAAGAACTCGAGGATTTCTTCATCTGATTTATTCGATTTGTCTGTTTTGTTGTAGCACATGCCGGCGGTTTCCGCGATCCATCTTGCATGGTCCGGGGCGCTGGTTGTGGCGAGAAGTGAGACTTTCATTTTTGTTCCTCCTCGCGGTTTAAAGACTTAGCGGGATCAAAACCATCGGGATATCTTTTTTTGAGTTTTTCGATATTAGTTTTGGCGATAATATCCAGAGGTACTTTTAATACGGTAGCAGCCAGAGAGACGTACCACAGGATATCCCCGAGTTCTTTTATCAGATGTTCGGGACAGATTGGATGGCCCTGAAACAGATGTTTCTTTATCCTGTCGTTGAACTCTCCGGTTTCTCCGGAAAGACCCAAACCTGCGTTAATCATACCGTTATTGAAGTCCGCTGTAACTTTTGGGTTCATTGTTCTTTTGCAATATTCCTGATATTCGTTTAAAGTCATATATCCTCCAAATAATTATTTCTTATTGCTTTTTTCGATTCTGCGCAGCCATTCACAGAACAAGCATGGGCATTTCTTTTTCTTCTCCATAATACGTTGTCTCCTCGGGTTTCGCAATTCGTGTTACAAATATCCTATCGAAAAAAGTATGCACTATATGCTTTGTGTCAATCATGGTTATTTGTGGTGCTATATAAGTTTTAGAGCCAATGATATAAATAGCCTCTTCCATTTAAAATCCTTTCGATAATGTTTTCAATAGTTGCTTTCTCTCCATCGCGCGCTTCAGGTCCAACGCTGTACCGTGAAACCCGCAACCAAAACAGTGTGCCGCCATGTCGCTTAAATAGAGTGTAAATGAGCCTTTAGTTTCCTCGTGAATAGGGCACGGGCCCTGAACATATACGGCGCCTGGGCTCGTTAATTCGAAATCGACATACTGGGTGAAGATTTTGTAGGACTCAGCCGCGGGGAGATCGGGATCGAACAGGATCTCTTTATTCGCGATATCAGTTACCATTTTCTGATGTAACGCTGAATTATTGAACCGGATTGCGTTCGCTATTAAGTAATTGATATTGAGTTTGAAATTCTCTTCCCCGAGGCAGTGTAAATAAAGGTCGTTGATATCGGTTTTCTTGCGTCCCTCGATCCTTGGAGTGTCAATCATCCTTACATCTCTGTGACCCATTGAAACGAGGTTGAAAGCTGTGTGTGCGCTACCCTTTAATCCCGAGTTATTGTCCTCGCTGTCGAACATTATAAATACTGTGGGAACTTTCAGGAGTTTATTTAAAACATCTTTCCGTTTCGTATTACAGCCCGATACACCGAGGGCGGGGAATCCGGCTTGCACCATCATATAACAATCCACAAACCCCTCTGTTAGTATAACATATCCGGGATTATATGCAAGTAATTCTTCGTTAATATAAAACATATTTTTGAGTGGGATATTTTTGTATTTTGTGACGCCTTCCCGATTCGTCATGTCTCGGCCCGCCATGTATTTAATGTCGCCGAGAATTGTTATCGGGAATACGATCCTGTGAGAAAAGAAGTCAAAAAAGACATTGGGGTTTTCTTTGGACTGTCTGATAAGCCTTGAGTCGAGTATCTGCTGGAGTGTTTTACCCTTGGTTTCCATGTGTTTGTGGAATGTGCCGTCTGCGTAGCCTATATTCATTTCATGTATGGTTTCTTCTTTAAGCCCCCGTCCGAGTAAGTATGACATCATTTTCTGATTTGTTTTCAAGGTTTGGGAATAATATTGCATCGCCATAAACAAAATATCGCTGTCCATGTATTTCCTCATCTCTCTTTTATAATGCAGTACAGCCATGTGTTTTTGTAACTTAAATTTTTGGTGTGTTCGATCCGGACCCTGGGTGAAAAACCCAGACTATTTAGCCTTAATTTTATTGAATCCGTAAAGGGATGATAAGGAGATAATAGGTGTTCCTCACCCAAAACTTGGAGCCGAATACCTCCCATTTCATGCGAGCTGAAAGTAGTTTCGGATAACTCTGTGATCCCGTCTGAAACCGGCGTCCATGTAGGGAATCTACCCGAAGTAAATGTCGCCCACTTCTTGTTTATATAGAGAGGCGCATCGAAGAAAATCTTTCCATTTTTCTTGAGCATAGAAGCCAGAGTTTCGAATAGATCGAGATCCCCTTTACATGTAAGTGGAAGCCCTGAATAACTCGAAAATAAAATGATCTTGTCATACTTGCGGCCGGCGAGATGATGATCCGTGTATGGCGTGGTATCAAATCCTTTCCCGAATCCGTTAAGAACATACGAATTAGGCATGGATACTCGGGTTCTTATACCATACTGGACTAAGAGATTCGTGTTTGGTTTATAGAATAGGATATCACAGAATTCGGAGCCCATGAATTTCCAGTATTGCTCGAGTTCCCTCGGGCCCGCCCATTTGCTCGGGATGTTTGGGTTTGAGTTAGTCATGGCGGGCTGGTATTGGGTTTCAATATATTTAACGAGGCTGGGTACATCCGGCGCCAAGACATAGTATCCGTGGCCGGCTTCGAAGATCTCGACACACCGATTCGATTTGAATGAGATCCTGGCGGGATCAAGGAAGTCCCTTTTGATATTCGTACTGACATTCGAGGTATCCCCGTAGAAGGGAAGTATAATCGGAGTGAGTAGGTAGTTTTCGTTGCTGTGGAAGTGAAGGCATATTTTGAAACCGCGATCCAGATGAAGATATCTTATGTGCCGAATCGCATGGGGCTCCCCGAAATCTTGGGCTTCCATCCTCTGTCTGTTCTCGTATTGGAGTTGGTATCGAGATATCACAGTTTTCCGAGCCGGCGAAAAGGAATGCCATACTGCCACGGGATCGTAGTTTCTGGACCGACCCTCGGGCTCGGGGACAACAATCGAATAGAACTTCGGGAAATTCAGGTAAGACCCGTAAATCGCCTTTATCGCGGCATCTAGAATCTCTGTATTGCACTCTCTTCTTAGGCTTGAAATACGTGAGACTTGTTTTTTAGGATCGATGTGCGGGGTTATTTGGTTCACAATTTCTTCGAGCCCGAAACCTTTACTTTCGCTTCTGAATCCATCGGGTTCAAGTCTCCGGATTGCGTTGAAAAATAAGGGGTCATCGATCCTGCGCTGGATAATGAGTTCGGGTTTAATTTCAGATTCGTTGAGAAGTTTGTGGTTCGGGAGATGTGCGTATTCGCTATTAAATAGAATGTATTTGGGGATGGCGTTAAGGGCTTCGAACTTCTGCCATGCCTCCAGAGACACCGAACTCAAGCACACCACGAATTCGCAGCGCGGCACGGGAGAAGATAAGTCCCTTGCGAATGTATCGAAGTTCTCCCCGGGGGTTCCCGATACGAGTTTACACTCGAGTCCGTTCTCTGGAAGTGCACCGGGGGAACATACGATATAGAATCCAATTTTATTTTCTTTGAGATAATTTATGAGTTGGGTCAGGACTGCCTTATCCTGTCCGTCTATTGTGTCCCGATACAATCCCAGAGCGGGATCGAGACACCCCCCAATTAAAAGTACCATATTCCCCCCCCTCACCCTCTCCAGAATTATACTAAATTATTTTGGATTATTCAATGGCATGGTTTCATGCTTTATCTTCATTGTCTTTTTCCCATATGTCAGTTGCGGTTTTGGCTTGTAGGGTTTTGGGGCCGACTTTCCCGCATTCCAAACAAATAACATAATAGCGCGGGAGCCTTCTTCCTTTGATATTAGACCTTTCTTCAATCAACGAGGCTTTATCTGTTTGACAAGTTTTGCATTTCATTTTATCTCCTTTGTTTTTTTATGTATCAAGTTTTACAAGATATTCTCCGTCGGTGCAACAGTCGTAATATTCTTTTTTGAAATAGGGCGCGTCTTTTTCGATTCGTGGAATTATAATTTCTTGTAGGATGCGAAATTCTTCTTTTGTACTTTGAGCCGAGATATCGATTATAAGTTTCATATTTTCACTTTTCCTTATCCATTACATTTTGTGCAAGCCTGTACAAATTGGATTGCCCATCCCGATCCGTGACACATGCCGCAAGAATTGCTCATTTAAACGCCTCCTCTTTCCCTTTATCCGTGCAGTGATATATGAACTCGTCCTGCAATTCATTCATGGGCGACTTGCGCTTTATCATGAAGCCTTGAGCCACGAGATCTTCCAAATATTCGTAGTCGGAATGGCTGGCGCCGGCAACGAAGTGGTTGCGGAAAGGTTTATCTTTGTAGTCCAGACCAAGGGCGTGTTTAAGAAGGTCGCGTTCTGTTTTATTCATTATTGCATCCCAACTCTTTGAAGTATTGCGTCTTGGTTGACTTGCATTCCGAGCAATTCGGCGGCGGACTGGTACGAGCCGTTGAATGTGGCTTCCCCCAAGACTTCTTTTGTTTTCAGATGGTTATTCACGAAATCGCGGATCGTCCTGATTCCCGCGTCCCAGAGTTTGTGAGCCTTCTTGCCGCCGATCCCGTCGATCCTACAGAGTTCGAGCATGTATTTGGGAACTCCGTACCTGATTCTGTTCTCGAGATCTTCGAGGAAGAACTTATTTTGTGGCATTACCCGCTTGAGCGCCCCGAAGACCCGGTTAGAGTCCATGAGTAATTGATCCATTAAATTCTTCATAAGGAAAGGGTAGGGCTCAGGGTTCAGAAGCGCCATGTAGCAATCCGCGATTTTATTCCAGCCATCTTTCCCGCTTATTCCGCCCCGTACTAGATTCATGTGCTCTTGTTCGTATTTCGAGTAATACATTTTTTGGGAAGCCACGGTGCGAGCAAGTATCCGGCAAGATTCTTTATCGATCTCGTGTTCACCCACGATTTCTTTGCAGTTAATTTTCCGGAAGAGCATTTCGAACCCGTGCTTCCAGCCGTACATGTCTTCGGGTCTCATATACATCTGGTATGTCACGGTTCCCAGATATGTTATTTTGTATGTGCCGTCATCATTGCGCTTGATCATTTCGCACTTTTCGAGCCGGTTCATTACCATTTCGGCGTGGTATTCCTGGAGCGGCGCCGTCTGGAGTGCCGCGAAACTTCGCTTGTGCCATGAGATTAAATCGAATGTGTCTTTAATACGGCCGTGATGGATTTCAGCGAGGACATGGAAGGCGAGAACATCCGCATCTATCATCTGCGACATAATGGGTTCTCCCGAAAGGATTCTATCGAAATCTTCGGTAAAGAAACAGTTTGGGATAAAATAGAAGACTTTGCCCTCTTTATCGTATTGGGGTCTCCCTGCGCGGCCGGCTTCTTGGTTCAGGGTTGCAGTGGATACCTTTTTCCCAATTCCCATTCGGGTTGAAGTTACAATAACGATCTTGGCCGGCGTATTTACCCCCCATGCCAGAGCGTTCGTTGCAATCAAAGTGTTGAACTCGCGAGCGTTATATCTGGCATGTAAAGAGTTTCTTTCCGTCTTCGAGAGATCCGCGGAGAAGAAAAAATTTTTATTCCCGGCGCCGGATAGATGCGCGCTCAACTTCTTCCCGAACGCCTTCGAAGTAACGAATATGAGATAACACGCCTCCGGGTTCTGGGCCATTACATAATCAACCATTTCAGTGATCTGCTGTTCCACTTCCGCCGTCTTCCTCGATACGGGCAGGTATTCGCAGAAATGTTTTTCAAGCGGGATAGGTCTGAATTTGGACACTATCATCTCAGTTTTGCGCCCCGTTAGCACAGACAACCATTTCGCGAAGTCGCTGACATTGGGCAGGGTAGCCGAGAGCGCCACGATCCTGACCATCGGATTAATTTCAGTAAGAAGCATTATAAGGGCTTCCAGCTTATCCCCGCGCTCTTCTTCCGCTATCAAATGGGCTTCGTCTATCACGATAACCCCGACCCTGAGGAGCCACTGGCTCGCGGGATTCGTGGGCGAATACAATCGGGTTACGCTGTTCAGCATTTCGGATGTCATAACGATCATATCCGAATTTGCGATCTCGTTCATTTTGGCTTCTGTCTTTTGGAAATCTCCTGTAAGGATTGCCACTTTCCTGCCCATTCTCGTATAGTCGTGTTCCTTGTCCGTCCATTCCATCAGTTTTTCGTTTGACAGAGCTTTAAGTGGGCTCAAATAGATTCCCTTGTACCCGAAATGGTTGGCGTGTGCAATCGCGGCTTCGGCAACATAGGTTTTGCCCGAGGATGTGGGCGAACATACGACGAGATGGTTCACGTTATCGCTGGCGATATGCGGCATTACCATCGACTGCATTGAGTTAAAGAACTCATAAGGGAATCTCATGTAAGGGAAAGAATCCATCCTTACGAGTTCGACTTCCGCGTCCTGGGTTGTATCGTCTACACAAATTCTTTCCGTGTATAGGTTTCTCTTATCGAGCCCTGAACTCGCGACTTGATCCTCTATAGTTTCAATTTTCTTTTTCTTCTTGGGTCTTCCCGCCATGTTATACCTCACTCATTGTTTTCATTTTTTGTTTAATACCCGGGGTCATAATGGATTCTGGGATCTCCCGTCCCAGAATTAAAGCGGATACATTCTGTTTATCCACCCATTCGAGCAGATCCATTCCGATATCGAGCGGAATTTTTTCAAAATTATCGCAGACATAAAAGCCGTATCCGCTTTCTTCTGCGAAAATAGAGTTTGAAATTATGCCTGATATCATTCGGGTCGTGTCACTGCAAAGTAAATAATGAACCCGATTGATAAATAGCCCTGAGTCTTCTTGGGTTATTCTTATTCCGTATCGATTTGATACTGCGTTTATTTTATCGAGTAATTGGGAAGGGTGTTTATGCGATATTATAAGAGACTTGCCGATTGTGTCCAGAATACTTATCAGATTCTCGTAGTGTAAAAGGTATCTTTGATACGACTCGAGTTCTCGGAGTTTAGAGTCTCTTTCCGCCTGGGCCCCCATAATCCGATTGAAATCATCAAGTTTAAGATTTGCCGAGTCGAGTTGTCTTTGGAGTTCGGAGTTATGTTTTTTTATTTCAATGTTCTTGATTTTAACGGCTTCAACTTCGGATTCGAATGTTTCCACGAGTCCTTTTAGTTTCTGGGTGTATTCGTCTATGTTTTTATTGATCTCGTTCTGCCAGCCCTGCCGGGATTCTTCTTCTTTTATTTCGAGGTCTTTTAATTTGGCCTCTGCGTCTTCGACTGCTTTTTGGTGCAGGTCAATGATTTCCACGAATTGAGTTTTGCACCCACAAGAAATATCAGCGTGTATCGGGCACTTGTCATCGCTATATTCTTGGAGATCCAGTATTCGTTGCGTATTATCCCTAACGTCACTTTTCCATTTCGATATGTAGTTGGCATATTTAGCATTGTAGGTTTGGTTCTTCAGATGATCAATCTGCGATCGAATGTCAACGATATCATTCGTATTCGCGGTTACTGGGATCTCGTTCCGCATCGAGTGGGTGAGTTGAAGTATTTCGATTTGAATCGTCTCGATGTCGGCCTTGGTAACATCTTCTGCCATTATCCCTTTGAGGTTCTTGGAATTAAACTGAACCACTTCAGCTTTGCGTTTATAATCTCTGATTTCTTGGGAGAATTTACTTCTATACTCTTTTATATTGAGAAGATTTACGCCCTCGAGATCCGCCATGTATTCGGGGTCTATTTCGAATTTACTCAGGTCTATTCCATCCCCGCCGGCATAGAAGTATTTAATAAGCTCGCCCTGTGTTTCGGGGTTACAGTGAAACAGATCTTCGTGGGTAAGGCATTGCATTATCAGGTTGGATATGCCTTGGTTATCGAGGCAATTCGAGAATGTATTGTGTCGGGTGAACTGGGTCGCGATTTCATTCACGGAAACGAAGTTTGGGGATATCCGCCTTTCTATCCCGTATGATTTTCCGAATTTATCGAGCCCGATAATACATTTGGGCGCTGGTTTATCCACCTTTACATTGGCAAGCAATTCGGGAGCAATCCCGCCGGGAGTGCCGCCAGTGAGAGCGAAGCGGATTGCGTTCTTGAGATGCGACAATCCGACTTCACTCGCCCCGGTGAAGACATTGGCGCCTGTTCCCAACGAGGCGCCGAATGTTTCGATGTTGAATATATGCTGGAAATAGAACGATTTAATCATGTAATTTTATCTGCAAGTCGCCGGGAGCCATTTTGAAGATTGCGTCTTCCGAGAACTTGTCGAGCCAGATTACATAAACATCGTGATCCCCCGGCGCCAGGACGGGGTTAATTACTTGGAGGCCACGGTGCGCCATATTCGTAGATACGAGTTTTCTTTTCTTGACTTCGTATCCGACAAGCGGGATTGCTGTGATCTTGCCGCGGGTCAGTTCAATAGGGATTCCGATCTGAACTAAATCACAAGCGTAGATATTGGAGGGTAATTCGATTTTCGCCGGGGTCAAATTGGTGTCGGCAACATAGGGTTTCGAGATCATTGCGGGTTTGGATACCGTTTCAGTGTTTAAATCGAACGGGCTTACTTCGGGTTTTCTGATTCCGGTTTCCGGGGTTACTGGGTATGTCGGGTTCTCTTTGGGGGTCACGCTGGGTACTCTGGGTGCCATAATCGTCACATCCTTAAAACATGAAATCTTCGAAACTCGCGGGTTTCGTTTCAACTTTGGTTTCGACAGGCTGAACCGGCGCCGTGTCGTGTATAAAACTAACGGGTTCCGGGGTGGTTTCAGGGATAGAGAGTTGACCCGGATCTATAACGGGCTTCTCTACCTCTACTGTCTGGGTTATTATTGTTTTATCCGTGGGGCGAATTATCGGGCGTCTTGCCGAAGTCGAAAGTTCGAATGCAGATTTCATTTTATCGAGCATCTTGCAATTCAAGCAAGCGTCTTTGAATCCGCAGTAATTGTGAGCCATTTCGTCAACGGCGGGGTAATACGCAGCCGAGTTCATACCTTCGATCGTTAAGTTCATATCTACGAGCGCCTTGTTGATATCGTCGGGGGTAACGATCCTCGGGAATGCCTTGAGTTCGATTTTCTTGGTCTTCATCAGGGCTTCGAATTGGGTGAGCCCCGTGTATTTAAGACCCTGTTCTTTAAAGATCCTTTGCATTCCGTAAGCGTATATCGGGAGTTGCATCGCAGTCCTGACTTTGGTATCCGAATACGACTTGGAAGCCGTCTTGTGGTCGATTATTATGATGTTCCCGCCACGATCGAAGGCCACGAGATCGAGCCACATCTGGATCACAAAGTCCGTTCTCGGTTTATTAGTGAATGGGTTATGGATCATTGTCTCCACCCCGATTTCAACGCAAGGCACGAGCTCGCCTTTCCCGTTGCGGATCTTCACGACATCGTACTGGTTCTTGAGGAACCACGCCACGGTAACAGGAACGCTGTTCTGGAGATAGGCGTGGGATATCTCGAAGTCTTCGGGGCATAAGTCATGGCCTTCATACTCGGAAGCGAACGCCTCTTCCATCTTCGGCATTGCGAACTTGATAAGTTCCTCGGCGGAAGTATTTTTGTATATTGCCCTACCTTGGGACGCTTCGAGCCGATACAGGGCTTCGCATACGGCGTGGTGTACGTTTCCCATGTGCATGGCTTCGCTCCAGGGCTGCGGAAGTTTCAGGACGTTCTGGAAGTAATACTTGAGTGAGCACGATTGGAAGGCTTCGCACTGCGATATTGATTTATGCGGGAGTTTGCCTTCCGGCCATTCCGCCTTATCGGGACGCATGATGTTCGTCCAATCCCTGCCCGCTTTCTTCCTTGCGGGCTGGGCGCCGGGGGTAAAAGTCACGGGGGTAACGGTCATGGCTTCGCAAGTCGGCTGTTTTATTTCGATTCCGGTTGTGGCTTCAATCACCGTCTTGAATATTTCCGGGGTAAGCGCCTGAGCAATTTCTACTTTCTGCGCCAAAGCGGGTTCAGGGCCTTTGTTGGCTCCCGGCTTATTCACAAAGGCATTGGCGATCTCTCCTGCGACGGCCGCGGGAGGCACCAGGGATTGAACCGAGGTAAGGGGAAGTTTCGGAAGCGCGAACCCATTTCGCATTGCGGATTCTGCGATACTCCAAAGGGTAATCCCGCCGTCTTTGCCTTCCGATTTTTCGATTGTATTACAAGGATCGCAGAGAAATATACTTCTTCCGTAGATTTTTGATAGAGCCGGCTGAATTGTTGTTGGGAAACTGTTTGCCCCGCATTTGTCACATGACATTTAAAATCCTCCTAAGATTTTACTATATCCGTTATTTTTCTGATACTTGTCAGGGTGAATCCTTTCTCTGATTTCTGCCGTTTCTCGTTGTAATAGATATTGGTTTTACACTTGAACAACATCTTTTCCTTGGTGTTCAGGAATCCCGCATAACGCTCCGAGGTATTGTCGAACATTGTAATCCCGACATAGGACTTGGCGTACTTGAGTTTTATCCGGAACATCGTCTTACCCGACTTCGTAATGTTCGTATTTATTTCCTCGATGCTTCCGAAAAACTCACACACCTCTTGGTCTTGTAAAGATCCGATTTGCCGCCAGCCCGTTATCGTTTTTGCATTGATATAGGGTTTATATTCGTAGTCGGGGTCTGAGAACGAGTATCCGAGCAAAGCCTCTTCCTGTGCGATCTTGTCCTCGATTGTGTAATCCTCGACCCGGATTGGGTTCGCAAGAATCTGTTGAAGTGTTATCTCCGGGGCTTCCGGGGCCTTGCCCCTCGGGTTCTTGCCGGACTCCGCAGCCTTTGCAACCTTCTCGGCGTATTCGGATGCTTTGATTTTGTAATCGTCCCATTTCTTTTTCATCGTCTTATATAGGGATATTGTATCATAAACTTGTTTACGATTCAAGTTATTCCATCCGTCGTAAACCCCGGCGTGAATGAGTGAAGTCAGCATTTTCTTATTCGCAGTTTCGAGAAGCGCCTTGACTGGGTCTATTTCAAATTTCGTCAGAAAAACTTTGGATACATATTTAATATTGAATATTCCAAAACTTATTTGTCGATTCCTGAGCATTGCGAAATCGCCCTTGCTGTGCGAGAAATGAGGAGAGAATACTTTGAGTCCGAGATAAAGACATTCCCAGATATAATCGGGCACCTTCTTGTCTTCCTGTTGTAACGCCGCCGTCATGAACTCGGTTATATAGTGTGTCTTGAGCCATGCCGTGCGCATCGTCTGGACACTATACCCTACGGCGTGAGACTTATTGAAAAGATACGAGCATTCCGAGAAATACATCCCCCAGATCTTATGTGCTATCTCTTGCATCTGGGCTGCATCCGCGCCGCTTGTACTGGTCCGGAATGCGGGATGGATGTGTTCTGCCGTAGTATTCGCAACGTATCCATTTATAAACTTTTCCTTCATCTCAGGGAGTTTATCGAGTTTCTTCTTGGACACAATTTTCCGGAGATTATCGGCTTGCTTGAGATCGAAGCCCGCCAAGATCTTGCAGATATTTAACTGCTGTTCCTGATACACGAGAACACAGCTCGTATCTTTTAGGATATCGTAGAGCCTCATGTCAGGAAGTTCGATCTGCTCTCTGTTCTTATTTCTGTTCTGCATATAGTCCCCGAGGAAGTTCTTGGCGCCGGGGCGTCCCAATGCGGTCAGGGCGCAGACATCGTTGAAATTGTTTACCCCGTATGTCTTGGCGTAGCCTTGCAATTCGGTCCCGACATTGAACTGGAAGATTCCAGCAGTTAAACCTCGTGATATGAGTTCATAAGTCCCGGGATCATCGAGAGGGATTTTCGATACATCGATGCTGATCCCATGAAACTTTTTGATCAGTTTTACCGTTTCGTCGATGATATCGAGCACCTTAACCCCGAGGATATCGAGTTTCAGGAACCCGAGATCTTCGAGCATTGTCTTATCCCATGCCGCCGCCGGCACCCTCGTCTTGCTCGCCTTGTCTGTGATTGTAATTACGGGACACAGGGAGGCCAAGGGATCGTTTGTTATAACCATCCCGGAAGCATGGGTGCCGAGGCATTTAACCCCGTCGATGAGAGCGTAGCAGTCCCGTTCTATGTTTGCATACAGGGGCGCCATTTCAACCCTGTCCTTGATCTTTGCGAGGAGTTGGGATAATTCGGCATCGTCTTCATCGTCATCGTCTTCCACGAATTTGAACTCACCCACGATTTCATTGACCATATCGTAGGGATATTCGTAATATGAGAGAACACTACGCAGGGTTGATTTTGGTTTGAAGTAATTGAAGTTGACGATATGGGCAACGTGTTCGTCTCCGTATTTTTTTGAAAGGTATTCGCATACGAGATGGCGTTTCGAAGTGTTGATGTCGAGATCTATATCAGGCATCTGACCCTTGCGACCCGCATTATAGAACCTTTCCCAGAGAAGCCCGAACTCGAGAGAATCGACTTGATGGATTCCGAGTAAGTATGTTACGATCGACCCCGCCGCACTACCTCTGCCTGGTCCAACTGATATGCCGTTGTTCTCACAATACTTAATTACATCGTAAACCACAAGGAAATAGTCCACAATGCCAGCCTCTCGGATTTCGCATAACTCCTTGTTGATTCTCTCGATATATTCAGCTTCGTTTGACTTGAGGTGTATTTCGTGTTTATAATAGCCTTGATACACGAGATAGCGAAGGTAATGGAATCCCCATTCAGGATCGTCCATAGCTCGTTTTACATCGTATTGTGTCTGACCGGCGAGGAATTTCAGGAACATTTGGTCTTGTTTATTTATGTCGAATATTTTATTGAGCCGTTTCGAGTCAGGTTCGATACTGAATTCCTCGATTTGTGAAACTATTTTCTCGTTATTCGATATGGCCTCTTCGAGATGGATCATATGGGAGGTATCGCATTCGTCCTCGGGGAGCCTGAAGTTTTTATGATGCGTGTCCCAGGCCGCATAGACTTCGGCTTGGGTCATTACATAAAACTCGGGGCGTCCAAAACTCATGCGATACTTTGACTTCGCAATCTCATGTTTTTTCTTGGCACGATTCACAGCGTTGTCTTTAGGGGTTTCTTCGGAAGGTTCTGTCAATTTAAACGGGGAGGGTTCGAACATGTCATCATCGCCTGTGTCTTCTTTGGTGTCTTCAGCGTCATTGGCTTCCGCGACTTCGAGGACTCCATTTTCAACCTGTTCGCTCTTTGTGGGCCATGATATCTTGGCTCTTGTATTGATCCCAAGTAGGGTCTCATGGCTCATGGCGTGTTCTTTATTCAGGTAATGAGCATCCAGCCCGAGCATTATCGGGATGTCATGCCTCCGGGACATATTAAGGAGTTGCACATTCGCGGAGATTTGTTCGCTAAGGCTATTGGGTTGCACTTCTATATAAAAGTCGGCACCGAAGATATTCTTCAACGATATCGCGTTGTATGTCGATATCGAGATATCCGTGTTCAGGTACTTCGCAATCGGGCCGGCGATACATGCCGAGGTGCAGATTAAGCCTTCGTGGTATTTCGAGAGGAGATCGAGGGTGACATTCGGGGTCTTATAGAAGTTCGGGGCTTGCCAGCTCAACTCCGAGAGTTTGAGGAGGTTCTGCCAGCCCGTGATGTTCTTGGCGAGCAACACGAGATGGCAGCGCTCCACAACTCTGTCTTCATTGGCTAAAGGGGACGCCATGTAAAATTCGCAGCCCAGAACACCTTTAACCCCGGCTTTCTTGCAGGCCCGGTAGAACTCCAGAGTCCCAGACATCGTGCCGTGATCCGTCAGGGATATAGCGGTGTAGCCGTATTTCTTGGCGGTGGCTACGAGTTCCGAAATCTTTATAAGTCCATCCAGTTTCGAGAAGTCCGAGTGAATATGGTGTAATAGGCTTACGGGTTCTTGCATGGCGCCTTCCTTTCTTATTTCATGTAATCGGGGGTTCCGTTATTGGGATACTGGACTCCCGGGGTCTGCGGGGGAGCCGCTTGAGTAGGAACCTGATTCGGATTAACCGGGGGCTGTGCCGGTGGGACATACTGTTGCGGAGGATATGTCGCCTGAGCCGGAGGGATTTGAGCCGCGGGCTGCTGCTGTGGCGGATACGTCCCCTGAGGTGCCATCTGAGGCGGCGCCTGCTGAGGAGGGAACTGCTGGGGAGCTGCCGGTTGATATTGCTGGGGCTGATACACGGGCGGGGCCGGGGTGTATGTCTGCTGATTGTAGGGGTTCGGAGGCTGCTGGGGATACCCGCCCTGTTGCTGGTACTGCGGAGGTCCGCCCTGGGTCTGTGCGTTCTGGTACTGCTGTGCTTTCTGTTTTTTCTCTTCCTGACGCTGGTAGTAAGTGCTTCCCGGGGCGATGTAATTGGTGGGATTCCCCTGTGCGTCTTTCTGGTTGAAGATTGCGACTACGCCCTGGGTGATGTGCGCCGCGAGCTGTTTGTTGAAGACGGATGCCTGTGTCTTATACATTGTTCTGGGCGGGTTGTCTCTCGACTGGAATTTGTCCGACGGCCAATTAATATAGAAACTCATGTCTCCCGACTGTCTCTGGGCGAGCATACACTCGAATCCCACGGCGTCATCGAGTTCGAGGGTGAAAAAGTTGGTAGCCTTGCCTGTGTTCTGGTTCCTGTGGATCCTCCATACTACTGCTGAGATATTCATGGTAGCCTCCTGTATTTATTATAATCCGGGGATATGTAGGTTACATTGAGATCGCATATTGATGTGGTTTTTTCGCTGGAATAACATTGAATCGGTGGAGCCTCTGCATACGCGGCTTTAAGCGAAAGGTCAAACGTATCGAGATTTTGTTTGGATAGAAATTGGGTTCTTATTTTAATTAATTCGATGTTATCGCTCCTTCTGTGGCGGACGCCATTCGGTTTGTTGGAAGAAACATTTCATCTTATCCAGCATTAAGTATATTCCGGAAAACGCTCCCGGGCCCTGTCTGTTTTTTGCCATCATAAACTCGACGTATGAACTCGCAAGGTAGTTCCCGCTCCATTCCGGGTCATAGTGAAGGAACATTACCTTGTCACTATTACACTCGATCGCGGAGCCTCCCTTCAAGTCCGAGAGTAAAGGTTTACGTTTAACCACGACATCTTTATACATTTTGATATCGTCTTTCCTGTGGAACTGCGCTACCAGAATTATCAAAACATTCAAAGACATCGCGAGCCGTTTCAGGTCTCGGGTTATTTCCTCAACTTCCTTAACACTCGCCGGGTCTTTCATTGCGAGTTGGAGATAGTCGATAAGGAATAGGTTTACTCCCTGCTTCGCCATGAGCCGGATCTTATGTGTGATCGAGCGGATATCGAACTCGTCATCGATTATAATCACCCTCTGGGATTCTATGTAGTTGAGGGCGATCCTTGCCTCCGCCATCTGGGCCGGGGACAATGTTTTCTCGACGAGATCGACGCTTCGAACCGTCTGGGTGAAGGGCGGGATCAATCGATTCAGGGTATCCATCAAAGGCATTTCAAGGCAGAACATTGCGGCCGAGGCACCATTCGCAATCACCATATTCATGATGATTTGATACGCAAGCATTGTCTTTCCAACACTCGTTTCCGCGGCGATAACCATCAACTGACTCGGCTTTATCCCGCCTGTCATTTGGCGATCCAGAAGGGGTAGCCCTGTTCCCCAGCCCGGAGTCTTATCGGCTTGATAGAGTTCGAATTCCTTGATATACCTTTGCTTATTCATGAGTTTCTGATTAACCCGTCCGATTTGTGTTATTTGGTTCGCTTTGTTTATTATGTCTTCGCTTTCGAGAAGCGTTTTCGATTTAGAGAGAAGCCTTGGAAGTATCTCACGGGTATATCTCAGTTTATATGACACCGTGAGATTGTCCATAATCTTGAAGATGTCTTCCTTTGAACTGTACCGGGTCTGTAACGACATACATAGGGTCGGGTCTGCTATCGTGTCTTGGATTGTTGCCAGGGTTATCGGGCGGTTCTCCATCACGAAACTTTTCAGGAGCCGGCCCACACATGAACTCGAAATAAGTTCTTCTGTTATTTGCTCACGGACCACCTCCGACATATCGGGATGTTCCGCGAGCATTAACAGGAGATCCACCTCGTTCTGTAATATGGGATCAGCCTCCAGAATCCCGAAGCTATTGCTGGCAGCATTCTGATTGAGGCTCATAAGTTCGCTCCTTAGAATTTCTTGGCGTAGGGATCATTGGGCATTCCCGCACCGGGGATTCCATTGGCAACGGGTGCCGGCTTCGCTGTATTCGATAGCGCCATTTCGAGTCTGACGAGAAGAGTTTCGACTTCCGCGTTCGTGCTTGCCTTAATCGAAAGGTTCGGATTACCCGTGACTTCGAGGCATTTATTGCGGAATGCCATAGCCGCAGATGAGTTTACTTTTTCATCGTTTACCGGAGAAGATGGGAAAAATCTTTCTTTTATTTCAACGATCTTGCCCATGAGGTAATCCCTTGTGGGGTCTCCCGTCTGGGAAGCCGACGGGGGCGTCTGGGCCTGTGGCTGTACTGTCGGCGCCGGGGCCGTCTGTGCCGGGGTAATGTAGGGATTAACGGGAGCCTGCACTGTTTCCGCAGGGATCTCCATCTGGGTCTGTCCTGACTGTACGGTATCGACGGGTTCATATCCGGGATACTGTGCCTGTTGCTCCGCGCCGGTTATCTGTTGCTGATTTTGCATTGCGGGGAGGTCTCTGAATTTTTCTTCCGCGAGTTCCTTGGCTTTATTGGCCTCATACCATGCCTCGGACTCGTCGTAAGTCCCAGCGAAGAGACTCTGATAGTACATACGAATGCACTGGGCTTCCGCGACTTTGCATATCATTGTTATGGGTTTGCCGGCCCATGTTTCGGTGAGAACTCTCTGGCCCGTGGGCTGTCCATTCGCCCAGACTTCCTTTGTCTGTGCGTATTCTTCCATATAAACGATATGGGTGCGGTGCCTTTCCTTGCCCTGTGAATCAGTGCATATAAGGCAGCAGTACGCACCGATAAGCCCGCCGCGTTCCTTGAAATTATGGTTATGTTTTAGGATCTTCTGGTCGGGGCCTATTTCGAGATCATCATTCGTGAATATGGGCTTCACGATGTGATCAATGTAATTGGGCTGTTCCTGAAGTTTCCTGCGATAGAAATCGCGGCCGAGAAATATCGAAGCCGGTTTGGATTTATTGTATTTTACCGCCCATATCTCTCTCAGGAATGGATTAGCGCCTAACGCTCTTCCCATCCCAAGGAACACTGTGAATTCGTTTACGGTGAGATCGGGACCGAAGATTGTCTTGAGTTCCTGCTCCGGCATTGACCACGCCTTGACAGCGCTCTCGTATGCCATATTAACGATCGTGAGTTGTTTGTTTTCCCTTTTTTCTGACATATTTCCTCCCATATTTTAATATTTCTGTAATATTTCTTCTATTTTTTTCGAGAAATCCGCGTTCACGTTAAATTTGAGGTTTTTGACGAAGATCTTCGAATCCCCCGTTACTTCGCAGACCGCCCAAATGAAACTGTTTATTTTGGAAATTATTTCCGTAAGGGCGGTTTTGGCAGCTTCCCAGGTTTGATGTTCAAATTTGACAAACTGTCGGGACGCGGTCCAACTTCAACCGATGTTGTCGTATAGTATGTTTCCTTGCCGTTAATTACGTCCATTCCGATCTCGACGTTTTTAACTTTAACGGCGCACACCAAAAGATCCATATTGCCTCCTATGCTTTTATAACTGCGATTGGTTTAAGTTCGGTTACGATTTCAACGAGGTCTTTCTGGTTTTCCATTACTTCGTCTATGTCCTTGTAAGCCCCCGCGGCCTCGTCAAGATCTTTTGCCGAACGAATACTGTGAACGATTCCTTGCGAATTCATTCGATCTATTTCATCCTGAAGATTAAGGCTTTGCTGCGCTACCTTGCGGCCCATCTTACGGCCGGCGCCGTGAGAACACGACTTGAATGAGTCGGGGTTGCCGAGCCCTCTCACTATATATGATTTTGTGCCTTGGCTTCCCGGGATTATCCCAAGTTGGCCTTCATATGCTCTCGTGGCTCCCTTGCGATGTACAATTACATTGACGCCGAAGTGGTTCTCGATGTCGGCATAGTTATGAGCGATGTCAAATATCGGATTTTCATATACGATAGGAAGAAATTCGCATTCAGGGAACATATTTTTTATTATTGCCATAATGGAAGATAACATTACTTCCCTGTTTGCTTTCGCGAACGTGCCGCACATTTGTTGTTCTTTAAAATACTGAAGTCCAATCTCCGATTCGAGAGGAAGAAATGCAAGATCTACCTCTTTAGGGACCGAAGAGAACCATCTCCAGTTTTCGTTTTTTGCTCTTTCATTGTAATGGTCTGCTACCTTTTTTCCAATATTGCGGGAACCGGAGTGAATCATGACCCATATAAACCCTTCCGGGTCTTTTTGGATTTCTATAAAGTGATTTCCTCCGCCGAGCGTGCCTATCTGGTGAGTTGCCGAATTGTATTCCTGATAGAAAATAGGATATTTATCTTTATTTATTGAATCCTTTGGCCCGCAATAAAATTCCATTTCGGATATTTTTGCTTCGCTGTGATGGTTATGTCCGAGAGGGATAGCTTTTCGGATAAAGCCCATGAGTTCCTTAATTTGCTCAATCGAAGTTGTTTCTGTTTTAAGGCTTGTTTTGATACAGGCTACGCCACAAGAAATATCTACTCCGACAGCGTTTGGGATTATTATACCTTTGGTTGCAAGCACGCCACCTATGGGCATCCCATAACCCTGATGGGAATCAGGCATAAGGGCGATATGTTTAAAAACAAAAGGAAGATCTGCTAGATTATATGCCTGATTCAATGCGCCCTCTTCAATATTCGACACCCATATCTTTATGGGAGTTTTATGGCCCGTATCGACTCCTATCATATTTCCTCCTCAGTAAATGTGTACTTTAAGTATTTCCCCGGGGCTTTTCTTTAGGATGATCGGCCCCTTCGCAATCGAGATTACATAGCCCGTCCTGAGAGTATAGTAGTTCTCGGGGGTTATGATTAAACCCGTGCCTTCATAACAGAAAGCTTTCGTCGCGCCCTCGATGTAAAACCGTTCGGTCTCGATGGCTTGATTTGTTATGATCTCGACATGCACATCCGACTCGTCTATGTAGCCGGCCGTGCTGTATTTCATGTAGCACTTACGGCATATAAGATAAGGCTGGTCTTTGCGATACTCGAGATCGTAATCGTTAACATTGCGGCTTTGCAAGCAGTTATGACACTGTAGTTTAACGCTACGGAGTGGGTTGTTTATATAGACCCCGGGAGAAAGCTCGCGCTGGACAAGACTATGTTTCATCTTGACTATTTCCTTTCCCCTGAAAATGATTTGGCTAAGTTACAAGCGAATGACAATGCGAAAATAATCGCAAATTCAATGAGTTGCATGTTCCCCTCCCTTATACCCTCGATAATATTATATCTACAATCGCCTCGGGTGTCAAGACATTTCCTTTTCTTTTTATTGACACCTTAAAAGGCGCGCCAATGCTGCCGAATATCGCGGATAAATTGATCCCGGGGTCGTTGCATGTAACTTTGATTGCCCCGTTGCTTTCTATTACCAAGAAACGAGATTGCTTCCTCAAATAATCCGCGATATACGATATATCACAGATATCGACGAATGCCGAGTTTACGATCGGCACCCCCTTATAGCACCTCCTTTCCTTTATCATTCTCTGGTTCGCCGGTAGAATCGTCTTATCGTACTTCTCGATAGACTTCTTGAAATTAGAGCATTGATTCCACCAGGTTTCCTTTTTGCTCACGCTTTCATAGAGATCCCAGATGAGCCTGTAATGCCTGTTCGCGGATACCGCCTTGTGCCATTTCAAAGCCTCGGGGTTCCGAATGAAGTCGGCTGTGTCGCAGGCTTGGGCAACCCCACAGATAGTAAAGAGTCCGTCCAGGCTCATTTTGTTTTCGCATAACGCTATCAGGGTCGATATGAACCCATCTACATCATTCGAATACGCGATCGTTACGCTTTGCCTCGGTCTGATTTGGATTTGGCTCACGAGGCTCGAACACGCAAGCGATTCTCGAATGTGTAGAAACTTGTGTTTCTCAAGGGTCTCGGATTTCCAAGCGTAAGTGTGATGATCGATCCATTCCACGATCCTTCCCTGTAGCCCCGGGGACTCCAAGATCTCCTCGGTGTTACAGTAATACTCGAAATGCGGGCCGATGTCATAAATGTAAATGGCATCCGCCCCAGAGTTCAGTAATGCCTTTAAGTTCCCGCCGGAAACAGGCATTAACTCGACATTGCGAAGCGGCGGCTCCCAGTTATTTTTCACGATTCACCCGTTTCTTTTCCTTGCCCTTTCTAATCGCCTTCAAGACAAGGATCATTTTCTTCTCCTCAGCCGCGTTTGCCAAATGTTGTCGCATAACTTTCCTGTGGTATTTCTCGAACTCGATGATGAGATGGGGATCCACCGATTTGAATTGCTTCACTATTTTACCAGCACCCCAGGGTAGTTTTGACATAGTTTGCCTCCTTAAATTTTAATAAGATTTTTAACTAAGTCCTTTCCCTCTGCCTCTGAAGTTCCTCCGCTGCTACATACACAGTTGGGGTTCGGACATGTGAAATAAGTTACTAAATCGAGATCGATCTGAGATAGATGGGACATTCCGGGAAGATGTTCCACTAAAATCTCCCTGCCGCACCCTGAACACCTTCCAAGTATTTTATTAGCGTCTTTTTTTGTAAACACCAGATTCATTTTCCACCTCAATATCTTTTGAATTTATCCCTTAATTGTTTAAATGCGTCCTCGTCAATTATCAGGGTCTCAGAGTCCATTTTGCATTCTTTAATCCCCCTGAAATTCGAAGCATGGTTCCCAATGGATACCCATGAAGTCGAGGATCCACATGTTTCGAGGTTCTTACGCTCAAGTCGCTGAAGCCGGCGATTGTAGTTATCATAGGATATTTCTTTAAGCCTCATCCTCCACCTCCGCCTTAATTATATTCACTTTGATATTCCCGACCCTCGACTTCTCGTCGATTTTAGTGACCCACTTGGCCCATGCCATTGCTTGTTTGTATCGGGTGAAGACTTTCACTTTATAGAGGTCCCCGTTGAGTAAAGTCAAGATTGCGAGATACATTAATGGCTCCTTTTGACTCGTGAAATACTTTTCAATTTTCGTCCAGCCGCCCTCGTATTGTTTTATTAATCTTTCGCAAGCTTGAGCGTTTAGTTTATTGACATAGGCATCTGCAAAAACATATTTTCCAAATGTTTTGGAGTTCTTTTTGAACACCGCCCATAGCTTCTTCATTCATTCACCATCTTTTCTACAAGAGTCAGAATGCGTTTCTTCAGGTCTTTTATGTCACCAAGGTTCCTCCATGACCAAAAATGCTCACAAGGCTTTATGTCATCGGGAGGTCGAATCCCAACCAAAACCGATACCCGCTTTTTATCGTTGATATTCGCAGGGTGCGCTACGAAGCCGATTGTATCGGGAATAAATGTGTCCTCTGCGCTTTGAAACCCCGCCACAATATCGGGATATTTTTTTTCGATTTGTTTTATAAATTTATTGAACACTGTAATATCTTTTATTTCGTTCATTGCTCCCTCACTTCCAATACCCCCGTTAGTACGAAACATTTCAAATCACTTGCATGAAACAATTCCATGCCCTTTCTCGCTTGTTCTGTGAGCACCCGCTTGCCTGTCTTGTCAAGGAATTCAAGAGCGAGTTCTTGGGTTGCCGTTATCGTCCAATCGCATACGGTTCCGTCCGTATAATTTGCGATTGCGAGAAAGAATTCGCAGGGCTCATTCATAAGTTCGCCTCCAGTATGGAATCCCATCTTTAAATTCGATTTCGGAATGGGATGTTAAAATGTTTTCGGGAATATTTTCACCTCGCTTTAAAGCATCCGCGACTTGACTTATCCAGCCATCTTGAACCAGAAACGGGTTGAAGTCTGCTTTTAAACTCCAGATCCGTTCGCTAAATTGCTGCCATGTTTCATTCACGCAATCCCATCTCCTCTACTCTTACAATTGCCTCATTTGCCCCTATTGCGCCTTGGGCTGTCAAGATTTCGATCGCCTTCAGTTTATTCGCTTTCCTGACTTCTTCAACCAGATTGCTCAGGCTGCAATCAATGCTTTGAAGCGTCTGGCGATCGCAGTAATCGAGTTGTAGTAAGCCTTGAATTACTTCTTGGTTATGACCCATACTGGCCTCCTACTCTAAAAATAATCTTGGATCCGGTCTAAGAAACCCTGACAAGAAAGGATATCCAATTCTTCTTGTGTTTTCGTCTTTTAGGTTCATTTCTTTTACTGCTTCCAAAATGGAGTCTTGCGCCTCCCATAAAGAAAACCGCAAGCATTTTTTGCATTTAGGCTTAATATCTTGGTTTTTGCAACTAAAACAAAACTTTCGCACGGTCCATTTCATCTTCGCCTCCTAATGTTTCTGTTCTGAATACATTGGCAATTCACTTGGCGTTGTGTTAGCCGGCATCGAGTTAATGTATTTGTCCATGTCTTTGAGTTGTTTATCCGAGCAATGATCGCCCCATTCTTTGACGGGGAATAATTGATGTATCATTGTGTCGATCCACTGGGTAAACATTATATTCACCATTGTGTGATTTATATTTTCTTTAGGCGGGTTGTCGTGGACATCTTCTGGTATTCTGTGAACCCGACAGAACGCGACCCATCTGGGTTGATATTTAGTCATTCTAACCTCCTAATGTTTTGGAAACACAATGTCATGCCTTGCATCCCAGCACATAAAGCACAGGTCGCACTTGCCGGGGCATATCAATGCGTCCTCTGGGATACGAGGGTCTGGATTCTTGTGGTCTAACACCCACGCAAACGGAATCGGCTCGCCATTGTAATACATTTTCGATCTGTCGGGTAGCTCGACTCCGGGCCAGACCGAATATATTAGTTTCATATTACGGGGCAGATGGGCTTTGGCTTTTAAACTTTTAGTTAGTATATCATCTCGCTTTGTGAAGCACAAAAATTTCGTATCAGGGCAGTCGAACGCGGTTATAAGCATACTTCTGAAATAATCCTGAGAGGGTATATCCCCCGAGACATGGAACCTGAAGAATTTAACCGACTTCTCCTTTATGTATTCTTCAATGCCCCCGAAATATTTATCCGGCATGTTCTTCGCCATATCCAGGTTGAATCCCCATGCCGCCCTGACCGTCGGATACAACCTCATGGCCTTGGCGCAGTAGCACCCACCGCCTTGCTTGGCGGGCTTGAAACATGGGACTCCGGGCTTGCATGATTCCCCGGGGGTAAGGCTTACGCTGTAAATAATCCCCTTACCCAATTTGATGTTGCCGTCACTGATCTTGACATAATTTTGTAGGCTCATAGAATGTAGTTCCTCCAATCTATTCCTTTCTTTTCCAGCAACCGTCTTGCGGCTAACGTGGCCTCGTGGTCTTCGTGTGCATTTGCGTTTTCGATTAACTGCTCAATCCGGGTTGGAGGTCTCATTTCTCCGGCTTCGCATTTCTTTCTGTATTCTTCGCGAAGTCTTGCTCTCTTCTCTGTGAGGGCATGGCCTTTTTCGACCATTCTTTTAATCATGATCTCTTTATTACGATCCTGTTTGATGTTTTTGTGCATAGCGCAATCCCCGTAGTCCTGCCGGCTCGCATCGTTAATCGACAGATACCGCTCTTCAGTCATTACTATCATTCTACACCTCACACATAAAGTATTCTTGCCTTAGCCTCGAACCTTAATTCCCAGAAACCGGCACCATTTAAGTAATTATAGAGAGACAGACACAATCTTGCATCCTTTTCATTATGGAAAGCGGCTATTTGAAAATATCCAACTCCATCATAGGATTTAGGGTCGTATATTACCCACATCGCTTTGCGTCCTCCCTTAATATCTTTTCAACAACCGAGAGATTTAATGTAATTGTTTCAGGTAAAAAGCCCCAAGCAATAGAATCGTATCCCAAGGTGTAGAGTTTTTTAGATTTGGTATGGTGGACCACTTCATGCCCTACAATCATCCCGTTTTCTCGCATTGGCTTTTCCCATCGTTCTTTGCTATGGTCTTCGACTGATAGGATATAGCCGTATTTTTTTAAATTCATGGGTGTTACCTCCCGTTCTTCATTTCATAGTAATCCCGCCACATCTGATCCCGTTCCCCCGGAGAGGATTCCCTGCGCCATCTCAACCAGATCTCGTGTTCCCTGTCCTGTTTATACTGTCACCATGTAATCATTCTATTTCCTCCAATTCAAACGCTCCCGAATTATACCCGGTTTCACAGTTGTCGCACCAGTAATCCGTCCATGAGTCCTCGCTGTCACAGTGTTCGAGAATACTTCCGCAGTTGGGGCAAAGCAGTTCGTCCATTACCCCTCAACCTCCTGAAATATGATAACGGCGAGTTTATCGATATTGCCCTGACACGCCTTGCTGATCTTAGCGAGCAATTCGTCTTTCCCGAATCTGTTTTTGATAATTCGAATGCGATCCCCTTTCACGTTTACACTTATTATTAGATTCGCTTTTACTTGCTCGTCAACCGTGAGTTTGTTGTAGACGCTTACGTTCTTGGTAATGATTGACCCCTTCATTTTGCCTCCTCGCGGTTTGAAGTTGTCGCCCCGCTTGCTTTAATTTAATCCTCCGCCTTCATTATTACCCTGACTGCGAGCTGTCCGAGATAATCTGAATCGAATTGGTGTCTTTTCTGCCAGTCAAGGAACCTTTTCGCTTTCTCTTGGCGCCGTTCATTCATTATGTCCCGGAAACATTCATCGCAAACCTCCTCTTCCGTTTTTGCCTTGCGGTTAGTCACTATCATCGTCTTCGCAACCCTCGTCTTGCACTTGAAACAGACAAGCTCTGCGTCGCCATTCGCTGTCATCCTGAATATCGCGTCACTCATATTACCCCCTTTATTTTCCCGTGTATCCCAGCCTTATCGGCATCAGAATATGAACTGTCCCTTTGCAATCCTTGAGGCTGACAACGATCGGACTCGACGCCCCGCCGATTTCAAACAGGATCGCATCTTTCTTGTCGAACCTTGACACGAGTTCCGAGAGATACCTCGGGTTTAGGGTGACGAGGAAAGCGTAATCACTTTGGGTTGTCGCTATGTCGTTCAGCTTCTCAGTGATGATTATTGCGGCTTCCGCGGTTGTCGCATTCCTGGCGCTCAAACTAATCGAATCCGTCCGGCATGTCAGGGTTACGGAGTCAGTGTCTTTCCATATCGGCTTGAGTCCCGCGATCGCTTTTGTAAAAATCTCCTTGTTTGCATAGAACTTGACCTTGGCGGCGTCTTCTTTAGGGATAACTGCATCTATGTTCGGGAATACGCCTTCATTGGCGAATATGTATCGGGTATCCCCGGTCAGTTTGTTACCGAGCATCAGGGTTACATATTTAGCGATCTCGTAGTGTGACTCGGGCTTCTCTGTGACGGGCAGACTGTATCTTTTGATAAAAGAAAAGGCAACGAATTCCGCCTTCGTCTTGAGCGCCTTTATGGAATCGGTAACGCATTCGGGGACCAGAAGGTTTTTGAAACGCTTCAGGAATGGCTCGCTATTCGGCATTGAGTTGATTTCACAGGCAACCTTAGCCACCCCGAGCCGCTTCCCGTCGGTGCAGGCAAGCCTCGCCTCCCCGTGTTCGGATTCGATGTAAAGTTTCTGGTATGTCTGCTTCACTGCGTCCCCAGACCTGGCATACTCGATCTGTTCGACGGCCTTGAGAAAATCGACCGTCTTAATATTTGCGTTATTGAGTTCGCTGACAGTTTTCTTGTCTTCCTTTTTTTCTTCGAAAGGCAGATTCGGGTAATTATCTAGGGTATCCATGTATGGCATCTCCATCGAGAACTGGCCCACCACCGTGAGCATACTACGGGAAGACTGAGTCTTGAGACATATCTCCGGGGTTGTCATTGACTTTACGATGTCAACGATCTTTTTGGGATCCAGCATGATATCGAACGTCGCATCGTCTTCGTCGATATCAAGGCTGCTTATGAAATAGACTTCGAGATTGGTTGTCTGGATCTTGAGTTTGTTTTTGGACTTGTCCTGCCGCCCTCCGAACGTCTCCAGCCTTATGGTGTAAATGGGGGAACTTTTCATCACCGGCAGCACCTTCGCGGCCGCATTCAGAATATTCAGGAAGTCCTTGGTGTTCACGATTGCGCTCTGGATCTCGGAATTTTCCTCGATATGTTTAACTATATGAGGATCCACATCGGTTTGGTTTCCCTCAACGACAGTTACAAGGTCGGGAAGAAGTTCGTCCTTCGATACGTCTTCATACGCATCCTGAATCGCAGTAACGACGTTGTTCTTTTGCTCTTCGCTCATCTTAACGGGGATCTCGGCTACCTTCATTTTAAGATATTCATCAGCGATTGATTTAACCAGAGCAATCGGAGCTGGATCAACAGGATTCGAATTATCTGTTTTTGTCGAATCGTAGGGTATAATAACAGGCTCCGGCAGCTTATCCACTTCACTCGGCCCCGTCAGATTACTCGCCGTCTTGAGTTCTTTCAAGTACGAATTTATGTTTGTCTCTTTTACTTCCATTACGCATCCAACTCCTTTATTTTATCCAGATACTTTACGAAAATGTCACATGCCATGTTCTGAGGGCAATCACAGAAATAGAGTTGTGACTTGCATTTGGGGCAGACCGTGTGATCATCCGCCCTGTCTTGTAAATCGCTCAGGAGTTCCCAAGCGATGAATTCAGATGTCTCTTTAAGTTTCATTGGGAACCTCATTTGGCTCGTCTGCAACGATTTCCCTGCTTGAATATCCTTCCTTTATGCACTTGGCGATATGTTCTCTATCAGCGTCCGACAGATCATCGGATCGAAGATCGTTTGTTAATTTCAATTCCCACCATCCAAAAGTCTTAGCAATTTAGTGCCTCCCGCTTTTTCTTCTGATGTCTTTGTTTATCTTTTCACGAAGTTTGTCTATTATTTTATTTAGTCTCTTTGACAGAGGCGAGTAAGGATTTGTAGTTTTTTCGTATCTATCTCTCGCCAGGTCTAAAAGAATTTGATCGTCGCTCAGGTATTGTTTGTTTATTGTTGCAATATTTGAAGGGCCTTCAAGTTGTTTGATTGTATATCTTTTTGCCATTTTTATCGCCTCCCCTTAATGATTTCGTCTAACTCTGTTCCCGAATAAAAATTATAGCAGTTCTCGCAGATGCCGATGTGGCGATACCAGCGGGTCGCTTCGCCGTGGTCTTCGCTTATGAAACATGTCATTTATTGGCCTCCACAATATGAAGATAGTCCTTGCAGTTATCGCAGATTATGGTGATTGTTCCGCCTAAAGTGGAAACAACGAAATGGGGACACCCGCAATCACACACCCACCTTTGCATTGTTTCGAACCCGGCCCTTTTTAAATCATGCAGTCGGATCAATTACAACCTCCTTCGGCGCATCGATAATATAATCCGCCGCCTTCTGTGCCGCGCCAGCCGCGCTCACAACCATCTTCTTGTCATCTTTCAGAACCTTGAGCCAGTTCTGGATATACGCGGCCGCGTTTTCGATTGCGACCTCACCGAACCCGACTGCATTGCTGATGAAACTCGCGGTCATTTCCGCTACGAGCTCTTCCTTTGAGTACAATTCGCTGCCGAACCCGTTGGACTCGATAATCCCGGCCCTTTTTAAGCGTGTCTGATGCCCCGTGCTGTGGGCCATCTCGTGAAACATTGTGGAGTAGAACTCCTCGATCTTTGGGAACTGCGTGACGGGAACCATCGTAATCGAATCCGATGAAGGCGAGTATGAGCAGCGCCCTCCGTCTGATACCTGAATCTTTTCTTTCGTCAGGTATTTTTCGACTACGCTGTAAGCCGCAGGGATCGGGGCGTGCTCGAACGTCTTTGTCTCAGGGAGTTTAAGCCCTGTGCATTGGCTCGAATTGTAAACGTAGTAGTGCTTCAGCATCGGCACCTTCTCCGTTTTTACAACCCCTTTTTTATCGGTCTTCTCGTAATCCCTGAAGGCATAGAATACGATTAATGTCGGGTGTTTCAAGTCCTGCACCCAGCCCCCGAGTTGTTTGCACTGATTGAGGGTGAGCCAGTAGGGCGTCTTGGCGAATGGACTGAATCCGAGTACGATCGAATTGATTCCTCGGTACGCCTTCTTACTCACAAGATTACTCGGCGCATTACCCCCGATCCAGGGCTTTTTCCACGGGATGTTTCCGGATTCCAGGATTTTGATGATGTTGTCCGTTACCTCGTTGTAAATGCGTTCGCTTGTGTTCATTCTACTCATCTCCTTTATATTTGCCGTATGAGACTAATTTGTTATTCGATACATCGATATTGAACTGGTAGGTGGAATGGAATGAATTGGGTTCGTCGAAGTAACGAAAGAAATTTTCGTCAATTATTATGTCCTTTCGGCCTCCGTGTTGGGTTATCTGATTCCCGAGGTTGAGTTGTGCTAACTCAATTTCGGCCGTGTATTCACTGCCGGCTGTGTGTTGGCCTCCGTGTTGGCTCACCTTATTGACCGTACCGACGAAGGTGCGAACATAATCGTTCTTTTCCTCTTTGTTTATTTCGACAGCGTTGATTAAAGTGTCTTCTACTATTTCGAATTTGAAATATAGAGAGCTCCACGGCATTTCTTTTAAGTTATTATATTGCGCCAGAGAGATCTTGAGCTGATTTTCTTTTCCTCCTATTTTGATTATAAGACCTTCGAGGTCTACCCCCATATAATAGGAGAATCTGCTGTTGCAGTCTGGTCTTATGCTTCCCAGGGAAATGATCTTCCCTGTTGCAAAATAAGTATTGGGATTATAAGGGTTAAGCCCACCTTTATATTTTGCAGGGTGGATTCCCATCTCGATCTCGTTCGTGTCCTCGCTGACCCTTCGGTACATCCAGCGCCCCAGATATTCCGAGTAGGCTTCGAAATCGTATTGCTCGCCCAAGTTCGAGTATTCGTCGTTGATATTGCGACTTACGAACTCGCCGCCGTCTTCTATCAATTTATTGCCGTCGATCGTGGATAAACTGCAATCGCATTCGCAGATGATCCTTTTGTCTTTCATGATTAACATGCAGTCTCCGGCCCTGCCGAAATACTCCATAACATCGTCTTTTTTGAGATCCCAGATATTGCAGTTGATATCGATCGGGATATCTTGCTGGCATGTCTTACATTTCATTTAACATCCCTCCCCGGCAGATTTATAGGGCAGCGCCCCATGTCTTTTAAATCTGTGCAGAGTGCAGCAATCCGTAAGTTTGACAGGTTAATGTTATCGTATCGCGTCTGTTTCAATTTCTTGTATTCATCTGCTTCTTTGTCTATTGCCGCCTTTTCAATTTTAATAAGATTTTCGTATGCTCGAATATTGATCTCGATCTCTTTCGCCTTCTCGGCAGTCCCCAGCATATCCCTCAACAATATCTCGCCGCCTATATTCCAGAGGGCGCATATTTGGGACTTGCCGTCTTTATTGTTAATACTGGGGTGGAAAGTGTAAACGGGCTCGATTACCTGAGAATAGAGTTCGACGCTAATGCGCTTCCCGATCAGTTTTTCGAATTCGGATTGTAGCATATTTACCCCCTTGTGATAAACTCTTCGTAGTCTATACCTTGTTCGTCTTCGTAATGAAAGAATATTCCATAAACGGAGCAAAACACCGTCTCGTTGTCTTTATCGACTTCAACGGTTTCGGAATATTCTCCCCCGTCTTTCTTCCTCCACATTTCGAATACCCCCGAATTTTCATCTGACGGCACTATCGAGAACCCGTTCGAGTGCAACTTTTCGAACACATTATCGTAAGTCGCGGGATCATCGCATCCGCCCCTTTTCGACAGGATGTCTTGAGCCAGAACTTCGTTTGCATAATTGCCTATGGCCTTGGCGCTATCGCCTACGCTTACCATATCTTTAATGTGTTGGAGCGCGTCTGCTAAGTCCGGTCCCGAGTTTTCTTCTGCGATTAGTTTCAGATACTTCTCTTTTATCGCTTCGAGTTGTTCGCCTTCGCCGCCTATGCAGCCCATCGTGTATTCGTATAAATCGTTGAATAGAAATTGTAATTTAGTTTTCATTCTTTCCTCCCCGGATTGCTCATCGTTATCGTTTCGATGGCTTTGTATGTTACCGTCCAGATGGCGCCGCATCGGCAACACTCGACGGTCAGATCTATTGTGTCGCCGGACGCTATCGGCCCCTGCATTGAGTCAAGGTCGGGGTTATGACACGCCTCGTTGGCGCACTCACCGTCCATTATCTCCTTGAATGTTCTCACAAGCGGCCTCCCATTACGAGATCGATCGTATCGAATACCACGGAAGAAAAATCGGTATCGCCTAACTTCTCAAGTTTCCTGTGGGTCTCTGAGGATACGTTGCCGCCGCCCATCATATCAACCGCCATGTGGAATAAAGCCTCGTCTTTTTTATTTACCATTACTACACCACTTCCTTTATTAATATTACCTCGGCGGGCCAGATATCCCAGATCATTCTGTACGGGCCGTAGGCTACGAGCCTGAGTCCCTGTTTCATAATTGGATCGGTCTCAGTGTCGAGTATGACGGGATTCTCGGGGGTCTTCCCGAACTCGTGGATTAAATGTAAGATTCCGCCGTGACTACCATTCACGTTAATATAATCCACCATGTCCTGCCCGCATTGCTTGGTATGTTTGTGGAGTACGATGTATTTCATTTTATAAGTGTCACCGCCTTCACGATAAACTTGTTGAGATCGGATTGTTTTAGAGGATCAAAATATACACCCTCAACCATTACTTTGTGATTCGCTTTTAGGTGGTGCATTACAAAATCGCAGAGTTGAACGCCTTCTGTTAAACAATAAACATTGGACACCTCTTTATTGCTTATGACGAAACAGCATCCCATTACGGTTGTCCACGGACCCATGTCGATATTGCCGATTATTGAGTTCTGCATATCAATACTCCTCGGGCAGCAGCACAGTTGTGTTCTGCGCCACATACGAGATGATCCATATATCTTGGAGATCGCCTTTCTTGGTTGCGATTGCTTTATACACCGACATAATCATGCCGTCTTCATCCTTAATTGCCTGTGCGTTTTGTTCCTTGGAGTCTTCCGAGACATCTCCGAAGTCCCCGGCGAGGTGCCGCATCATAAGCGGCCTTGTCGCGTTGTCATCGAACTGGGATGAGATCCCGATGGTCTGTACGCACTGCCCGGGTTTGAATTTTATACTCATCGCCTTTCTTCCTCCTGTTCTCTCTTCCAGTTGCGAAGGATCTCTGCGCTTCTCTGTTTCTCTTTCCAATCTGTATCGTCTTTGCATGGCCGGCCCCCGAGGAGCAATGGCCAGTCGATCTTGAAGGTGTCGTTTGATTGTTCGCCTAACATAAGGACAACTCGATTATGTCATTGTGTTTCCTGAGCCGCTTCTGACCCGTTACGTCGGTCTGCAAAAGAATGGCGTCTAACGCAGCCTTTGCGCTGGAGAAATTACGAAAGTCTGATCTGATAGGTTCGCCGTTGATGTTCAGGTAAATCCGGGGCGGTCTCTGATCGATATTTAACATGGGCATCCCCTCCTATAAATTTATTCCGTTTTCCTGAAAGAAATGTTGGACTTGCCACCAGAACACGAACTCTCGTATCTTGCGTCCATGCTGGAATACGAAGTATCTGAGTCCATTTGAAACCACGCTCATGTTACGCCTCCTTGATATATGTAATTAAATCACCAACATAAGCCTGCATGTGTTTGATTTGAACCTGATAATTAGTTATGATGGCTCTTGCGCCGGTCTTGGAAAGTTCGTCTTTATTCTCATCTTTGTCGGATTTTGCGTTATGTTTTGTTGAGCAATCATCGCAGACATTGAATACCCCGAACGGAGTATCTAACGCGGCCAGATCGCTGATCCAAAAGGGATAGTTACATATCGCGCATTTACGCACTTCGTCGCATTGGTTCATGCGCTCACCCCCGTCTTAAATTTGTGAACCGCCTCGCACAACAACGAACAGAAATCTGTTGCCGTCTTGATCCCGGCGTGGTTCGAAAAGAACTTGTCCCCGCACTCTTTGCAATTACATTTCATTAAAATCGCCTCCTATTTTATGAATTGAGAATATACTACCCCGGCACATATACCGAGGCAAAAGATAAACAGATCTAAAGGAACATTCATAAACGTACACCCCGCCTTAAAATTACTTTATATCCTCTTTCTTGATGCCGCGCCTTTTGGCCTCGGCCTGACTTATCATCTCGTATTCAGGCTTCAACCCGAGCCTGACGAGATATGTGGGATACACGACCATTACCATTTTCTTCATATTTCCCACTCCCTTGCTTTTGCATATTCAATAATTTTCAGAAGAGATCTTATGTGTTTGTAATACGCCTTGCGAGACAAGGGTTTCCTTGTCTGGTAGTTCTTGGGCAAATGGAATCTGATATAAAGAGCGACGCTTTTGTCTCTCGGGTATTGATCGTCGTATTGGATTACAACTTTCGGAGCCGTACCGAAATGAGTGGGTTCTATTTTTATATTTATTCTTACGGTCTTTGTTAGTTTATATACTAACATGGCTGCATCCATTGCTATTTGTGCGCGCCATTCAATAACCTTCATTGTGTTTATTCGATGATTGTTTCTAAAATCCGATATTGCAATATGAGGCTCGGATAAAGGGCCTCGGGATCGAACACCCAAATCTATTTCTTGTATCATAACGCCTCCTTGTTTAGCGTTTCCTTGATATATATCAGAGCTTCCGTGTTATCATTAAGCGCCCTATCGAGGTCTTGCCTTCTTTGGGCCTTCCACGAGCCATTTTCTTTAACCATCTCGAGAAAAGTGCAACCGTATATCTTGGTATCTAAAAATTTACCAAAACTGAATTCGCACAAAAGTTTTTTCTGTCTATAATATTCAATTATCTGGGTTGACATATAGTTTGATCTTTTGAAAAATTCTTGAAACACCTCTTTTACATCTGAATCTCCAACAGTTTCTTTATCCCAGTTCATAACTGCACCTCCCAAATTAAAAACACACCCGAGGTCTTTTCAGCCCCCGGATGTGTAAGAGAAACATTGTGTATTATATAAATCGCTTGACGCCTTGAACAGCGTCCATAAATATCAATTATATAAAAAAAAATTAGACTTTAATTTTAATCAGTCCTTTCCGCATCTTTATTTTTCAGCGATGCTTTACTTCTCGATTTGGCCCCGGAAAGGGGCGGCGATGTCCATCTCATATTATATATAAATTTTCAATTCGGGTGTTCAAATAAATCCCGTAAGGGCCATCTTTATCACTTTACCTTTCAATTATATAACAAGGATTTATTTTGCCTTGGTACGATCTCCGTCTTATGCTCGGGGACAGCCGGCATAATGCGTGTTGACATGTTTGATCTTGTTTTTCTCCGGGTTGGAGTAACCATATACAAGCCCCGTTTCGAACAGCGCTTTGTCCATCAGGGTCGCCTTCTGATTTCGGTAATCCATGCCTCAGGTGAATGTATTTAGGCGTAGCTGCATACTATCGCCTCCTATTTATTATTTCGCGATCTCGTGGTCACGATTGGGAATTATTGTATCACAATTTCGGTTTGGGCGCAACCTTGACGCGGGCCTCTGTGCGATAATTCGTGTTGCCGTATCTCATATTACTCACCTGCCTTTAATAATTTAATCCCATATCTGAGGATCTTGAGTCTCATTTCTTTTCTTGCATCAGCATAAGCAGCAGCAGCAGCATAAGCAGCATAAGCAGCATAAGCAGCATCAGCAGCATAAGCAGCATAAGCAGCATCAGCAGCAGCAGCATAAGCAGCATAAGCAGCAGCAGCAGCATAAGCAGCATAAGCAGCAGCAGCAGCATAAGCAGCATAAGCAGCAGCAGCAGCAGCCTTGCGGTTTTCGATGGTATCGTTTTTCAATACGGCTTTAGCCGCCTTGATTGCATTTCTTGGAGCCGGATTATTCGGGTATTTTTTCTCGTATATCCCGATAACTTGCTCCGCAGCATATATCGCATATTTGAGATACTGCGGCCTTGACATTACTCGGACAATCAGCCAGTTTGCATAGGGTAGTTGATTCGCCTTTATTAAGGCGTCCAATACCCCGATCGAGTTATTGAATTTCTTTGGGAACTTTTCGAGATACCAGTCAAGCCCGGGCTTGCAGGGATCCCATTTTTTGATGAAACTCGGTGTGATATTAACTGATTGTTTTTGATTTAAACTCATACTATTCACCCCTTTCAAGCGTTCTCTGGCGGTTCATAGCCACCGAGAAGTCGTTGTATGTTTCACGGACAACCTTGCCGTCTTTACGATACCGGATCTCTGTCCGGCCGAGTTTAGTTATAGATTCTACGCTTGTCTCGTCTATCATTTTAACTCACGCCTTTCTTTGCATTTTGAAATTTGATGTTGAGATCTACCCGATCTCTGAATGGGATCCTCTGGTCTGCGATTAACATATCGATATCGTGGTGATAGGTTATCATCTTCTCGGGGGTGAATTGTATAGCCTCTTCGATCGTAAGAGGCTCAGGCTTCCTGCAATGCTCCGTGAAATCGAACCCCATTGCAAGAAAAAAATCATATTCGATCTTTGTGATCTTGACGTAACAACCGTCCTTCGAGATTAACTGATACTTTATCTTGGCGTCAGGCTTATGCTCAACCCCTTTGGCCTCGTTAAGTTTAGCCACGGCCAGCAGCATCTCGTATCTGTGATTGAAGTGCTGTAAGGTTCCCTGGCGTTTCAGGAAGCACGAGGCGTTGAGATAATTCAGCGCCTTCTGTCTGTCTTTGGGGTCTTTGGCCTTGTAGAACTGTGGGCATATAATCTCAACCATTATAGCGCCTCCTTGTCTTTTCGTTCAGGGCTTTGAAACACCATTTATGATATGGTTGAAGTGCCTCGAACGCAACGTATATGTCCCGTTCTTTGATCTCGCCTTTCTGATTCACAGGAATTGTCCCGAATATGGGTGGTCTGAATTTCGGGTTGACGGTTGCCATTGCGAGGCCACACTCCTCCACGATATAGTGCAGCCAGAACACCTTGGGTTTATTGTCTTCACGTTTGAGTTTATGATGGTTCCAGACGAAGGCCCGGATGTATTGAACCAATTCTGGGTGAATCCACCGTTTCATATTATCGCCCCCTTGTAGAAACCACGTTCGTCTAACGCGGCGATAATACTTACCAGTTTGTGAAGCGTTTCGTCCTGGTGTGCGAATCGGTAAGTCCTGCACAATCCAGGGATCATACTTACGAGGGTATCGGTAGATATGTTTTTGTAATTCATAATGTCGCCTCCTTAAATGGCTCATACTTGGCTTTTACCCATTCATTGAATTGATTTTCGGTGTACGGCACAATGTCTTCGTCGTGGATCCAATGCGCCGGGGTGTGGGACTCGATAAATAGAGCCCGCTTGACTTGGTCCTCGTTGTCAGTCTCAAAACTAACAACGGCCTCATTATACGGGCCGAAGTCGTGATCGAATTTCTTGGAATAAATGCGATCGGCGTCTATTATATTGACGAATAGTTTCCGCAATAGGTTTACATAATTATGAACCTCACGACAGCTTTCAATATAAGTTTCAGGCTGTCCTGACAATACCTGAACACACCCGGCCTCAACGGGTGACGGCCCGAGTCCGAAGAAGTCTACCATATTACACCGCCTTTGCCTCAATGGCTTCAGGGGTCTTCTGCCATTGCCACGGGAAAAGCGAATGCGATGATACATTACGCTTGCTCGCGGCCTGATTGACGAAGTTGCGCCCCTCGACGGTGATGGCGCCAATCTTCGTTAAAAGCCCCATCTGGAGGAGCTTCACTTTTATTCTGTCGATCTCTGCCGTCTTGAAGCCAGCCTTGCGATACTCGTCAGGTCTGGCGCATGACTTCAAGTGTCCGATGGTGTAGAGAACGAACAGTTCATTCTCTGACAGTTCGATACCCGAGTCTGGCGGCATGAGCGCCTTAATAATCTCGGGATTGTCGGGAGAAACAGAGAGTTCGAGTCCCATGTCTTTGCCACAGAATGTTGAGTGCCGAACAAGAATCTGCCCGGGTTCAAGCATGAAAGAACTTGCATGTCCACCGAACTCGGCCGGCGCGGTCTGGGTTCGCAGGGGAAGAGGAAGCCCGGTCTTGATATCGAGTAAATAATACTGATCCCGGGAACCTCCGTCCCAATAACTCCGAAGATCAAACGGGCCTTTCTCAATGCGCACCCTAAATTTTGTTCCGCCATACCCGATAGTCGCGGCGATCTTCGCCATTGTGTCGGTCTTGGTAAGATAAATAGCGTCCATAAATGCCTCCTACTGTAAAATATAAGCCGCATCGTTGTTTTTATACGCCAGATTACGCATTGGCAGTGTAATCATGGCCTTGGCAGTCATCCATTTGGTCTGCCGGCATTCCTGACTGAGATCCAGAATTGAATTGAGTCCGAGTCTCGACACCTCATCTTTGAGCATGTCGTTGTAAATCGAGAGAACCAACTGATATCTCTCATTGGCGTGACATAGCATAGCTACACCTCCATCTTCTTTACGTTATTGATGAATTCGACCCCATAGACCTCCATCGCCGTCAGGTTGTGATAGTCGCTTTGAACGCAGATAAGACCACAATTCTCCGACACAATGCACGCCTTGAAATTGGGGTTGGCGCGAACGAAATCTCGATACGCTTTGTATATGTTATCGTTGGTCTTGCGAGTCGAGGACAGATTGAAAACATGGATTCGATTTTCGATAGGGAACATAATGCACCTCACTTTAAAATACCGGCCCGTGTCAATATGACGGCCGTGATCAAAACACAGAACGAAACCTTGCAGACCAGAATTGACCAGTACAGAATTAGATTGCACGTGTCGATCTCGGCCTGGATGCGCCGGGTTATTTCACTCATAGAGCACCGCCTGTTTGAACCCGGGGCCGGAAACAAGATAACCTTGAAATTGGAATACGCCACCGAAAGTGCAGGGCATAATTTTGTATTGTGCCCCTAAGTGCATGGTCTCAACCTCGCCCATTGCGTTGAACTCGGTATCATTGAAATTGGTCTTGCCCCAATATATCGGAGAGAAAAAATGATTGATCAGTCTGACGCACAGCCTTAACCGGGTGCGCCTTTCCTTGGATGTCGCCGGGACGGGTCCAACAAAACTTGATAACTGCATAATATCACCTCATGTATCTCTCTAAGATAGCCGCGAAACTATTGTCTTGGGGTTTAGGTTTGACAGGGACAGGCATAAAGGGTCTCGCCGGCCTGTCTTGTACGGAGACGGCGGGTCTTATTATAAGAATAATGCCACCGTCCCGGTGATTACGAAAAGCAGGGTAAACAGGGATCCCATAAATATTGCGTCGTCCATTGTTTATTTCCCCCAGTTCATGAAGTCTAACACTCTGGACAAAATAGCCATCCTATACACGGGAGGCAAGCTGTTTAAGATCTGGCCTGTGGAGTCAGCAAGGTTGCGGCCTTTAGAAAAATCGTTGTAAACCAGATTGAAGATGTCGCAGGATTCGTTTTTCATAATTATTCCTCCCTCCAATTTAATGAGGTTATAGCATCGCGGATCCTTTTATAATCCGCTCTGCTGATGTTGTGCTTGAGATAGGCGGCATTGAGAGCTTTGAGAAGTTCGACCTCAGCCTCCAGATTATTTAATTGTGACGCCATAATAATCACATCCTACATATCATAAGCGTTATAGTGGTCTGCGTCCCTGTAGGCGATGAACCTTTCAACGCCTTCGAGCGTAGCGATCGAATCGTAGACGGCGCCGCACCTGTGATCGTTTGTCCTGGAGATCTTGAATACTTCGGTCTTGGGGTTATTCTTTTCGAGGAACCCGATGAAAAATGAATGAATTTTGCCGGCCTTAACAAGACCCTCGAGAATAGTTTTGATTTTGGCCTTGGTTTCAGGTGACATTAATTTGCGGCCGTCTGCCGGGTGATACTTGAGATACCACATTTGTCCGTTCATAATAATCGCCTCCCAAATTTTGTCTTGAATGTAAAAAAGACGGCCTACCATTTCTGATAGACCGTCTCGTGTTTAGGCAGCCAGGGACGCCCGTTCGCTAAACCGCAGCGCCCCCGACCTATTGTCATGTAGTGTTCAGGGCTATACTCGATCCAAGGGATACAATTTCCTCCCGATCTTCGGATCTATATAGTGATAGGTCTTGAATGTTTACACTCAAGAGCGCCGTCCCATTTGGACATAGTGAGCGCGGCCTATCGTTTTTACCCGTCTTTGCCTCCGTCTTAAAGAGGACTTCCCGATTCCAGCCTGAATTAAGCGCACTCCATAGGGGAATCAACTCGCCTGCAATGCTTATGTTTTTGTTCCCGCGAGGTATGGTCTATCACTAAACCAATATCGCTTTGGGTCATGCAGGAGAACACGCGGCCTATGTTATCAAAGTAACACTACTACTGGCCGTGGCTCGTTTCGTGAGCAACGCGAAAACTATCGACGGTCATAAAGCGTCGATTTTTCGTTCTAATATCCGTATTATCTTAAAAAATTTTATTCTATCTTATCGCAAAAAGTTTTTTTCGTAAATTTTTCAGACGTTTCAAAACTTTTTACAAGATATCAATTTTTCGTGTCAATCCGTTTTCTGTCAAGGTTTACATGATTTTCAAAACTTGTTAAAATTTTTCGGATTAATCGCGCTAAAATTCTATCCGTTTTTTTTCGGATAATACGCCGGATAAGGGCGTATAAAGACAATATACAAAACTATAATACTTACTCCGGGTAATGCTTGTTAGCATTGTCTTGATACATGATATCAAGTTTTAAAACGGTCTTAATAGGTCTTATAAAGGGCCGTTTTAACGTGTTAATCGTTTTATCGGATCTTATCCGGGTCTTGATACATGGTATCAAGAAAACGATTATACCATTGTTTTCTCATAGTTTTTCGGATATGTTAAAGAGCGTTTTTAAGAATAAAAATATAAACTATATAAGACCGGGCCGGTTTTTTCAAACCGTATTAACCCGGCCGGAAAACTATTTTAAATTATCTTATCTTGAATGTCCCGATAAAAACCGGGCTTTTTGCCTTACGTTCTGCCGGATTGACGCCATTGACCTTGCAAGTATGTGCAAAATTTGAAAACGTGGTGAAATATACTCCCGCCTTATCCGTGATACCGTAATGAAACGTTATTACCATTTCAGAATTGTATAATCCGGTTTTCAAAACGTTTTCAACGTCCTCGGCGAAAAACTCGGCGTTTTTAACATTTTTGCCGGTCAATTTTGACTTAGAGAGAGAGAGAACGCCGGACTGGACTGATTTGCTTTCAATGGCAATTTGAGTAAGGGTCAGGGCGTTTATGACCTGAAAATAGCAAGCGTTTTCGATATTTTCGCGTTTAGGCGGGTTTTCTTCGAGTTTTTCGAGCTTGTCCAAATCGTTATTTTTTAAAGCGGTTTTTTTGCTGTTTTCCCAGTTTTCGAGTTTTTCGGCGAAAACGTGATCGAAAAACTTTTGGGTTATAGGGCCGATATTTACTTTTACGTTCAAGGTTTTCTGTCCGATAACAATGGAATTGTTTTTCACGTTTTCGGTAATGTTTTCGGTTTTCGTTTCAACGTTTTCCGGTTTTTTGTTCTGAATTGATACAGGGAAAACTACCGGTTTTCCTTGTATCATGTTTTCAAGGTTTTTCGCGGAAGCGTTAACAATTTTCTGGTTTTCCATTTTTTCGATTTTAGCATTATTCATTTTAAATCATTCCTTTAAAATTATACTCGTTTTTCCTGAAAACGGCAAAAATAGAATTTTACTTTGAAGTATCAAACGTGATTTAAGATACCACTTGATACTTGATAAGATATATTCAAGTGCTCTTGAATATGTGATAAGTTTTTAAAAAGCGATTTACAATTCATTTCAAATTTGTTTTATACTCTTATTATAACATAGTTTTTAAGTAATAACAAGCGTGTTAGAAAAATAGTTTTAAGAATATTGTGATAATAGCATTGTTTATTATAGTTTTCAGGATATAAAAAATATCAAGATAATACTTGACACTATAACGGATAACATTAAAATTCAATGGATAATACCATTATGATACAATGCTATATTGCAAGCGGTTTTATTGCAAGTTTTTAATGTTAGTATTACTATACTATACTGTATATATGATATGTTGGTATGGAAATTGTCGCGGATAAGTAAAAGTATTAATTTTATTGATGTTTTAGTGCAATATTAAATATATCGAATATACGATTTACACGAGGTTTTAAAGTTTGATACTTATGTGTTAGTTATGTTAGAGTTTTCCAATTTGATACTTTAAAACGAGTTTTAAGCGGTTTTATGTTTTTAACTTGATACTTGATAAGTTTTTTTTAGTTTGATACTTTGAAATATTGAATTGATTTTTTTCGATATGATGTTTTTTTTGATATGCACTTGTTTAGTGCATTGCACTATTATAGTGCATAATGCATTTTTTATCAGGTTATCACGCGCTAACATTCTAAAATGAACAAGCGTTCATAATTTACTGAACAAGCGTTCATTATAAAACGTGATAACACTGGTAAATAGCATATTACATACCAGTAAAATGAACAAGCGTTCATTATAATTTGAACACGTGTTCAAAAATGTTCTTATAACACTAATGAAAACAAGTGTTTTCGATTTTCTTCTGAACAAGCGTTCAGGTTTTCGGAAATATCATGTTATATAAGCGTTATTAACCCGGCGCGTTATAACATGATGTTATACACCACTAATTGACAGAGGCGCTTGATAGAATTGATACTTGATACCTGATGTTATGGTATGATGTTTTCCGGGGCGCTTGCAATTTTTAATGAAGGTAATGTTACACTTGAATAATATATCAATATACTGGCTTAGAGTAATACGCAGTAGAACAGATTGTGTATACGTGTTACCAGAATGTGATAATGTTACGATTTACTTGTAACGTGTTACACTTGATGTTACGATGCTATCATCGGCAGCGCCATATTATATCTCGCGCTGCGCGAGGGGGGTTTGTATTGAATCAGATGTGGTGTGGCAGATTTTTATCGCTATCATACCTAAATCCTCTGGCTCATTGTTTTTTCTGGTCAGATGATTCAGGAAAGAGAATGGGGGGAGAATTTATCGCTATCGTACTCGCGTAATCTGGCTCAATCCAAAATCAAATAAAAGAGTAAAAAGGGAAAAGATATCAACCCAATCTGGCTCATTCTGAAATCGAATAAAAGCAGATTAAAAATAAATCAGGTATGCATAAATTTCGTATCCTGCTCGATAGCAGGGTGTAACTTTTTAACTACAGCGAAAAAATTGCGTGGTACCATGCAGAATTTGCATAGCATGGAAACATGCCATTTTTTATATACGCGCTAATAGGCTATTTATGCGCGTTATCAGTATAGTGTTGGGTTATCCCACACTTTTTATCCCAGTTATGTAAACTAATTATTGTAAATGTGTTGGATTTCCCTACACATTTTCTGTTTATAACCAAAGCGTAACCACCCAGTAACCCCAGCATAACCAGAAATACCTCAAATCTTCAAGGAAACCCAGTTTTTTTGAATCCGGGGTATCCTAATACCGGGTATGAGGTTTCTATTCAAAATTTCTATGGTACCTTTGAGATCCAGGGGTTCCTCGTAACCCCGGGAACCCCAGTTCTTTAATTCCAAGAAAGCAGCAAGAATTTCTTATTCTATCTCTGAATAAATTAGATATATGACTTAAAATCAACAGTCGCGCATGCGTGCCCATATATGCGCGTGGCTAGTAGTAAAAGTGTAACTCGTTATTCTATGTGTTACTCATAACTCGTATATACCATACTTGCATAACATAGAAATAACATAGCATTATATTTATACAGAGTAGAATAGATATAATATTATCTTATTTTGTATAGAATAAATATAAAATAGAATACAGGTATTCTCCTGTGCGGCTATTGGGGCAACGCCCTGCGGGCTGCCCCCCGCCGCCCGGTAGGGGCGGTTGGAATGAGGGGGCCTCGAAGCAATAATTTGGTCGCCCCCACACCCATCGCTTATACTGATATAGACCGCGTGTGTGCAAGACGGGGTTATATACTCAGTATCCCAGTGTATATAACTCTGTCTTATGTTATTGCGAGTATACACTTGCACTACTCTAATACTGTACATAGTAATACAACGTATATCGCTATACAGATCACCATACGCGAGCGTTATAAGTAATCAAACTTGCTGTTTATAACTACTGAACTCTAATACATACTAGTTCAAGATATCTCTTATCCTGTCAATCATAGTGATCCAATATCAGAGTACAGTATAAGACTATAGACTATCTTATCTCTGACTATAGAGAATACAATCCTTATTGCTCCGAGTTTTGGAATAGGGTTACTGAAATATTTTTTTTTTTTACTTTCCAAAGAAAAGAATTGACATTTCTGTTTTTTATGTTAGAATTGGAGTGAGATCTTATCCGAAGGGAAGGCGATGGATATGTGGTGGAAGTTCTGGAGACAACCCACGGCCGAGGAATATAAACAAATTGCTATGGAGACCTCGGCATTGATAGAGCGTGATTTAGCCAGGGCCGTTTGTAATCGTATCGAAAACAGGATTGCAATGTACACCCGGCTCGGAAAGACCAACTGCCGTATCTTAATCGACAAAGAAAGTTTCGGATCAGACATTGTTTCTAAAATCCAAAGCCTTCTCAAAAGAGGTTTCTCTTACTCCGTAGACGAAACCGGAGATTCCGATGTCGTTATCGATATCGATTGGAGTGGAAAATAAAATGAAATTCAATTTTAGACTTAGATTCGGCTTACTCGTATTGATCGTTCTGGCTTTCTACTTAAATTCAAGGGAACCCATAGCCGCTGGCTTCGCTTTGGCTCTTGCGATCCTATCCCAGCTCGTAATTATAGAAAACAAAATAGACGATCTGAGAAACCGGAGGTAAAAATGAAAGCCAAGTACATGAAGGAACTCGCTATCGGGGAACAAAGTAGGGAATACTGGTGGGCAATCCAAGAAATTCTTAAAGCCGCACTTCGGAACGAAATGAAAACGATTTATAAATTTCCTCATTTTTATTCCCTGAAAGATATGGTTATTAAGGCACTGGAAAGGCTGGGATACAAAATAACTCCAAATCCACGCGGATTCGATGAAAAAGAAATTGAAATAAGTTGGGAGGCAATATGATCGACACCTTCATCGCCAAAGTAAAAACTCAAATGGGGCTCCTCAGACAGAAAGCCCATGCCCTTGAGACCCAAATGCAATCCGACGCTTCCACATACGAACTCTCCGCGGATACGTGTGTAGATCTCTGGAAGCGGAATAAAGAGATTGATAAAGTTCGAAACGAGATCATGGGATGCCAGTTCATCATAGAATTCCATCCCCAGATAGAAGCTCAGGCACTCAAGGGTTACGATTGGGCCCATGTAGACGCGGGTTCTCATATCGAATACGGGAATGCTATCGTAAACGATTATATCGAGTTCCTGAAAAGTGTGGGATTCAAAGCAAAGTTCAAACACGACCATAACAATTCTACTTTCGAAGTGACATGGGGGAACCAGCAGATATGAACCAAAAGTTCTTAACCCCTATAAAGTGGCATGATGAGGATATGCGGCAGTGTGGACAATGTCACAAAGACTTTAAGAGGGTTGTCAGTGTAGTCGGATTCGCTGCCCTCAAAGAGACTTGGTTCTGCGATACATGCCTGCAAGAACTCAAAACAGAAATTGAAGCAATCCTACCCGAAATGAAACCCAATATGAACGACAAAGAGTTTCAAAAGGGCTGTTCTAACTGTGATAATTATAGATTTGTGGGTTATCTTAATTTTCGATGTTTTAAAGGACATTTCAATGGGGGCCCTCTTTTCACAGATACCCTTTGCAATGAAAAGGACTGGACCCCACAAGTCATAGACCCAAACGGAGAAATAACCTATATGGCGTAGGAGGAACAATGAGTGAACTTGTTTTTAACGAAAGAAAAATGATAGAGACCTATGTTGAATGGAAAGGCTCGCATTGGCATTTTACCATTGATCCTGTAAGGTTTGAAGCGGGTTATTCTGAACCCGTTCAGTATTCCGTGTTTCAGAAAGCGGTATCCGGAGGATGTATTAACATGGGAGTTTTTGCTGACTATGAGTCTGCTAAGAAAGCCGTTGAGGAAAGGGTGAAATCATGGAATCTTTAGAAACAATACCTTACACCGAAATAGACGTTGTGGAAAAGTACATTAATGCTGACAAAAAATGGTTTGATATCGCGGAATGTTCGGGAGGGAACCGGTCCAAATTAACCCTGTTCGAAACAAAGCAAATATATCTTGCCGCAACCCGAATGCAAAAGAAAATCGATTTCTACGAAGCCAATTTCCACATATGCGACTACTGCCTCAAGGATCCCTATTCCTGTGAAATCGAAGGCCGGAAGATTAAGGAAGGCTCTGGCATGATCGAGGGTCGTATCTCTCACACCCCGGCATGGCCGAATCGGGTAGGGTGTAACAAGTTTGTGAAAAAGGGGCCGAGTTCAGTGCGTAGGACGAACTGTATGGGCTGTAATAAGTATCAGGCATGCTGTATTGAGTGGAAGGACAGAGGGGGTTGCAAGCCAAATGTCACTTTTTAGAAAAATATTGGACCTATTCAAACCCGAGATCAAGAGGCAGGCGCCACTGGTTTATAATAAACCTGTTGCTCTTGAAATTAAACCGGACCCTGAAGTTCAGGATATAAAGAACTTCACAACGGAGAAAGAAGACCCGATACCGGAGTGGGGAGAACCCTATGGCAAACAGTTCTTTACGCCGATATTTATGTCGGGGATTGTTCCAAAATCGAGAGATCCATACGATTACTCTAAGAGCTGGGAAGTCGTAAAAGAAATCTTAAAAAAGAGACAGCTTTCTGTCCCCAAATCCGATGAAACCAAACAATAAAAAGGAGCCTTTATGAAAGCAAGAATGGGAACCCAAAAAGAAAATGCGGCGGAAGCAGCGAGACTTAATAAACTTCTCAATAAAAAAGTTAAGGTTCCTAAGATCAAACCGGAAAATCCTAAAGACCCACGCAAAGAACCCGTGTATTACATGCTGGATCTCTCGATGATCAAAACCATAGAGGATAAAGTCAACGCGATGTTCGAGGCGCACCTGATCACTTGGGGCGGCATGCGGCTCGAAAACGAATCCCAGATCAAACTCGCGGATACGAGTAAATACTGGAAAAGGCTGAAGACGCCCTTTGAGTTCATGAAAAAGAAAAAGGCTTGACACCATCTAACATTAATGCTATACTTGGAATGTAATCGTTCGGGGCTCAGAAGAAATGTCCCGCCCCAGGGATTTATCCACTTGAGTTCCCGGCCGGTTATCCATATGTTTTTTGAAAATGGGGATCCATGTCCAACCGAATATGACCTTTGACCTTAGTACCGCCAGAGAAATTATTCAACTCGATTTGGCTCCCCTATAAAATTTAATTGCGGTATGGGAATCCCAAAGGGATATTAGAGGGCCCTCTTTTCTCTGGATCTCCCGAAGCTCGTCTGGCATGATCACCCAAGACTTGAAGCGCCGCAACAAATATTTCGGGGGTGAACTAGTTTCGACGGAGATAACGAACTATCTTGTCACGCAAAGGCGTGCTTCCTTAATGCACAAACACTAATTGCCAAAACTAATTCAGTTCTCGATCAGGTGGACAATATTGTCAGAGGTTTGTTCGTAAAAGAACTCGCTCCTGTTATGTTAGCCGCTTAATTGTGAACCCACGGCCGAACCGAAAGGGGACGCCCGCGTAAAAACTCTGCGAACTTGCCAACGGAGTTATCCGCGTAAAGAATCTAACGCAAGTGGATCATGGGGCATCGGTTGTTCTACCATGACACAGGGTAACGCCTCAAAACCGACACCCTTCCCGCGGGTAAAAGGGATAAGCGTGTAAAAATCAAGACAGGGAAAGATCTTCGGACTGGGATGCAATTTCCCACACCTCCACCAAATCTCTCTGAGGTAGCTCAATGAAAGGTCTTGCAAGGCTGAAAGAAAGAGCAAACCCGCCACGCGTGGTGTAAAAAGTGCGTCCGATTAAGTTCGTATTGTGGGATAACCACCGCACCGGGAAGATGAGGCGCGAACCCTCCCTTGGGGTCTTTAATATCAAAGAGTAGGGGCTTGATCCGGGAACTTGGTCCACCCTTGTAAAACGGAGACAGCGCAAAGTGTGGATAGGCGCAAATCTTCATCCCGGACTAGCTCCTCCTTATATTTTAAGGTGGTTCTGCGACTACCTCGGGCGTACACCCGGCAAAAGAAGTCTTGAAGAAATTCAGGACTTTTTTTTGTTTACTTCTGGATTGATTTCTGGTACACTTTATTCGTAAGCTATGAAAGAAATTCGCCCGGGGTTTTGCAAGAGGCGAAGGGTTATGCCGGATATCAACCCGGTGTTGGTTTCCTTCGGACCCGATGGAACTTTGGGATCGCTTTCTCTTTATCGCATTGTTTTGGGTGTGTTGCCCGAGGATACGCCGCGAGATAGGAGAAGGTGATTTTTGTTTATATTGGATTGACATTTTATATTTTTTGTGTTAGAGTTAGGTATTAAATAAATGTGGGGTGCAAAATGAATAAAGGGCTTTTTAAACAAACACTTATTAACGAGACGGATCGCCAATCCAACGGGAGAACTTCTGAGTTTATTGAAGAGGTTCGCAAGGCTATGCTGGATACGGCAAAAGAAAACAAAAAGACACATTGTTGCTGTATCAAAATTAAGAGTTACGAATCCGAAATATTCCAGTCTTTTCTATCGGATTTTGTAGAACAAGGTTTTCATGTCGTTGTCTTCAAAGATTCAAAGCTAGGGATGCACGAAATCGTTTTTTCTTGGGTAGACGAAATGGAAATAAAAACAAACAAGAAAGTATAGGTATGAAAAAACAAAACAAATTCTTTTCCTACGAAATTATCCGAATTAAACAATACTTCTATATCGAAGTGAAATGTCTTTTGGATAACTCAATACTTGCCCTGGGTGCCTATGTCAGCCTCGCCAATGCAATGATGGTCCAAGAAAGCCTTATGCGGGCCGGGAGTGATGCTGAAGCCGGGATACAGAAGATATTCAAATTCAATCAGGAACCCGATGTACCCGTAATGCCGTTTTAAATTTAAAAGGAGTCGCTATGAAAAAAGATCTCACCTTAATTGTTTCTATCATCGACAAATCAGGATCAATGGAATCCATCCGCAACGACGCGATCGGCGGATTCAATACTTTTCTCGAAGCCCAGCAGAAAGAACCCGGGGAAGCCAGGATGGACCTCGTTCTTTTTTCCTTTGATGGGGATCTCAAAATTGTATGCGAGAACGCTCTCGTAGGTGAAGTCAAGAGGCTTGACACCGAAACCTATGTCCCCAACGGCGGCACCGCGCTTTACGATGCGATCGGGGAAACCGTAACCCGAATCGGGGCCAGGATTGCGGCTATGAAGGAAGACGAGCGCCCCGAGAAAGTCATCGTGACAATCCTCACCGACGGGGAAGAAAACGCTTCCAGAAAATTCACACGCGAACAGGTCTTCGAAATGATATCTCACCAGACGGATGTTTACAAATGGCAGTTCGTTTTTCTCGCTGCGAATCAGGACGCGATGATTGCGGGTTCATCGATCGGGATATCTAAGTCGGCTTGCATGTCGTTTTCCGGGGATTCCAAAGGAATGGGCGATGCTTTCTCCGGGTATTGCTGTGCCGTGTCGAGTTATAGATCCACGGGCGCCATCGCCGCGGATTGGAAGACTGTTGTATAAGGGGATAAAATGAAGAGAATTAAATTAACAAATCTACCCCATTCCGGGGAATCCCCGTACCGTTACGCCGAGTTCGTATGCGTATGCGGGTGCCGGGATTTCCATATCTTTATTCTGCAACACGAGAACCCCAACGGAGTCACAAACCAAATCGAGTGCGTGAACTGCAAAGCAAAATTGGAAATATAAAGGAGTTAAAATGGATCCGAAAGATTTAAAAGAAATGACCCATATCCCGACAGAGTGCCAACATCCCAAAATGACCCTAATCAACAGGAAACAGCGCCGTACCAAAGAGTACATTAAAGACTTCGGGAATCAGGTGTTCCACGCATTCTGTCCCGACTGCAAGAAAGTGTTCAGGAGAAAAAATGACCCGAGTAGTTAATCTGAAAAAAGAAAAATATGACATCTACATCGGCCGGCCGAGTAAATGGGGAAACCCATACGAACTCGGCAGGGATGGAAATCGGAAAACGGTTCTTGAAAAATATCGGCTTTATCTTTTAAGAAGTCCTGGTTTGTTAAAGGATTTGACCGAGTTAAAGGATAAAGTATTGGGTTGTTTTTGTAGACCCTTTTCGTGTCATGGGGACGTTTTAATTTCACTTCTTGAGGAAAGGTTTAATGACAAAAAATAGCCGGTCATATCGGGTGGAAGTTTATAACGAATTTGATTCGGAATGGCGCCGGGTTGAGTCCTGTGAGAATAGACTTGCCATATATTGCGAAGGGTTTTGCAAAGGCGTTTTAGAAGCGCTTCCGATTGCCAAACTCAAGATAATCGGCAAGGAAGGCAAACTGAATCGGGAGTGCGTGGTCCGGAGGTACGGGGAAGAATCTGATGCAATATTGGGAGGAAAATGATGGATAATCTTGAAATAATAAAGGGCGGGGATATTTTTAAATCGAAATGCGATATGTTGGTATGCCCCACGAATCTTGTCGGGGTTATGGGTGCGGGATTGGCTAAAACTTTCAAAGATCTTTTCGGTAAAAGATTGAACGATTTTTATAAGTCTTGTTTGGTGACTATGAAGTTGGAAAAGGGGGTAAAAGATTACACCAAGGTCCATTATAATATTTATAAACAAGACAAGGATTATTCGGTTTGTTTGTTCCCTACAAAATGGGATTGGCGTGAGAAATCCGATATTGAACTTATAAAAAGAGGGCTTGCAAAAATACTGCACCACGTAAGTCCTGAAGGTAAGAAATTGGGTTGCACTGGAGTAACATCGATTGCTTTCCCAAAAATTGGGTGCGGATTAGGCGGGCTTAATTGGGAAAATGAAGTCAAACCTTTACTCCTCGATTTCGCGAGTAAATATAAATATTACGTGGAGGTTTACGAATGAAGAAAATAGTCAAAACCTCCGTCAAAGTTTATAAACGTGTGGATAAAGAAATCGATATCTGCGATGTCTGCGAAAAGGAAAAGGATGACGGCCGATTCTCTTTAACCTCGGGTTTAAATCAAGAGACTTCTTTCGAATATTGGCCCTCGTGCTGTATTTGTAAACGATGCGCTGGCATACTCGAGGTCTATGTCGCAGAGAAACTGGCGAAGATGGGGTTGATAGAGCGCTACGGGAAGAACGAGGAAACGAAACTCAAGGAAATCGCTTGGCTTAAAAAGATAATCAAACAGACCTCAAAGAAAATAAAACGGGAGGAAGATAATGACTAAAGAGGAATTGGCAGCAATCCTTAATGATCGGGAATACGGCGCCGAGATCACGGAGATCGAAGCGAAACTGGCGAAGAAAGACGGGCTCGTTGTAGTCTTTGGACACAGCGACGATTGCGTGGAGTTCCGTGGCGCCATAGAAGATGAAGCCTATGGGGACTCCATTCTTGTTTCCAAGGACGGGATATACCAGAGGATCTGCGAGGACTGCGATGATTGCAAGTTGAATAAGGCACACGAGGCTGGCATGAAGAAAATCAAAGCCAAATTCTGGAATAATCCGGGCGGATTCTCCTGGCTGATGTCCTGCGACTTCCCAGCGAGCCCGTTCGTGATCATGGAAGACGGAGAGAAATTCTGCCGCGGACTCGTGTTTGATATAAAGGAACTTGGATGATCGCTGTGCAGGATTTTTGGGGTTGGGTGATTACTTTGATTATCACTTTCGCCGGCGCCGGGATCATCGGAAAATTTAAGCACCATAAATAGAACAACCGCCCGGGGAGGCGGCTGTTGGGTGAGGATATGCGTTACTACCGACGTAACGGGATAGGCGAGGAATGTGTCGAATCAATGCTCTCATATTAACACAAAAATAAAACAGTGTCAAGCCCAGAAATATATTGACCCAAGTCCATATCTGTGTTATGATAGAACTGTTAGAAAGGAAGATTTATGGCAAAGCGTAAAAACATGTTAAGTATATCGGTTTATCTGTCCAAGGACAACATTGAGTTCTGCCGGGAGCGCAGGGTCATCATGTCTCAAATCGTGGACACAATGCTCACCCGGTATCGCGCGTCTGTGATTGCTCGGGAAGGCCCCAAGATCTCCAAGGAAGATAAGGCAATGTCCCAGATCGCTAATGATATGGCGGAAGATACTTTTAAGAAAGAAAAGGAAGCCGAAGTTTGAAGGAAACCGAATTAGCCCAACACATGCTTAAATACATGGAGACCCACGGCTTCACGAATTACATGGAAGTCACAACGGGCCGGCAAGGGAATGTAATCGATGTCGTGTCGGTGTGTGGGGTCATGCGTTGGGGGATTGAGGTTAAGGTTACGGCTTGCCTGAGTGTTCTGGATCAGGCTATTACGGCGCAACAGTATTGCCATAAGGTCTCTATATGTGTCCCGTACCCCGCTTCTTATAGTATCAGGCACACGGTCGAACACATAGCGCGGAAACTTGGGATCGGAGTCTTTTATTTCTGTATCTCAACCCAGGAGATCCGAAAAGCCGTGGAACCCGTATTTACCCGCAAAGTTTTGAAACTTACCCTATACGAGAAACAGAAAACATTTAGCCCCTCCGGCAGCGCGAATCGGCAATACTGGTCCCCGTTCCGGGAAACCTGCCAACTCCTCGAGACGTATGTCGGCAATAACCCTGGAGTCACTTTGAGTGAGGCGTTAAGACATATCCCGCATCACTATGCGAACCACTCAAGCGCGCGCGGAAATCTCCAAGACATACTGAATCGCGGGGTAATCAAGACAATAGAGATAAAGGCCGGCGGGCTCTATCTGAAAGAGGTTAAAACTTATGGATAAAAAAACAATTCCGAGAATGGATATAGGAGAGTTTTCCTTAGAAAGATATGATGACTCTTATTCTTTTTTGGTCGAAGGACTCGGGTGCGCGAAGGCCATTGAAGGCGCACTCGATTCTGCAATAGGATATTGTAGGGCCGATGATCTTGAACCTTCTCTCAGAGCCAATAGGTCGGCTGAGAGTTGGGGCGAGTCGTTGTGCGTTTTATTCAAAGATTATTTTGACAAAGAAAAGTTTTATTGGTTCCATATTCCTGTATCTATTTTAGTTGACCCAGAAAGAGTTAATTTAGATAGATTTGATTTTGTGGACTACGTCTTCGAAGGCGTCGAAACTTCTATTCCCAACCCAGAGCAACTGCTAAGGCAAAATGCAAAAATAATTTCCGCTATACTCCGAAAGGAAGACAAAGATGCCACTGTTTGAATATAATTGCCCTAAGTGTGAGAAATCAAAAGAGTTTCTTGTCAAGAACAAAAACATTAAAGTCGTGTGCTCCGAGTGCTCTGTATTAATGCAGCGGGTCGAAGCCTATTCGAATGCGTCGATCCTGAAAGGCCCGGGATTTCATAAAAACGATTATCCCAAAGATGTGATTCGCGGATGAGTCAAATCCTTGATGATTGTTATACCCGGCTCAAAATGTTGGGGGTTGATTTTAATCAAGACATCCCTTACATTGACCTCTGCCTCGAAGCCCCGGCGATCGTAAAAAAGAACAGGGCCAATATCGGAATTAATCGTAAAACTGGCGGGGTGTTCGTTGGCAAGAATGCACAGTACGAAGAGTTCAAGAAGTATTATATGGACTCTCTAATGATCCAGAAATACGGGCTCAAGGCGAAACTCGGGAATATCTTCCCTATCCGCGGCCCAATTATTCTGGCTTATATATTCCAAGTCCCGAATATGAAAAGTCTGGGCGATTTGAGTAATCTCGTAGAGGCGCCAAATGATTTCCTTCAGGAGCCAAAAGGGAAGCGCACCCAATGCGTTGGGATTATAGAGGACGATAAGAATATAGTGTCATATCTTCCCCCGATCCGATTGCTCCGGCCGAACGAGCCGGCCAAAACATTTATTCGAATATACTATAACTTAAAGGGCGTAAAAAATATTATAGGAGAAGCGAATGAATAAAACACCAAGTCTTCCCGGGATCGATACAAGTAAAGCGATAGACCTTTCCAAACCTCAGCCCCAGGCCGCGTTCCCTCTCAAATTGGAGTGGGATCGGGTAGATTCGATCGAAGCGGTTAAAGACTTTCTTAAATTCCTTTACGAGCGCCAGACGGGATATCAGACTGTAATGCTCGTTAAGGCCGGCTTCGAAGATCAGTTCTTGCAGAAAAGCAATGTCGGGAAATACTTCCGGAAATTCATGGAAGAGGAAATTCGAGATCTCGAAGAAAAAGCAAGAAAAGATGAAGAGGTAAAATAATGAATAATCCATTGGTATCCGTCGTTATGCCCGTATTGAATTCAGGGGAATACCTGAGTCCTGCGATCGAATCGATTCTGAACCAGTCTCTTAATAATATCGAATTATTGATCTTTGACGGAGGATCCGAGGATGGTTCGCAGAAGACGATTCTTGAGTGGGCGATGCGGGATAACCGCGTGATACCAATGGACACCCCCGAGGATTCCATTAATGTCGCGGATCGCACGAATATCATGATGCACGACGCGCAGGGGAAGTATATCGCGATGGCGCACGGGGACGATATCTCGGCACCGGATAGACTTTCGAAGCAATATTTTTACATGGAAGAAATGAAGATCGATGTTTGCGGTACATTCTTGAAATTGTTCCAGGGGCTTGAGGGTGAATGGAAATACCCACAAGAAAACTCAATGATAAAAACCTTATTATCCCAGGGCCAGTGCCCGTTTGGGTGTCCCTCCATGATGTTAAACAAACGGCTCGTGGATCGTGGTTTCATTTTTAATGGATCCTATCGGGTCGCGCTTGATCTCGAACTCTGGCTGCGGCTCGCCATCGAGAAAGATGTAGTAATGTCAAATGTCCCGGAATGCCTTGTCCAGTACCGATACCACCCCAAACAGTCGCATAGAAAAGAAGCCCACCTCTACGGTTCCGAACTCCCGCGGCTGAATCCGCTTCTTCAAAAACTCCAGATAAACATTGCTGAATGGAGGGAGCTGGGATGCTTTTAAGTATTTGTATTCCGACATATAACCGGCCGGCTAATTTAAGGGTGTGCGTGGAATCTCTCATGCGCGCGCTCCCGGGCTGGCAACTCGAGGGTAACGAAATATTAATTTCGGATAATTCGGATAAACTTGAAGTTCGGGAGGCCAATATAAAAACGGCACTCCAGTATGGGATTGTCTATAAATATAACGGGGAAAACATTGGTGCGGAAAAGAACTATATCGAGTGCGTCAAATGGGCCAAGGGAGATTATGTTTGGCTTCTCGGCGATGACGATATCATTGTTGGAAGTTTAATTCAAAACTTATATCAACATTTAAGGGATGGGGTTTATGGGCTGATGATTCTGCCTCATCACGATATGGAAGAAAAAAGATACGCGAATTATCAGGAGTTTATTAAACTAAAATCTTTGAGTTGCCCTAAATACCTTGTCACGCATTGCACTTGGATTTCTGGATTAATATTTAAAAGATCTCTTTTTAATATCGGCTTTGCAGAGAGCCAGTCGCATTTAAGATATATGATAGGCTACACGCTTGCGGTTGGGCTCGCTTCGGCTTCTGAATACGAACAAGTATGGACAAACGGACAGATCCGATTAGTTGACTGTCAGCCGAATCGTCCTACCTTTGCAGTTCCGATTACAATGCCAGAACTTTTGAATATTCAAGCCGACTTATTAACTTTTATCGCCGGGATCACGCTATGCCCTGGACTCGATGCGTACGCGGATAAATGGCGCACTGGCTATTCGGGGGATATATAAATGAATATTGCATTTCACTGTGCGGATGCTTATTTCAACAACAATAGAATGTTTGAAAACGAAAATGTTTCCATAGGAGATTCTCTTTTATATCCTCTAATATTATTTAAAGAAATGGCAAATTCAATGGGTCATAGATGCGACACTTTAGATCGCTATTCACATCCCGACGAAGTTGACGTTTTATTTTTAAGTGATGCCAGGTCCGGGGATAGCGCAATCAGATATCCTATGAGGGCTCGCAAGTTTCTTCTTACATTTGAATCCCCGATATGGAATGGTTATACGCATAATATTGGAGAACTTCATCACGAGTGGTTCGAAAAAGTATTTACATATCGCACTGATATTTTAAAGAAAATTCCCAATGGGGTTCAAGTCTTTTTGCCTAATAAATGGAGAATAACGGAGAAATTTAACGCGATCCGTAAGACTCGTTTTATGTGCGCTATTTTCGGGAATAAACAAAACGATTCGTCTTTATTCCCAACTCTTTACACCAAGAGGATGCAGGATATATTTTGGCTTGGCAATAATTACAATAAATTTCATTTATACGGACAGGGATGGGAAAAGGAAAACTTTCCTTTTTACCAAGGCCCCGTGGAAAGAAAAATTGATGTCCTTTCAAAATACAGATTTGCGCTCGCTTATGAAAATTGCATTTGTCCCGGCTATATTTCCGAGAAGATAATCGACTGTCTTTTGTCCCTTACAATTCCGCTTTACAAAGGCGCCCCGGATGTGTTAGATTATATTCCGAAAGAATGTTTTATCGACTTAAATAAATTCAGTGTAGACGATGTGGTTTCCGATTTAGCGTTTATGAGTAATGACGAATACAACAGGAAAATAGATGCGATATTCGAATGGGTCGCGGGGCGGGGTAAAATATTCTCGGCGGAGAATTGGGTGAATACAATAGCGAGGGAGTGTGAGTTATGGGGAGGCAATTAGACAGAAAGTTTTGGAAGGGCAAACGGATATTGGTAACGGGGCATACCGGATTCAAGGGCTCCTGGCTGTGCCTGATGCTTCACGAGTTGGGCGCGAAGATATATGGGATGTCGAATGAATTCCCTTCTGCTCCTAATATGTTTCAATCCCTTGACATAGTAAATTGTATTCAGGAACATTTTTACGGATATAATTTAAGCCAAAGTTGCCCGAAAGATATCTTGGGACTATTAAATAGATGGAAGCCCGATGTGGTGATTCATCTCGCGGCACAGCCCATTGTATCCGCGGCTTGGGAGAATCCGCATTTTACTTTTGAAAATAATATCATGGCAAATTTGAATTTACTCGATGCTCTGGCCCAGTATCGCAAAGGCCCCGGCGAATGTTCTCATTTTGCGGCCGTAATGATTACGACAGATAAAGTGTACGATAACTTTGATTCAAGACCTTGGGAGCGTCGGCGTGAAAGGGATTCAATGGTGCCTTATAAACCCTACGACGCGAGCAAGGCGTGTTGTGAAATTTTGAATAAAAGTTATGGCACAATGACCGGGTTAAATAATCACTTGAGTTCCGTGCGCGCTGGCAATGTATTCGGCGGCGGAGACTGGGCGCAGAACAGACTTTTCGCGGATATGATGAAAGGTTTGATATCGAACAAAGTAGTAGAGTTCAAATCGCTTTTTTCCGTGCGTCCGTGGCAACACGTTTTATCCGCGCTTGAAGGATATCTTTTTGTTGCTGAAGAACTCTATAACGAAAATTTTTCTGAGCATTTAAAACATTGTATGGACAGTTTTTCTCAATATGGAGACCCCTTGGGATGGTGGAAAGAATTTAACTTCGGCCCCGACACTGAAGATTGCACGACTATCGGAGAAATAGCGGATAAATTAAGCGTTATTTTGAAGAACAAGAAGTGGTTTCATTATTCTCATTATGAATCGCATCCGACCAGCGACACTTCTTTCTTAGATATCGACAGTACAAAGGCCAAGAGAGTTCTTGGTTGGCGCCCCAGAATAAAACTTGATATGGCTCTTGAGATGTTCGTGACATGGGTAAAAGCGTACAAGAAAAGCCCGGACGCCGCTTTGAAATTAACCCAGAAACAGATAAAGGAGTTTATAGATGTTTAACGCTTCGCGCTCTAAGGTGGAACTCCAGAAACATTTTAAGCAGGGTAAGGTTTTTAAACTTGTATGTGGTGCGGGTAATTCTAATTTGGAAGAAGTCAAGGTTATGACTGCAATATACGCTATTGCAGGGGTACGATATTTCGATGTTGCTGCATATCCGGAAGTCGTTGAGGCGACTAAGGCGGGATTACGTTTTGCGAATATTTCAGACTATATGAGTTTCATAAATGTCAGCGTCGGGATCAAAGGGGATCCCCATGTTCGCAAGTTCGCGATTGACCATACCCTGTGTTCGGACTGTAAAGAGTGCGTAAAAGTATGCCCTCAGGAAGCAATAGGGTATCGATTTAATAATTTATTTAACTGCCCTCTCGATGTCTCAGACCATAAGTGTATCGGCTGTGGAAAATGTCATGAAGTCTGTAAAAGTAACGCTCTGATCGCGCATTACTCCACCCGAAAGTTTTCCGAGATAATCCCGCCGCTTGTTGAGATGGGGATCGATTCGATCGAGTATCATGCCGTATCGCCCAAGACAGACGAAGTAATACAGGGTTGGAATGAACTTCAAAGTTTATTCCCGGGAGGCATGTTGAGTTATTGCATAGACCGGAAGCACTCCGGAGATCTCGATTTTGTCGATCGTATTTCGAAAGCATTGAAAGGCCGGGAGGATTGGTCAACAATAATTCAGGCTGACGGGAATCCTATGAGTGGTTGCGACAATGATGAATCTACAACTCTTCAGGCTCTCGCGAGCGCGCAATTATTCGATCGCATGAACGCCAAGGCGTATTTACTCCTTTCGGGCGGCACCAACGCAAGAACGGGCTGGCTTGCGCGGATGATGGGTATAAATTATCACGGGGTCTCGGTCGGATCTTATGCGCGCCATCTCGTGCAAAAGTATTTTAAAGAACATCTTGATTTAAGATACGAAGACCTGTATAATCAGAGAGAAATATTCGATGAAGTCGTAAATAAAGTTCGCCCACTCGTGGCGAGTATATAGGAGATGAAATGATCGATATAAAAGCCGGGAAATATGTTTTCAAAAATATTGAAGCCATTATATTCGATAAAGACGGAACTCTTATCGACTCCGACATTTATTGGGGCGCAATTATCCGGCGCCGCGCGGAAGAGATTCATAAAATATATGATATCGGATTAAAGGCCAATATCGAAAAAAAAATCACCTGCACCTCGATGGGACTTAATACGGTTCGTGACGTTTTATTCGAAGACGGCCCGGTGGGAAGATATAGTAGGGAAGCAGTTATTGCGAGCGTTATTCTTAGTCTTTGTAAACGCGGATATAGCGCTTCATATTACGAAATAGACAGGATTTTCAAATATGTCCATTCTTCTTTATCTTCGGCTGATTTTAAGAAAATAATTCAGCCCGTTCCTGGCGCCAGGTTATTTGCGAATAGACTGAAAAAGATTTCGAAAGATGCGCTGATTCCTATTGCAATAATATCTATGGATGATGTCAGAAATACGGAAGCGTGCCGGCATATTTTCGATTTCGGAGAGCACTATTCTGTCTCTTACGGAGTAGGCCCAGAGAAAATATCCAAACAAATCTTATCTTTGAATTTTCTTACAAAAGAAAATATTAAACCAGAAAACTGCCTCTTTATTGGGGATACTTGCGGCGATATGAAAATAGGAATGAGTTTTCGGGGTAAATGCCTTGGAGTTACCACAGGCAACACTCCGGCAAGCCATCTTGTCCCGTACTGTCACGGGATCGTTTCAAGTCTTTCCGAGTTAAAGATTGAGGTTTCGAAATGATAATCACCGATTGCACAATTCGAGATGGGGGTCACACGAATAATTGGGAATTCTCTGATGAACTCGTCCGTAAAACATACCACGCCGCGACTCAGGCTGGGGTAGATTTTTTTGAACTCGGATATATTTCGAACAAACTGGATCGTGGTTTTTATGGTAAAATGAAGTTAAATGGAAATCACGGACTCGAAGATATTGAGACTCAAAAGTGTAAAATAATCGGAATGATAGACTGCGATCGCAATACGGAAATAGACTGGACAAAGGCTGAAAACAGCCAGTTTAAATATATTAGGCTCGCGACGTATTCTCATAATATCGATATCGCTTTGAACCTTATCCCAGGACTTATTCTGAGAGGCTACAAGGTCTTTTTAAGTCTTATGGGTTTCTGCCGTTTCCAGAACTCCGATCTCAAATATCTCAGCCGGCTCACTCAGGATTTCAAAGATAGCATAGAAGCGATTACTTTCGCGGACAGTTTTGGATCAATGCTTCCCGAAGAAGTTCTGTATTGTTATTTGAAACTCCGGGATCTCGGGTTTTCAAGGGTTAATTTCCACGCTCACAATAATACCCAACTTGCATTCGCGAATGTCCTCAAGTTATTGAAAACTGAATCCCCCTATGGCATAGATGCCTCTGTTTATGGGATGGGTCGTGGGGGAGGCAATCTTCCTATAGAACTTTTAATACGACATCTTCGCAGGGAAGGCATTAATAAATATTGGGATGTTCCTTATCTTAAACTTATCAATTCTCATTTTTATAGGATGAAAGAAGATTTTTATTGGGGATACAATACAAACACTTTAGAAGCCGGGATCGCCGGGGTCCATCCTTATTATGCGGACTACTTAGACGATAATAATGTGGACGAAATCTGGCGGGAAGAGATTCTTTTCCGGGTTCAGAAAGAACTCCCTGTAAATTATGACGAGGATAAAATAAGCGAGTTGATAAAGGATGTACCGCGTGTTTAATCAAAAGAATCCTGGAAAAACAATGTGGATCACCCACGCCGAATCCGGCCGTATTCTTTCGAAGACTCCGCGGAACCAAATGGATTTTCTTCTGATAGACGGGGAACACGGCAGGATTTCGTATAACGAGATAGGACATTTGGTTTCAGAGATAGACGAAAAGACGAATGCTTTTGTTCGGGTTCCCGCGGATGTTTCGGGGAGCCTTGTTTGTAATATTTTTGACTCTGGTGCGTCCGGACTTCTCGTTTCAGGTGTTGAGTCGAGGAAAACGATTCAAAAAATAAGAAACTATGCGAATTATCCCCCGAACGGGACTCGGAGTTATTCGCCGTATTGTCCGGGCAATTCTTATGTGAAATCAGAAGGTAACTCTCCGAACCTTGTGGGTTCAATTATCGAAAGCGCCTTGGGTTTTGCTAATTTTCAAGGCATAGTCGAAGATAGCGATTTTATTTACTATGGGGCCTACGATATGATGATCGATCTGGGAGAAAAAGAACTTTATTCTGCACAGTCTCTCAAGTTCTTATACGAAATCGGGTTGTTATGTCGGGGTTTGAAAATACCTTTAATTGCTATGGCTACATCGCTCCGAGAGAAGGTAATTCTTTTCGAGTGCGGGGTTAATGTGTTTTGTATTGGGGTGGATTCAGATATGCTTCTGGGGATGCAGGAGAATCGGATTAAGGAGATGGGCATTTGAAACTTTCAGATTATGTAATTGACTTCATCGCGAAACGGGGATGCGAAAAAGTATTCATGGTAGCCGGCGGCGGCGGGATGCACTTAATCGATTCCTTGGGCAATCATCCTCAACTCGAACATATATGCTGCCACCACGAACAAGCCGCGGTAATGGCCGCGGAAGGGTATCAGCGTATTTCCAATCGACTCGGGTGCGCGCTCGTAACCACGGGCCCCGCAGCTACAAACGCGATCACTGGGGTTGCGTGTGCATGGAACGACTCAATCCCGATGATAATTATTTCCGGGCAGTCGAATTCGCAATGGCTTATTGATCAGACGGGACTGCGACAGCGCGGGGTGCATGAAGTCAATATTACGAGTCTGGTGGCGCCAATAACGAAATATGCAATTACAGTCCGGGATGCAAATGAAATTGAAACCATAATGCAGATCGCGTATGACAAGGCGACTACGGGACGCCCCGGCCCGGTATGGGTTGTGATATCCCGATTGATATTCAGAGCAAAGATATATCCTTGTCCGGGGTTGAATTAAAACGGGATTGGTTGATGTCGGTTTCCGAAATGAAAGCCCAGTTGGATAATCCGAAACTTATTACAAAAGGGCTTGCGGAGGCGAAACGCCCGATTATAGTTTTAGGTCATGGAGTTAAACTTTCAGGAACTCAAGTGAAAGCACTGCATTACGCTGAACTCTTTCAGATTCCTATAGTTACAACAAAGCTTGGATTTGATTTGATTACAGAATATAACCCTCTCCTTGCCGGCCGGATTGGGGTAAACGGACAGCGTTGCGGGAATATCGCGGTGCAGAATGCAGACTTTATCCTTGTCTTGGGCGCGCGCCTGTCCCAGCCCACAACGGGATATAATTTTAAAGCGTTCGGAAGAAACGCGAAGATCGCGATCGTAGATGCGGATCCCCATGTCTTGAATGAAAATTTCAAGAAATTCAAACCTGAATACATTATTCTGTCCGATCTCAATATGTTTTTCGACAGGGTTAAAGACTTGGTGTTTCCTATTTGCGCTCGCGAGAGAAAATCATGGCTAAAGAAAATTCAAGACTGGCGGGGCTCATTAAAATTCGCTCCTCTCAAAGAGTATGACCCCTACGTTCATCACGAAGACGGGTTTATTAATTCGTATTCGTTTTACCATTCGCTTTCTCAGGCAATGGCTCCCGGGGACATAATGGTAACGGATCAGGGCGCCGCTTTCTATGGATACAACGTCACTTTCCAAGTAAAAAAGGATCAGCATATATTTACCAACGGCGGGTTCTCGCCAATGGGCTATGGGCTCCCCGCGGCGATCGGGGCACATTTCGGAAGAAACGGTTCGAGAAAAAATCTCGTGTGCGTACACGGGGACGGCGGGCTTATGTTGAATTTGCAGGAACTCCAAACCGTCAAGTTCCACAAAATTCCTTTAAAACTTTTCGTTTTCAATAATCAGGGTTATCTCAGTATAAAGCATACCCAGGATCTTTATTTCAACGGACATAGGGTGGGGTGCGATAAGAAGAGTGGGCTCACTCTGCCTCGTCTGGATTGGGTCTCTATGGCGTTCGATATGCAGTACGATTGTTTCGATAACGAAGGCGATTTGATAAAGGCTTTCCCGAGAATATTCGCGGCGCCGGGGCCGATGCTTATCGAAATCAAAATGAATCCGGAACAGAAATTCTGGCCCAAGACGGTTTCGAGTAAACGTCCGGACGGGACAATGGTATCCCCGCCCCTCGAAGACATGACCCCCAAGATAGATATTAAGCGTGAGATGTACATAAAGGATTGGAATTATGAATAAACTTCTCACGATTTATATCCCAACATATAACAGGGGAGATCTTTTGTGGAAACAGATCGAGTCTATCTTTTGGGGGCTCGATGAAACCGAAAGGGATCTCTTGGAAGTTATCGTTTCCAATAACGGCTCTCCCAAAGACTTCGCAAGAGGATTATATCCGATTAAGTATATTGATCATTCCGAGAACATCGGCGCGGAAGGTAATTACTCGGGTGCTTTCGCTCAAGATATTGGGATTTATTTTTGGCTTTTGAGCGATGATGATACACTGAAACCCGGAGCGGTTAAAAAAGTTCTTGCCTATCTCAAGGATCTCCCTATACATCTTCAGGAAAATTTGATTTATTTCCCAGTGACTTTGTTACCACAGCATTCGGAAAAACAAGGCTGGACTCAGGATGAATTCGTTAGGTTTTTAAATTTTGGTTTAGGTAAAATAAGTAATGTCATATATTCAAGACACTATTTAAAACATGCTCCTGTTTTTTTCGATAACCTTTTTACTCGCTTCGCCCAACTCTCAATGATATTTGAATCAGCGAAAGATAAATGTGTTCAGACATATTGTCTCGAAAATTTGGATTACTTTATTCAGAAACAGGCGGCCCCGATCTTTACCCCCAACGGGTATGTGTATTCCTTATACGGATTCGTCTGCGCGTGCCGAAATTTGAAGCCAGAACTCTTTAGAGAACTCATGACGGGTTGGTGGGCCGGCAGTGCTGCGGATGCTTCGAATGAGTGGAAAATAAATATCGCGCCTACGCAAGCCTTGATGTGCTTTTCATTGTTGTTAAAACATGATATAATATGCCAAGATCAATATTTGGTTCTTATTTCAAAGATAAAGGGATTTTGATGCAAGATATAAAGAATCAACACTATCTGGGGCAGATAGATAAACGCGAGTTTATTAATAGGATGCAAGAATATCATCGGATTCTTTTCAGATATGCAGAGGAACTCGGGCATGTCGGGATATCTCATATTGATATCAGCGCCGGCGAGGTCGTTTTTACTTCGAGAAAAAACAGAGTTAGGATGGTAGTAAATATCGAGGATAAAAGAATAATACCTCTCGAGATATTTAATTTCGGAACCTACGAGGAAGCCGAACTTGACATGATCCTTGCGCTTATTGGGGATTCGGGTACATTCTTTGACATCGGGGCCAACATCGGCTGGTACAGCCTTAATGTTGATAAGGCAAAAGAGAAATGGAAGATCGTTGCGTTTGAACCTATTTGCAATACGTTCACTCAGCTCAATTATAATGTTAAATTAAACGGGAGTTGCGCCAAGGTATTTAATTGCGGGTTATCGGATCAAAATAAAAGTATCCCTTTTTATTATTCGCCGGAATGGTCGGGTAACGCTTCGAGTCAAGATCTTGGAGTTGATATTCCCAAGAAAATTGAACACTGTAAAGTAAGAAAAATGGACGAGTTCGTAAAAACGCATAAGTACAGAGTTGATTTTATTAAGTGCGATGTCGAGGGCGCCGAACTCAATGTATTCAAGGGTGGAGAAAAAACTATTGCGCGCGATCTCCCGATGGTGTTTACTGAAATCCTCCGTAAGTGGACGGCCAAGTTCGGATATCATTATAACGGTATTTTATCTTTTTTCTTTGATTTGGGGTATAATTGTTATATAATAGAAGCCGGGAAACTGGTTCAGATAGATTGGATAACCGAGCAAACTGAAAACACCAATTTCATTTTTCTTCATAAAGAAAAACATCTCGGACTTGAAAGGGTTAAAGGACTTATAAATGAATAGCATTTTAAAAGAAGACTTTGATTTAATTATAAAACAGGAAGGCGAGCGGTTGAATTTCCTTAATAGGAAGTCGGTCTTTATAACGGGCGGGACCGGGCTTGTCTTGTCCTATCTCGTTAAATTTATTCTTTATAGGAATGAAACCTTGACCCCGGATTTACAGACTTTATTGACTCTGACGGTTCGAGACAGAATAAAATATGTGGATGAGTTCAGACCACAGCCGGGAATGAAACTTAGACCCGTTTTCAAGAAAGTTGAAAACATAGACGAGTCCGACATTGTCGCTTCTGGTTGCGATTATATTATTCATGGCGCATCGCCGGCGAAGCCGACTGATTTTAAAAAAGCGGCGAATGTATGGCGCCCGAATATTGAAGGCACTCTCAAAATATTGAAATATGCGACACCCAATGTAAAGAACATCTTATTTCTAAGCGCTGGGGAAATATATGGGGCAGGGCCACAAGGGGATTGTCTTACAAACGAGACTGATTTCGGCGGGCTCGATTGCGCCGCGGCGAGATCGGCGTATCCCGAAAGCAAAAGAATGGCGGAGCAGATGATCTTTTCCTCTGGATTCCCCTGTAAGATTGCTCGGCTATTTCACACCTACGGTCCCGGGGTTTCCGAAAAAGATCACAGAATATTTTCTGAACTCGTCTGGGCGGCGGTAAATAAAAGAGATATAGTTCTCAATAGCGACGGATGTTCTACCCGGGCCTTTCTTTATTTAAGAGACGCTACGATTGCATTTTTAAGATTGCTCGCAGCCCCCGGGGAGCCCGCAGTCTATAACGTGGGGAACTCGAGCGCGGCTGTTACGATGCAGAGGCTTGCTACATCGATCGCAACAAAGTACGAATTAAATGTAGTGAATAAAAAAATAAAAACAATGTCGAATTCTCGTTTGTATTTCGTGCCGGATTGTTCGAAGATACAACGCGAACTCGGCTGGGAGCCCCAGGTGGGGTATCTCGAAGGATTTGAAAGGACGATAAATTATGAAAAAGAAAGAAATAGGTAACATTAAAATTGGACCCGAAATCAGATATGAACTCAATTTTGGCAAATTGAAGACGGTAAAAGATATCGCGACAGCCCTGACTTATGTTCTTAAAGTCAGGTTCAACGAAGAGAACTATAAGAAAATGCCGGCTTCTATTCGCAAGGCTTGTTCAAAAATAAAACTGAACGCCCAGGGCGAGGTAATCAAATGAAGGTTGTAATCCTCGCGGGCGGGTATGGGACACGGCTCGGGGAAGAAACGAGTATTCGCCCGAAGCCGATGGTGGAGATAGGCGGCAAACCTATCCTCTGGCATATCATGAAGCATTTTAGCCATTTCGGATTCAATGAGTTCGTGATATTATTGGGCTACAAGGGCGAAATGATCCGGGACTATTTCGTGAACTATAAACGGAATAATTCGGATGTAACGATATATTCTTCGGGAGGAAGTAATTTATATGGCGGATATAAATCGCCTCCTCCTTTTTCCTCTGTTGAATTAATCGATACTGGGGAAAACTCTCTTACTGGAACTCGAATCAAGAAGGCGATAGAGTCAATAGGTGCGAATTGTTTTTTCTTGACATACGGAGACGGGGTTTGTGATGTTGATTTGAATAAAGTGATCGGACACCACGAACATCAAAACTCATTAGTAACACTCACTTCGGTTCGGCCGCATGGTAGATTCGGGTGCCTCCATTTCGGAATCGACTCTGGTAAAGTCGAGTCTTTCGTTGAGAAGCCGAAAGCTGAAAAGGACTGGATTAACGGGGGATACATGGTATGTAATCCCGAGGTTTTCGATTATATGCCTTACGAAAATTTTTCTTTCGAAGAAGTTGTGCTTGCGAAATTGTCGATGCTCAATAAGGTATCTGCGTATAAACACGACGGGTTCTGGCATAGCATGGATACTTTAAAAGATAAAAATGATCTCGAGAAAATGTGGCGGGAAGGCAATGCGCCTTGGAAGGTGTGGGAGTAAATGGGAATGCCGTGGAAAAACGAACACTGGTGCAGTTCGTTGTATTCGAAACTGCAAGGTTTTATGTCTCAATTCTATCAGGCGAGAAAACAGTACGACGAACTCTGCGCGAAACAACGCCCTTTCCGGGTGCCTTATGCCGGCCGCGTATTCGACGAGAAAGAAAGGCTTGCTTTACTCGAAGCCGTATGCGACTTCTGGGGAACCGACGGTGAAATATCGAATCGATTTGAAACCGCATTCGCTAAATTTGTGGGGTCAAAGCACGCCATATTCGTGAACTCGGGTTCATCCGCGAATCTTCTCGCTGTCGCGGCTTTAATGAATTGGGCGAATGATCCCGATAAAACCGAGTATCCCGTTCTGAAACCGGGAGACAAGGTAATTACGCCGGCGCTATGTTTCCCTACCACAGTTTCTCCCCTTGTCCAGTTTGGACTTATCCCTATTTTTTGCGATGTGACCCAAGAGGAAAACTATAATATTACAGTCAAGAATTTGGAAGAGGCGTTCAAAAGGCATCCCGACGCCAAAGTGGTGATTGCGGCGCATGTTCTCGGATCCCCATTCGAAGCCTCGAAGGTTCAGGATTGGTGTAAAAAAAATAACCTCTGGATGATTGCGGATTGCTGTGACGCCCTCGGCGCCAAGGATGGGATTACATGGAATATATCTCATTTCTCGGATATAGCAACATTTTCATTCTATCCCGCGCACCACTTATTTACCTTCGAGGGCGGTATGGTATGCACCGACGATCCCGACATAGCAAAAGTGCTTCGGAGCCTTCGGGATTGGGGCCGGGATTGCATGTGTCCGACGGGAAAGGATAATTGCTGTGGTAGCAGGTTCGACCAGCAATTCGAAGGTATTCCGGAAGGCTATGACCATAAATACATTTACTCAACATTTGGGTTTAATTTAAAGGCGACAGAGTTTCAAGCCGCGGTGGGATGCACCCAACTCGAAAAATTGCCCGGGTTTATTGAAACGCGCAACGAGAACTGGGATTGGTGGAAAATGACCCTGTCCCAGATTAAGGGCTTCAACGAAAATATAGATATGCCTGATGATTCCCAGTTCACTACGGTTTTGGGCAAGTTGCGAGAGCCTTCATGGTTCGGTTTTGTAATGACTCTGAAGCCGGACGCTAAATTTTCTCGAAGTTCTTTGGTTCGATATCTTGAATCACAGAACATTCAGACCCGAATGATCTTCGCCGGCAACATAATGCGGCAACCCCTTATGAAGACGATGCCGGGTATCGCGGCAATAAATAATGTTTCCTTCCCTGTTTGCGATATTGCAATGGACAGAGCTTTCTGGATTGGGGTTTATCCGGGATATGAGAAAGAACATTTTGTTCATGTGGAAAAACATTTTAAGATATTCCTGAAACAGTTCGATTAGATGTTGCGGAAATGAAACATATCTGGTATAATAAGGCCGAGAGGTGGTAACATGACACCGTTCGGCCTTAATTATTGTAACACGTTTAATTTTCCGCCCGAGAAAATGGAAAAAGTTTTAAAGAATTTGTCAGAAGACGATATCAAGTATCTTCTGAATTCGTGTATGGAGCAATACGCGATCGATGTGAGTGAAACCAAAGGGGAAGTCTTGCATGGCTAGAGCGCCCAAGACAAGCAAAGAAATAAAAGCGTATCGGAACATCGATGAGTTCCTTTTAAACGAAGATTTCCCTGCGAATCCCAAGTTTGATCTCTTCGGGATCTTTAAAGAAACCGAACGCTATATGCGGGATGTCCAGATGTGCCAGGATCCCGATATAATTCTTTGGAACGATATAAAGAAAACTTTCCTTGATATATTTGATTCATATGGACACAGCGAATCCGCTTTCCTTTTAAGACTTAAAGATGTGACCGGGTACGAGAGCCCGCGTAAAATCAAGGCGAGTATTACGACCCCTGACGAACAGCGTAAATCAATCGATTCGCAAAAGAATGATTTAAAACCTATCCCTTCCGCGGATTTGGATCGAATTCTCAATATGAACGCGCTTTCCGAGGAAGAGGAAGTCACAAAACGGACTCGGGAGAAAGCGTATAAAGACGATTTCAACCTAAATAATTCGAGTGATGTCCCGATTCTCGCCGAAGTCTTATCTTGTGAAATGGCGCTCGCCAGATTCACCCTTTACGAACAAAGAAATCCCCGGACTTTTATCGGGGAGGAAAGAGATCTTATTTTCACCCGACTCCAGAAAGCCCAGAACACCCTCGGGGTTTCCCGAATAAAAAGAACCGAGGGCAGTGACGATTTAACCGATACGATCGCTTCGGCTGTTGAGACTTATGAGTATATGGCGCAGTTTGTTGATTTGGATCGACTCGAATTTCTGGAAGAACTCGATATCTTGATTCAGCGATATAACCGGGGCGAGATTGAGGCTTGGTTATTCGTGAGTTATATAGGAGAAATCCCGACGGCATGTATTCAAAACCTTGGAATGACGGTACACGATGCCTGCAAAGATTTTGTAGATAAACAAATAATCCCTTTCTTTTTAAGCCATGAACCCGAAATCGCGGTGTTGACAGAGAAATGCAAAAGCGTCAAAATATAGATGAGATTAAATCTCAGATAAATACGATCCTGGGGATCTACGAGGACACCGTCCGGGATACCGCGATGCGGCTCGACTATGAGCGCCGGGATGAATTGATGAACTGCATTCGTTACACGGTGTATCGCAAGGCGCTTCGTTTTGTTATTGCGGATTGTCAGAATGGGGTTGTTGCTTTTGAGACGATGAAATCCGAGATTTATCGGATAATCCGCGGAGTTAATTCCAGGAATATTTACTATCATATCCTTAATAAAAAGAGGGATGTCCATACCGTACCCTTGGACGATAACACGGCACCAATTCAGCACTGGGATGATCTCTCGGACGCATTTGATAAAAACGAAATACTCGATGAGGTTTTTGAGAATATATCGCCGGCGTGTTGTCTCGTAATAATCGAAGGGCTTGGTAATACAGTGGGATCTCCTTTTTTCGAATACTATCAAATCTTCAAAAGTGAATACAATAGGGTACGCGCAAAGAATCTTTGCAAATTTTAATCGGAGGCGAAAGGAATGCTCATTTCAATCAACAGGGAACGCCTTTTCAAGGCTCTCGACGCGACAGTGAAACTTGCCAAGGCAAACAAGTTATTACTGCCGAATATCGTGGTTATGCAAGTGATTCCGGGACAGAACTATGTGACATGGCATGCCAACGATGGTATGACCTTCGCGTCGATTCAAACGCCCGGGCAGTTTCAGGGCGAGGTTTCCCCGATGCTCCTCGGTATTCAGGGATCTCTTATCAAAGATATCGTAGAGAACTGCGATAAGAAAATCGAAGTGAGTCTCGATGTGGACCCAGGCTCGGGTCGCATCAAGGTTTTGCAGGGATCTTTCGAAACAGACCTGAGTTGTATCGGTCTGACATCCCTCTTCGCCCCCAGTTTTGGGGAAGAAATCTGGAATTTCCTTGTCCATGCGCCATATCTCGCCGACGCATTTGAGAAAGTAAAATTCGCATGTGGTCCCAAGGAATGCGCCGACAAAAGACTGTGCGCTATCCACGCTTTCAGTAAGGAGAATGAAGTCATATTCGAAGCCACGAACGGCAAAGTGCTTTCCCATACCACCCTTGAACTCGTAGAGCCGCCCGAGACTGAATTTACGGTTGCAATCCCGCCCGCATTCCTCGAGTATTCCGCAGGTGTTTTAGCCACCGGCGAGGTCGAAGTCAGCGCCTCAAATTCGATGGTAATGATCTCGGCCGGCGAGGGGCTTTATCAGATAATGAGTCGAATAATGCCGGTGAACCGGATCGCTTCCGAGAAACTTATGATGACAAGCGATACGGCTGTATCTTTCGAAATCGATTCGGAAACCCTGGCCCATGAGTTGAGCAAAATCACAAGCCTTATCCAAAACAAGTCTTATCTTGTCGTGAACTGCAAACTCTCCAAAGATAAGATATTCAGGCTTTCATGTGGTAGCGATCTCAACACCGCGCACAGCGTGATCACCCAAGGCATAATCGAACTCTCTCGCGATATCGAGTTCAATATCTCCGCCCAGCTTTTCTGCGACAGCCTCGCAACAATGTGCGGCGCGCTGCATTTCACCGTAGACCCCGACACGAATAAATGCGTTATCAGACAGTTCTTCGCGAATCCGACGGACGGGTCGAAGATAATTCTGGAAACAAACATTAGAATGATAGGACTCAGTTATTAATGGGACTTTTAAGTCTATTCTCTAATAAAAATGTCAAATCGGATTGGGCGACCCGGAAGCGGTACTTGAAAATGGTGTACGGCTTCCGGACCCACCCGCTCTGGTTCGCGAGGGCGATTCTTGGGATAAAGAATGCCCCGCACCAGCGGATATGCGCGCGCATGTTTTTTCGCAAAAGTAAATGCGTTTGGCTCCTGTCTCGTGGTGTCTCCAAGACCTTTCAGGAAGGCGAATACAATCTGATTCTGGCTATCCTTTATAAAGCATATAAGATTATGTCCACAGCGGGGGGCTCGTTCAAACAGACGGCGCAGTCGTTCGATTACGCAGAGTCGATTCTCAAGAATGAGATCGCCGGCCAGACTCCGAAACAATATATATCTAAAATACTAGAAGAACCCCGGAAACCCGTGAGTAAAAAAACGAACGAATACACGATTAAGATCGCGAAGAGTTCGATGAAAGGCGTTTCGATCGCCGGCGATATTCTTGGATTCCGTGGGTTCAGGGTTAATGTGGGTGAAATGGATGATGTTCCCCGGGAGACTTTGACCCTCGTAATCGAACCCTTCATGAATGTCCAGTACGATCCAATGAGTGATTTGGATAAGAAGGAAAGCGATAGCGACTTTTATTATTATGCGTTTCGCAATCCGATAAAAAATAAGAACTCAATCCTTCTTTCTGGCACCCTTTCCTACGATTACACAGCGTATTGGAATACGATAAATCAGTATCTCGATTATGTAAAAAATGGGAGTAAGGAACACGGGATTGTCATTCTTGATTTTCAGGATACATATATTGGAGACTCCACTTTTGATCACCCGAACGTGAAACGGCGTTATTTCAAAATGGATCTTAATAATATTCTCAACTCTTTTGCGGACCCTCTCACTGACAAAGATATTTGGAATTCCCAGAACAAAAATAGAGTCATGGTTTCCTCGGGGCGCGAGTACGGGCCCGAGATGGTTTTTAATTCGTATAAGTCCCGGGATGGCATGGATAGCCGGATTATCCCGTTGCTATCCTCGGATCGCCCTTGTGTGTTCGGAATAGACCCTTCCAAGTCCTCGATGTCATATAAGAACGCAGAGTTTAGTCTTGTTGTGAATATGGTAGACGAGGATCGATTCCGGGTTGTGTCATGTTTCGGAAAACAGGGAATGTCGCATCTCCAAATGACGGCTACGATATGTAAATATTTCCGGAAGTTCCCGGGGGTAAGACTGATTTGCATCGATCAGGGCGGCGCCGGCTCGGAGATCAAAGATAATTTAAGGAACAGGGCAACCCTCGATATGCTTGGGTATCCCGATATCCCTTTGATCATAGATCCCGACGATATAATGAATGCGCCTTTAATCATGGATGGTACTTCCCCCTACGTTTCGATCCTTAGGATGCTGGCGCCATCTGCGGAAAAGAATACCATCTGGAATAATTTCTTGAAGTCTTCTCTGGAGTCCCACACTCAACTCATGCCTCGCACCTATATAAATCAGGCGGAAATCTTTGATACGGATAATCTCCCCAAGGAATACCTGGCTCGGATGGAGGAGATAAAGGATGAATATCTTGGGATTCACATGCTGAAGATTCAGCTTACGAAGGTGCAACTCGAGCGCGCGGGAAACTATTTTAAATATTTCATAGCCAAGGGTCAAAAGGATAGATATTCCGCTATGGTGTATGCAAGCGCCGGGGTGCAGATGATCCGGCAGATGGGAATCCAAGACGATGCAGATGATGTTGGTGGGTGTACCGGCTAATGAGGCAACCCATTATTTACAAATACATTAAAGTTCAAATATCGCGTTTGTTTTTTATGTTCGGGTATAGCCCTGTTATTTTGTCAAATAAATTCCAGATCGATTTGGATTTGGTGAATTCAATTATTGCAAATGCGAAGAAAAGTTATGAACTCGAAAAAAGCGAAGATAAATTTGATCCGGAAGAACTTTATTCCATTTTCAAGAATACAGATGCGAATCATACCCATTTACAATTCCGTTTTAGGAAAAGACGGAGTGATGTGATCAATCTTCTTGACTCTCGTTTTGGGAGCGAAATGGAATCCATTATAAAGAAAAAACGAGATTTCGCCCGGAACTGCGATGCTTTTCTGAAATATTCCATATCTGAGATGGAAATAGATGTGCTCAAAAGTAACCCCAGATATGTTGAATGGGAACACTTAATCCAAAAGAGAGATAATTCTACCTGCCGAATGTGCGGGCATTCTCATATTTCCGGGAAAATAAAAACTACGATTTATCATATTGACGAGTTTCTTTATTTTCCGGAACGCCGGCTCGATGTGGATAACGGGATCACCCTGTGTCGATATTGCCGGGAAGAGATGGAACCGAATTGGATAAATGCAAAGACGGGATTAAAACAAATTATAAAATCATTGGAGGCTACGAAGAATGTCTAAGTTATCGCAAAAACTCAAAACATTAACGCCGAGTGGCGAGATGGAAGAGGTTTTCGCAGAGGCTTCTACGATTTCGTTCACCCCGTCGATCCCTTATTTGCAGAGCATCCCCGAGTACAATTCCATGATCTCCCAGGGCGCCGTTGTCGAAACCATCGCGAAACAGGCAATTATTTTATCGAACAAACTTTGGTTCCTTGGCGGAGTCTATAGAACTGTTATGGATTCTATAATAGGTCTCGCGTGCGGAACCGTATTTGTAAAAACCAAAAACAAAAAAGTAAATAAATATACGAAATACTGGCTAAGACATGTCAACCGGGCTAACCCGAGAACAATCCGCGGTCAGTTCACCCTGACCCAACGCCTTATTAAAGATTATATAGTGAGTGGAAACTTTTTCCCTTACGAGAAATGGGAGACGGAACCCAAGGCGGGCCCGGATGTGTTTCTGCCCATGAATGTTTTAATGCTCAATCCGATCGCTATAAATATGAGCCTTGCCAACGGGTTTTTCGAAAACATCGTGTTTACAAGTATGCCCTACAATGAAGGCAGCGGGCAATTAAATCCGGGGAGAGCCGATACGGTAACAATCCGGACTTCAAACATGCAGAGGATGGCGCTCGGCGGGACTGACTATATGCTCTGGGGTATCCCGTATGGAGCCCGGGCGTTCGCCGATATCGCAAGGAAGGACAGGGTTAGAAACCTTGATGATGTTATTTCACAGGGAATCAAAGACGATATAACTGTATTTTGTTTCTATGACGATAAGGTGGGGCAAAATGCAAAACAGCCCACTGTGGCTAAATTCAAACAACTCATGGATAGCACAAACGGAGTCTCTAATAAAAATATATTCTGGGGTGGCCCTATAAAAATATTGAGGACTGGCCCCAATGGCGAGATCCTGAAATACCAGGAAAGATATACCCAGATCGACGATGATACCTATGATTCTCTGGGATACCCTCGCTTCCTTATCTCGGGAAAATTTGAAGGCGGCTCCAGCGCGGCCGAGACTGCATTAACAAACTTGCGCTCTCTGATTCAGAATATACGTCAAAACATTTGCGCCTGGTACAGTTCGCGCATAGAAAAGATGATGGAGATAAATGGAGACGAAGTGGATGATCTTCAGGTTTACATGTCTCTTTCTGATCTTAACGATAACGCAACATTCTTTGCGAAGATAAAAGCCCAGAGGGATTCCGGAATTATCTCGAGCGAAACCGTTGCCGACATCTACGATTACAGCGTTGGGATGCAGGAATATCAGGAAACTGAAGAGTACATGAAACAAATGGAAGATGAGAATTATCGCTTTGGGCGCCCCGCTGCGGTTCCCTTTCAGGGGGTAGCCGGCGCAGAGCAATCCGGCCCGGGCGGAGCAAAGCAGAACGGACGCCCAGCCAAGGCGGATCCCGCTTCGGTTCTTAAATCGACTGCACAGAAAAGACTTGCGAATAAAACTAAAGAAAAGAATAAAGTCAAAGCAAGTATCGAAGATATCGTTGAAATCTATGCCTCCAGTCTTTTCGCGGATTTGAGCCTTGATTATGTGGGAATGGAAGACAAGATTTATATCCCCTTGACCACGGCGTGCCATATCGCTGAAGCCGTGAAGCAGAGCGTCGAGAATGATATTATTCCGGAAACTGTATTAAGGGAAGCCATGCTCGAGGAAGCCAATAAATTCAGTCTCGATGTTCAACATTTAATTGTGGCCGGTGAAGTTGAACAGACTGAAATAATGAACAAAACAAATACTTTAAAAGAAAATCTTACAATCCGAGTTTATTCATTACTGGATAGATATCGGAAGGAGTTAGAAAATGCGAATTAAAGACCTCGATTTCTCGAAAGGCGAAGCCGTGAAAGGCGGGATCTCTTCTCTCCTTTTTCCTTCCGCACACGCGACTTATTGCAAAATCAAATCGCATATGGTGGCTTCAGGCTGTGGCGCCAAGGACAAAGTAACTTCGGCACAATGCGATAAGATCAAAGCGGGCTGCAAAGATAAAAATCTTGTATCCCAGGATATTTCGAACGAAGACATGGACAAGGTTATGTGTGAAATTCAGAAATGCTGGGACGATCTCGATGAGGAAAGCGATCCGGAACCCGAGATGGGGAAACAGGGTGCCGAGGTTCAGGCATCCCTTGAACCTTCTGAAGTCCAGAGGTTATCCGATATTCTCCTGTATCGCTTTCGCCCTGTTCTTGGCACATTCACTGTGGGGCATTCCCTGGCGCAGATCGGGGCGAAAAATGTGAATGGAGATGTCATTCCCTTTGAACTCGCTGACTATTTCTGTGAATCCCTCGTGGGTCAGGTTTCGACATGGCAGCATGATCAGACAAAATATATAGGAACAATCCTGGATGCAACCCTCGACTCCCGCACCGGAATTGTATTATGCAATACCCGCTTTTGGGAGGCGCGCCCATTCGTTCGCCCTCTCGTAAAGCAAGTCAGGGACTCGTATAATATGGGGGTCCTCAAGTTTTCTTATGAGATATATAGTTTCGAAGTTGAGTGTTCGGAATGTCATCAAGTCTTTGAAACCCTCGTAAATAAAAAACATGACCATTACTGCGAACACCTAAAGAGTCGCAAGATGCCGGGATCCCCCGTTTCAAGAATTCATAGGCAATTCGTGGTTTCCGGGGAAGGCGTGGTAGCAAATCCGGCGTATCGCGAGAGTCAAACATTTGTTGCCGCATCAGAAAATTTCGAAAATAATGACGAACTCGAAATTCTGGAACGTCTTAATAATATAAATAGAAAATTAAAACTTTCGTAAAAGGAGAAAATCATGAACGAAGAAATCAAAAACAAACTCGACAAAATCGATTTGAATCTTGAAGGCAAGTCTCTTTTTGTCACGGCTGAAATCGAAAAAATAAAAAGCGATAATGAAGTTTTTGCCGCGGCTATCGAATCCAAAGACAAAGAGATGGAACTCGTAAAAGCGGAAAACCTTTCAATGTCGAAAAAACTGCGCGATATGGAAGTTGAAAATCAGGTTTCCGCCGCGATCGTTTACGCCGGCGAAGTCGAGCTCGAACTCGTAAAAGCCGAAGCCGAGCGCAACGCTCTCGAAAACGCATGGACGGCCAAACTTACTGAAATCGGAATCCCCGTTGTAGCCAAAAGGCTCGCCGGATTTTCTGATCAGGGTGCTTTTGACGAATACGTCGCTGAACTCACCCTCGCGATAGATCTCGGCAAGAAAAGCGTAGCCACCCAGGAACGCACTGAAATGACAAAAAATCAGGAACTCGTTCTCGCACATACCGACAAAAGCGGCTTAACTCTTCCCAAGGATCAGGGACTCGGAAAACAGCTCGGGAAAATGCTGGTAGACGCATCAAAGGGTCTTGCGAAAAAGTCCAGATAAAGTTTAGGTAAGAACAACATAAGAAAAAATATTAAGTAAAGGAGAATTCAAAATGTTCAGATTACTTTCTAACCCCATCAATGAAAAAAGCCTCATCGCGGGTCAGGATCTCGAGAGCGGAGAACTCGTTTACGAAGCCGCAAATGGCACCGCACTCAAATCGTCCACCGCAGCCAATGACGTAAAATCCGTATGGATCGCCGTCAGAAACACCGAAATCCAGCCCGAGGCATACCAGAACGAAGCCACGATCAAATCCGGAATCTCCGTCAGGGTAGTCAATGGTTGCAGTTTCCTCTGCGACGCAGACACTCTCAAAATAGCCGACAGTTTCGGAACGGTCTCCACCCGCGGCGATTTCCTCGGTATCAAATCGGGCAAGATCTGCATCGTCAGCTCCGCAACCGCCAGCACCACGGATTATTTCCGTTTCGAATCCTTCGTCGGCGACACCGACTCAGGCATCATGAAAGCCACGATGAAAGCCATGATCTAAATCTGACAAGATCGAATAACATATAAAAAATATTGAGTAAAGGAGAATTCAAAATGGACATCAGCAAAATCAATCCTAATCAGGCAAAATCGTTCTTCGATAAATTAAAAAAAGACAATGCCGAATTCGAACAGGTCGTAGCGAAAGTTGCAGAATACGATCTCAAGAATCCCGCACACGTTGCCGAACTCGTAGCCGCCGGCACGTTCTACGTCAACGAATTCATCCAGGCTTTCCCGGATAACGAGGATTTCACCGATATGGTCCTTGAGAAAGGCACCGTAAACGGCGCAACCCTCAGCGTGGAAACCGGATTCGAAGGCAGAGCGTACAAACACGCTATCGGTTCGAAAGCGGTTCAGGTTGCAACTTATTCGAGTTTCGTATCGACCCAGATGGAAAGACTCTCATGGTTTTACATGCTGGACATCGCTGCGGTTCGCGACTCTCTTCTTGTTAAACTGATGACCGACGCGGCTCAGATACAGAAAGGTCTCCGCACCCAGAGAGTCAAATACGTTCTCGACCTCATGATCGCCGCAACCCTGGACACGGATCTCGTTGCTTCCGCTTCCACCCTCGTCCAGGCCACCGTCAATACCATGATCCGTAAACTCTCTGCTAAAATTGGCGGGGTAGCCGGTATCATAGGCGGAGCTGACCTTATCGGACAGTTCTCGGAATTCACGGGATACTCGGACCTCACCCAGAGAGACATCGACGTAAAAGGCGCTCTCAAAACGTACCACGGCATTCCGTTGTACTCGATATACGATGTTCCCGAATACATCGTTGACGGAGCCGGCAAGAAGTACAAAACCGCACAGCTCGACCAGACCCATTTAATATATGTCGGTAAAAAAGCCGGCGTCTACGGTTCCAGCGGCCAGTCCACGATGTCCGGCCCGGACGTAGAAAAGATGGGCACTCTGTCCCATACCGCAGAAGACTTCGGCGCCATAATCGTAGCCGACCAGTTCTTCGCTCTCCATACCGTAACTGGCTAATTCCTGCCCGCGTTCCTATATATCCTCCGTACACAAGAGCCGCCTTGCCAGCGGCTCTTTGTGTTTCTATTTGGTAACATTGTCTTGACACCCGGCGCCATATCTGATAGAATTGTTTTAAAATATAGGAGGCGAGCAAAATGGCAAAAAAGAAAGTTACCGAAGTGAAACAGACAGAAAAAAAGGACTTAACATCTCTTTATAAGATAAGGAGTCTTCGCGGAATGGGGAAAGACAAGAAGGGCGAAAACCTTACTTTTATCGCGAATACGAGCAAACATCTCCTTCAGTTTGAACAGGACAATGGCAAAGAAATCCTTCTCGAACAGAACCAGATCATTGCCCTTACGGACTCCGAGGTTCAGATGAATTCCTCGGCGCCGTTCATGTCAGACGGCAGGGTCAAAGAACTCGATGCGAGCGAAGTCGAAGCCTTCTCGAAGATCCCGGCAATAAGCCATATCGATTCAAAGATAGAGGGCAAGGCGTTCGAGTGGATAAAACTTAAAGACGAAGATATCTTGAAACGCGCGGAAGGAATAAGAAGCAGGTCTGCGTTGAATGACCTCCGCAACAAGTGCATCGACGCGAATAAATCCTTCAAACTCATCACTGCACTTGACGAATTGATAAACATATCGGTTGTAGTATAAAACTAAGTTTTAAACTGTAAAAAAACGCTGTAAGGCAAAAAGAATATGCGGAAAGTAATACACGGAGAAGTTTATTTTAAACCTGAAATCAAGACCAGAATTCTTGAGCTAATGAAGGCTCAATGTTCTGCCATTCATTCCGCATATCAGGCTATTCACAAATACGAACAGAAAGGGAATGCAATTAAAAAATATGTAAAAATTAATTTTATGAAGCATTTAAATGGACGTTATATCTCTGACGCCTGCACGCTTGCCTCTGGGATAGAATCAGAACATGTTATTTTTGGCGGAAAATATACGTGGAAAAGATTTCGAAAAGAGAGTATAACTAAAGAGCAATGGACGCAGAAACGTAATTCCCAGTTGTATTCTATGGGAGAAAAATCAAAAAAAGGGAATCCCAATATTCGCATAGAAAAAAATAAAATCTTTGTAAATGAACCCTTAGCAAGAGGAAAGTGGTTAGAGGGTTTGGTATTTGTTTCTGATAAATTTAAGGAATGGAGTTCGGCTTGTTATGATGCCAGGCTTGTATATCGAAAGAACAAATTTAAAATAATGATAACCTTTGAAGTTGAACCCCCAAAATTGTCAGTTATTTTAAATACTAAAGGCACAGTAGGAGTTGACACAAATCCTGATAGACTTGCCATATCTGAAACTAATGAAGCGGGCAATCTTTTAAACCATTACTCTACTAAATTTAAAAAAATTCAGTTTGCTCAAAAAAACAAAAGAGACCATGAAATTCAAACAATGGCTAAACTTCTTGTTGTTCAAGCTTTAAATAAAAATAAGCCGATAATAATAGAAAAATTAAATTTTAAAGAAAACAATAAAAATAAATATTCCAAAAAATTTAAGAGAATGCAACATAACTTTGTCTATCGCAAATTAACCGAGGCAATTAAAATACAAGGGATTAAACACGGAGTTTTAGTAGAAGAGGTTGATCCCGCATTTACTTCTATATTAGGACAACTCAAATACCGAGGTATGTTCTCGTTGAGTTCCCATGAATCCGCTGCGTTAGTGATAGCGCGAAGAGGAATGGGTTTGAGAGAACGCCAGACTTTTAAGATAACCAAAGACCCCAAAAAATTGGGATACTGGAACCTTGAAGGAAGAAAGTATTCCAAGAATATTGGATACAAGGCTTTGGATTATTTAAAAGACTGTTACCTCAAGCCTCCGCTCACTGCGGTTGACCCGGTTCCTATGTAAATAGGCAAGAGGTCAGAATCCGGTGTCGCAAAGCCGGAAGGTAGTCGTAGGTGAGAATTGGTCGCCTATGCGGTGGAATTCAGCCTGACCCAAAGGCAGGTGAAACAGAAATGAAGTTCACGTCAGGAGAACGAAAGGTCTCCTTCCAAATGTGCAAGGTTAATTTTTTGCAAATTTGGTAAACCAGGTGGTTAAAAAAATGGGTGCAATCGAGAAGATTCGAAATAAACTGATCAAAGACGAGAAACTTATCGGAATATATAACGAACTGGTTGATAAATTTAAGAATACTCCAGAAGAAAAACCGGAGTACCTTAAAACGTATCAGGATTTCGTTAATAAAGTAAAACCCGAACCCAAGCCGGCGGATAAGCCCGCGGACAAACCCCCTGAAAAATAAACTGGAGGATAGAATGGCAAAGCGTAAAATCCTTGTTGTCGGGGATTACAATGTCCCGACTGGCTACGGCTATGTGAATGAAAGTATATTCGATCGTATATATGAAAACTTTGATATAAGCGTACTCGCGTGCAATTACGACGGATTCAAGCCGGTATTCCCGGCAAGGTTCCCTGTCTGGGCGTGCAGAAGCACATACAATCTCGCCGATTTCGTACCCATGATTAAAAACATAAAACCTGATATCATATATACTCTGAACGACGGGTATGTAATGCCGATGTATGTCGAGAAATTGCCCGAGATATTCCAGGCTGAGAAACGCCCTGTCTGGGTGCAGCATGTCGTATTCGACGGCGCGCCTCTTGGACCCTGGGCCGACTCTCTTAATCATGCCGACTGTCTTGTTTTCCCTACCCCGTGGCAACAGCGAGAAGTTGCAAAAATATACCCTCATCTCAAATCGAACGTGATTTGGCATGGCGTGGACAAACTCTATTTTCCAATGAAACCCGAGGATAAAGCGAAAGTAAAAGTCGGGTACTATCAGGATCCCAATGTTTTTGTTTTCGGAATGGTGGGCAAGAATTTTCAGAGAAAAAGATTTCCTGAACTCGTCGAGTCATTCGCTAAATTCAAGAAGATGCTCCCTGAGGAAGAGGGCAAAAAGGTAGTCCTCGCCGTATATACTACCGAGGCCCATTTGACCCCGGACAGCTTTGATATCCTGACAATGGCAACCCATTTCGGACTCAACAAAACTAATCGGGATGTCGTGTTTATCCGGCCGACGAACCGCGCGTTCACCCACGCCGAGATGAATCAGCTCTACAATAGTTTCGATGTGAACTGCCTCTTCTCGTATGGGGAAGGCTATGGGCTTCCCATTAACCACGCATGTGCCGTCGGGATCCCCAGCCTCGTCACGGACAACTCAGTCATGCGAGATCTCCAGGCCGACATGAAGTGCATTCATCTCGTACCCCCGATCAACCAGAGGACATACTGGAACAACGATCTCGCGCATATCCGATATTTGCCGGATACGAATAAAGGCGCCGAGAAAATGCTCGAGCTCTATTCGAAACTGAAACCGGGAGCCCCGCCTGAATTCAGAGACACGCAGAAGATGTTTGCACTCGACTTCGCGAAACGCAGGGATTGGGATATAGTGGCCCGGGAGTGGGCGGAGCTGTTTCAATCGATCCCGATCGAGTTCCCGAATCGGGGTGAAATCTAATGGCGAAAAAGATCCTCTGGATATTCGGATACACGGAAAATTCGGGATATGCAAGGAATTCGCGTGAGTGGATAAAGGGGCTCAATGCGGCGGGAATGGAAACCCGATTCCTTGTCCACGAGGGCGCCAAAGATTATCCCGATATGCCCGAAATGAAACCGTTCGAAAGTTATGTTGGGTATGAATACGACCTTGTGATTCATAACGTAATCCCGCCTTGTTTCGATCGTAAAGCGGATTATTTTCCCAGAGAGACAAAACATATTCTTATGACGGTCGCGGAGACGGATTCGGTAAGCGAGTCCTGGGTTAATAAATGTAACGAAGCCGATGAAGTCTGGACTATGAGTTATTTTTCGAAGATGGCGTTCGTGCATTCCGGGGTTTCCGTGCCTGTAGAAATTACCCTTATGCCGATTGACATTGAAAGGATTCGGAACTCAAAATCGGATTCTTTCCGGTTCCATAAAGATCCCGGCGCCTTCGTATTCTTCGCGAATTCGGAGTGGACCCCAAGGAAGGGTTGGGATATTCTTTTGGAAGCCTATTTTCATGCTTTCCAGAACGATCCGAACGTATCTCTGATCATTAAGACATGTTGTTTCAGCGGGGTTGATAATTTCAACTCAATGCGGAATATGATCGAGATGTTTAAGTATGAAAAGAAGTCTCAGGCGCGCGTGTTTCTTATCGCGGACATAATCCCGGCCGAGGATGTTTGGTTCCTGTATAAGAGCGCGGATTGTTATGTCTTACCCACCCGCGGGGAAGGTTGTGGGATTCCCTATCTTGAAGCTCTCGCGTGCGGAGTCCCCGTAATTGCACCGGATCGTGGCGGACAGGTCGATTATATCCTCCCCGGCACGGGTCAGCTCATAAAGAGTCAACTCAAGCCGGCGTGTCGATTCCCTCACAACCCCAACTACAATGAGTCTATGCTCTGGATCCAGACGGACATAAACGAACTCGTAAAGTCCATGATAGATCACAGATATAATTCGGTGAGGTATCAGGACAAATCCGGATTCGCCAATTTTGACGCGACATTTGGACACGGGGGAACCGAAGTAATGAAAACAATTCAGAGGATAGAGGCGCTATGATAGAAAATAAAAGGGTTCTTTTCGTCGGGGAGTTCATCGTAAATAATTCATTTTCGAACGTGAACAGAAATCTCTTGCTTCAGTTCTTAAAAAACGAGGTAGATGTTTCGATTTGGAATTCGAGACCCCATCCCGGATTTCTTTCCTTTGAACAGTTCTGGAAGGGATTGAATCATTGGGCCCCCGGAATGTTCGACGGGTATGAAGTTCAACTCGAAAAGGCGTATTATGGACAGGATAGGATAGCCGCCGGGGTAGAGGAATTTGATATCGCGTTATATTTTGTATCAACCCTAAACCTTGAAGCCGCGGCAACTTTTCACCGGCTCCCCGGCGCCGAAGTGAAGGAAAAATACAGGATCGGATATTTCGTCTGGAGTCATCAAAACGCCCCGAAATCGTGGATCCAGAACATAACAAATTTCGATGAGGTTTGGACCCCGTCCCAGGCAAATCGGGATTCCTTTATTGAAGCCGGCGCGCCTCCTGAATTAATCTATGTCGTGCCTCATGGGGTAAACCGGACCGTATTCTATCCCACGGAAAAGAAGGGGCAAGACAGGTTCCGCTTTGGGCTCTGTAATTCAATATGTATATACAAAGGCGCAGATTTGGCTTTAAACGCATTTATGCAGGAGTTTGGGGTTGAGGATAGGGTCGAAATGATAATGCAGTCCTCGCATCGCAATTTCAGCAAAGCCTTTGACGGACACGGGCACTGGTACAAGGAATATACGGATATTATAAATCGATATCCGAAACAAATGCACACCTACTACACTACGAAGGAATGCGGCCCAGAGGGGATTGCAAATTTCATTAGGTCGTGCGATGTCATTGTATCCCCGCACAGGGGCGAAGGTTTCGGGATGATCCCGCTTGAGTCTTTAAGCTGCGGCCGGCCGGTTATTGTGTCTGACTTCATGGGACCCAAAGACTACATTCAACCCGGATATAAGTGGTGGGTCCAGGGGCGGATGGAATGGACAAACCGAATATCTGGGCGTGCGCATTTCCCGGATGGCGGGGATGAGGATGCCACATTCTTCTACTTCGAACCCGATATCAACTCGATCCGGAAAGCCATGCGGGATCTCTATGAGAAATGGAAATCGAATGGGCTCCCCATTTTCGATTCTATATTCGAAATCGCAACCCGGCAGGAATCCGGCGGATTCTCTTGGGAACACATATTCAAGCAGAGAGTAATTCCAAGACTTGAGGATATTTGCCGGAGGCTGTAATGGACACTACGACTGCTAAAATAATTCGTAAGATAAAAGGGCTCATCTCGACAACCGAGACCGACATCGAACTCTGCGATCGGATTGATTCTGCGTTCGATGCCATATTCGCGGATACCGGAAAACTGATCAAATTTCGGTTTCTCAACGAGATCGATTATGAGATTTTCCCAACGATCGCGGATGATGTCGATGTAGACGGCAATATTACATCGGGCCGCGGGGATTTAAGGGAACTCGTGACATATCGAGTCCTTGAAGGCGCGAGCGGCAAGAAACAGGACGAGAAGGCCGGGGAAGCCGTTAAGGTTAAATCGGGAAGAGACTCGATCGATACGACAAATGCGATGGCGGGTTCAAAACTCGTGGCTGAGAAATTCCATTCCGAATATCTCAGGATCCTAAACGATGTCAATGAAAATCTTCACACCGGGGCGTACTATGAGAGTCTGCCTTCCGGGAGCTGGGTGTCGTAATGGCAGAGCCAATTCTAATCAATTCGAAAATTGCAGACCTATATAAAAGGTACATCCCGGCTGTGAAACACCAGTTCGGGGATTCCTGCGAGTGCGTTTGGAATGAGTCCGAAATGAACTGCTATAACTGCTTTTACGATGCGGTTAAAAAGAGTTCTAACGGCAAGTTCAATCCGACGGGTAGCGGGATTGTTTTCACAGGGATTTGCCCTGTATGCTCTGGGGTCGGGAAGCTCGTTACAACGGGTTCCGTGAGCCTCAGCGGTAATGCGAGTTATGTGGGCCCGTTCGACGGGCGTAAGATGATCCCTGGGGGTCAATTCGATGATGTCGAACTCGAACTCTCGATGCTCCGCAGCGAACTTGAAATACCTTCTGGAATATTCTCGGGTCGGCTTGCGAGCGACGTAATGAAATATCTCAAAATGAATGGTGAGAAATGGGTTAATGTAAAGGCGCCACAGGAAGACGGGTTTATTATTGACGGAACCCATTTCACTATTTTATTGAAACTGAAACGGACGAATATGAGATGAGCCTCGAATTTGTCGCGGTCCCAAGTGTCCCCGAAATGATCTCGGATCTCCAAAGGATTCAGGCTGAGTTCCTGAGACGCAAGAAGATATTTGGGGACAAGTCCGTAAAAACAGCGAATGAACTCAATGAAGACAGGGTTATCAAAGAGTGTATCTGGCCGGCTCTCGCTAAGATGTGGAACCAGATACTCAATGACTTTAAACTCAGGTTTCGTGGGGATAAATACGACCTTATTCATGCCGCATTGAGAGCCACTTTTAACATAATGGGGCAGAATATAAAGAGGTTTATATATTGGGGTGAGTCAAAACATTTCAGGGGCGAGATGCTTGAAAAGAAGTCGGTGCGTTGTGATATTGCGCTTATTGATCTTATTATTTTGGACACCGAAGACAAAAAAAGACAAATCGCTCAACTCTATGTAAGGCAAGCGGGTACAGCGGTATCAACAAAACAGAACTTGAATAAGAACAAAGAATTAAGCAAAGAGTATAGATACACCTACCCGATTGATTATGTGAGGGCTGTGCCGGGGTATAGGGGATCAAAATACCCTCCCATGTGGAGAATCGTTTTTCAGGGAGCCAAAGCGTCAACGGAATTTTCTCCATATCACACGAAAACATACAGAGGCATGAGAACAAATAAAACAGGGAGATCAAGCGCGAGACGAGGCGATTTACGTCAAGTCCTATTGTTAAAGAAAAAAGGATCCAATGAATATTTCTTTTCAAAAGTAGGAAGTGCTCCAAAGGGAACCCCGCCTCGTGTTAATGAAATATTTGAGGGTAAAGGAATACTTAGAAAAAAATACAGAGATATTTTTAACCAATCATTTGCCACTTCAATCGCTAAATTTGATCTTAATTTTTTAGGTTTAAAGTAAGAGGGGATTATGAATTTACGCAGACTCGTCCACCTGAGTTCACTACTTAAAATAAAACAGATCCTCGAAATTGATGGGGGCCGCATTGGTTCGAATGCGTATTTCTATACGACTGAAATTGTGGATAACCCAAAAGAAGTTGTGCTTCCCGAGGATTACGAAGCCGGAAAAAACGTGAAACTCCCCCTCGCTGCCATTGAGTTTAATTCTTGGGATCCCAACATCCCCGAGATGGGCGGGTTCGGAGAGAAATCGGATTTCTGGGTGGACATCCAGAGCGTCAATGATGGGGATGCAATGGACGCTTCCGATATAGTGAATACCCGGCTTTTCGGGCAACATTATATCTGGAACTTCAATGAATGGAACGGCACCCCGGACTTTAACGATTTGATTTGGAAACTGAATGGGGATGGGGTTACGAGAGAGCTCCATGTTATTGCGGATGATTCAATATTGACGATGCCCACGGAAGATCTCGGAGTATTTACTCTCGCCGTCGGGGATGCGAGCACGATTCGGCTCAAGATCGAGGATATTGAAACTGCAAATTTCGTTAAAAGGTACTCCTACCAAATCACGGGAACAATTCAATATGATAGAGTGAAAGGCGTAGATCTGTAAGGAACATCTTATAAACAAATGATATATTAAACTATGAAAAAAATAGTAATTAAAACTTTTAAATATAGGATATACCCGAAAAAAGAACAACAAGTTTTTTTAATTAAACACTTTGGGTGTTGTCGTTTCGTTTATAATTATTTTTTAAATCAACGTAAATCCTACTATTTAAATAACAAAAAAGAGAAAAAGAAAACCTTAAATTATTACGATAATGCTAAACAACTAATTATCATAAAGGGAACAGAAGAATTTAAATGGCTTAAAGAAGTAAACTCTCAGTCTATTTTGCAGTCATTGAAATATCTTGACTCTGCTTATATCAAGTTCTTTAAAAAAAAAGCGATGTTTCCCCAGTTTAAGTCCAAACGGGATAAACAATCGTTTGCTATTCCCCAATCTTTTAAAGTCAAAGAAAATAAATTATTTATCCCTAAATTAAAATCGGGGATTGAAATAGTTCTTCATCGTCCATTAACAGGAAAGATGTTATTTGCCACAATATCAAAGAACCCTTGTAACCAATACTTCGTTTCAATTACTTGCGAAACAGAATATGAAGTTCTCCCTCAGAACGGGAATACTGTTGGGCTTGACTTAGGGATTAAAGACTTAGTAATTACTTCTGACGGAAAGAAATATGAAAACCTTAAAGTTTATCAGAAATATGAGAAAAAATTAAAATTTAATCAAAGACAGATTTCCAAAAAAAGAAAGGAAGCAGCTCAAGAAAAAAACAGGTATTTAAGTTGGCCCGAATCCATAACAAAATCAAGAATATTCGGGAAAACCATCTACATCAAATAAGTCATGAAATAATTCACGAAAACCAAGTGGTTGTTTCCGAAGACTTATCGGTAGTTAGTATGTTAAAAAATCATAGTTTAGCAAAGTCCATATCTAATTGTTCTTGGGGAGAACTAATTCGCCAGTTCAAATATAAATCGGATTGGAATAATCGAGTCTTCATTCAAGTTGATCGATTCTTCCCATCAAGTAAAATGTGTAGTGATTGCGGGTTTGTTCTTGAAGATCTCCCTTTAAATACAAGGACATGGACTTGTCCTGTCTGTAAAACAATTCACGACAGGGACATTAACGCTGCAATTAATATTAAGAAACAAGGAATAAATTTAATGTCTGGTTGCGGAACGCAGTCGGACTCTAAACAAAAACGGGTGGAGTCGTTGCGAGTTCGCAAGGCAAAGAAACCCAACGCTCTTAAATTTTTTAGTTAAAGCAGTTCACGATAAGGAGATTTGAAAGCAAATGCGGAACGGATATTTTTATCGAAGGAAACCGTATATCTTCCAATCTCTGTTTTAATATAAACTGATTTTGAAATAAAAAAATCTTATTGTTAATATAAATTAACTTAAAGGAGCGGATTAAAATGGCTAGAAAAACGACTGGTATGCTTGGAAAAGGCGAAATAATCGAAATCAACGGCTTAACTCTCAAGCGCCTTCAGGGCGGAGCGCTCGGTGTAAATCTGAGCAACGAAGACATGAAACAGATGGGTGACGGCGGCGTTATCGAACGTAAATCGAATCTCCCCGACACTTCACTTAAACTCGATTTCAACGCAATCGGATACGTCGGCAATTTCATGCTGATGGCCGGCTACAAGAACTCGGGCTGGATGCCTCAGCTTAACTCGGGCCTTTGCTTCACCATGACCTCCGCGGGTATGGACATAAACGGAGATGCGACCCTCGGCTTCGACACGAACAATATGCCTGAAATAGTGGCAAGGTATTCCGAGTTCAACGATACCGTTCTCTCAAGATCGGCTTATGTTCCCGGTATGTTCGTGAATTCATACGAACTCCGCGCTGCCACCGACGGCGTAGCAACCGAATCCTTCAGCCTCGCCGGCGATTCGAAAACCGATTACGACGGGGCTTCCAAAGACATCAGGGTAGTCGTGTGCTATCCCATTGCCGCGACAAGTTCCGCGACATGGGATCCCGGATACGCCGATTTCTCGAGCGGCTATACCTTCGTAAAAGCGTTCGTAAACAGAATCGATTCTTACACGACAGAAGTCACCCCGAGCTTCGCAACGAACTCGTTAGCCATCGCCGGCGTGACCTTCGATGGCACCGAGAGGGTAGTCATGCTCCTCACGAAAGACACTTCTCAGGCTTTCCCGGGACTCGCTGACACCAACGAACGCGGCGGACTCCGCAGGGGCGCTATCGTTATCAGTTTGCATAAAGCCACGGAAGCCGAAACCAAATCGTTGCGTATCCAGAGCGTCGCGGCTACCCTTAATCTCGGCCGTATCGCTTCGAACGAAATGGGAACCCAGAGGGATGTTGACAGGGTTGTCACGTATCCCGTTCCCGTTAAAGCCGACATCACCATCAACGATAACGATCTCGAAATGATGAAGCAGATGGTCGGGACTTCTTCGACGGTGGTTGACGCGAATAACTATGTCAATGACATGGTTGTCACGATGTCATTCTACAATAGCGAGACTGTGCATTTAGCCGCGAATTTGCTTTGCAAGGTAACGATGTCGGGAATGAAAGTCGCGAGCGAAAACAGCGACGGAAAAGCCGGAGCATCGTTCGGAACTCGCACCTTTAGTCTCGAAGGCAACAACTTCATAATGAGCGGCACTGGCGTCAATCCCTTTGTGCTTTAATCTCAATAATTAAATAATCCCGGTATTAGGGGCGGGGATCCATGCGACCCTCGCCCCTAAAAATATAGAGTTGGAGGATATTATGGAAGAAACGCAGGCAACCCCAGTGGCAAAAAAAGAAATGACCCTAATCGATGTTCAGAAGGCTGAGGCCAAGGAAGAGTCGAAGTACGCAGACGCAACGGATGTTCTGATCCAGGACAAAATTGAAATCATGTTCGACGGGAAATCCGCGTTCATCAAAAATGCGGATGTAAACGCGGAAACCGTTATCCGACGCAGATACGCGAGGCGCTATATCGAAATGATCGACGAAGGCTATGTGTCAAGGAAAGTTCTCGCCAAGAAACTCGAGAAATCGGGGGACTGGACGAAAGAGGACGAAGAAAATTACAAAGAAGTCGCCCAGCGCTTTTCGGATTATTTCAAAGAGATGAATTCGTATCCGATGGGCATGAAGGTCAACCCCGACAACACCGTATCCAAGGACTTTCAGGATCTCTGCGAGAAATGTGAAAAGGCAATGCAGGAATACACGGGAAAGACAATGGAACTCGAGGGTCTTTTCTGTGGATGCCTTGAAATGCTGCTCGGCAAAGAAATGGAGTTCGTAAAACTCTCCCTCTGCTTCGTGGACGAGAATGATCAGCCCATATTCAAGCATTACGACGATATCCAGAAATACAAAAATGGAAGCGAACTCCGCGCGGTATTAAAGGTCGCAACGAAGTTCTGGCAAGGGATTGAGGAGCGTTTTTTAGACGCATGGCCCGTGATCCGGAATGGTGGTTCCGATACCAAGCCTGCAAATCAGGAAACATCGGCTTAATCTTCCCGGGCCAGGATTATCAAATCTCGTTTAATAAGGCTCAAATGTTGCGTTGGCTCGCTTTCTATGACGGCTTAACTGAAACCACGGGGGAGGATCGCCCGGGCAATGATATCTGGGACAACGACTACGAATTGGATAGGTTTTTAATGGATAGACAACGCAAACGTGAACTAGAAGAGATAAAAAGAAGAGCAAACAGGAGCTGAAAAATATGGCCGATATGCAGAATAAAGTAACGTGGATGATGGAAATGATCATGGACGATCGCGCCAGCGTCAATATGGCGGCTGTGGCGAAGTCTATGACGGCAATGGCGGGCGGGCTTAGATCTCTTGGGGACGCCCAGTCAAAAATTAAAGGTATAGAAGGCACAATGACTCGGTTCGCAAATGCAGCCGAAAATGTAAGCCGGCGCCTTTCCGCGAGTCCTCTTTTTTCTGCAACCGGCGTAACCAATCTTGCTAACTTAGGGAATATGGCCCGAATGCTATTGACCGCGGCGAGCGCCTTCGAAAGACTCGCCAAGGTCGATGTCGGGATGATCCCAAGGTTAGAAACAGCGCTTGCTCGTCTCGCGACCACAATGGCGCCTTACGCCACTATGGGACCACAGGCAGCGTCGGGATTGGGTCAGATGGCTCGGCAGATAAATAATTTAGCTTTATCTTTCCGCAACCTCGCGCGCGTGGCTCCCAATGCCAAGACAGCAATCCCCATGATGCAACAAGTTGCGAATGTAATGGGGTCGATGCCACAGGGAGCGAATATAAGAGTGACGGCAGGGGGCGTAAATGCGGCAACAGGCGGAGGAAAAGCCGCTGTGACTCAAGGTCCTCCTCTCACTTGGTTCCAGCAGGCCGGGGTAGATTTCGGGAAATCCATGGAAACCCTTAAAAATGCAGCAGGGAAACTCGGGACATACTATGGTTCGTTTCTCTTGCTTTCTCAGGCTCATAAAACTTTACTTGGTACTCTTCAGGAACTTGGAAACGCGGAAGAGCAATTTATCGATATCAGAAAATATTTGCCTATGACCGAAAGTATTGGAATGCTTCGAGGAAGTCTATATGATCTTTCAAAAACTTACGGTCAAACTTCAAGTCAAATCCTTGAAGCCTATGTAACCTTTGCTCAACAGGGGTTAAAAGTCAATGAGATTTTAGCTGTTACAAAATCTGCTTTATTAGCTTCCAATATTGCTGCGACATCATTTAAGGATTCGGTTTCTGCAATCACAGCCGTGACCCGAGTTTATAATATGGATCTAAATCAGTCCTCAACTATCGTGGATAAGCTTGCGATCGTTCAGGCGAGATCAGCGGTTTCAGCGAAAGAGTTAATTGAAGCGTTCCTTAAAGCGGGTGCTGTTGCTCAGGCTACGGGATCTTCTTTCGAATTCTTCAACGGACTCGTTGCCGCTGCGGCTGAAAAGACAAGGCAGTCAGGAGACATAATCGGAAATGCCCTGAAGACTATTTTGGAAAGGGTTCAGAGATTGAGTTCAATGCAAAAACTCAAATCGATTGCTCCTTTAAGTGATATCAATTTTACAGATCAAGCCGGGAATATATCTTCTTCCGAATATCTTTTGACAGAAATTGCAAAACGATGGGAAAACTTAACTGATGTTCAGAGAAAACAAGTCGGCGAAACCATCGCTGCGGGGCGCCAGATAAACATTTTCCTCGGTATAATGAATAATTGGAAAACAGTTTCTACCCAGATGATTAACCAACACAATTCTCTTGGGTTCGCTGAACGCGCCAACATGACTGAGATGTCAAAATTATCTCGGCAGTGGGAAGTATTTAAACAGACCGGATTAGAGATGGCTTCGGCGGTTTCCCAATATATATATCCAGCTTTAACATCTGTAACCAAGAGCTTTAATGAAGGTGGTGCGGCGGCATATGCGATGGCGGCGGCTGTCGCGACGCTTGCCGCAGGAATTGGCGCAATGGCAGTTGGTGCCCTTTCTTGGCTTAAACCTATAATTATGGGACTATCTGCAACTCAAGTAGGTGTTGCGGCTGTATTCGCTATTGTTACCGGACTTATTTCAGTATGGGCTAAAAATAGAGCCGAGATGCAAAAGTCAACGGCAGAGAATGATGCTTTTGCAAAATCAATGAGCGATGTAAATAAAGAACTTAATAAATTTAAAACTATTCAAGAAAAAACCGCTAACCTCCCAAACGCTTTGTCGGGTCTTTCCGATAAAGATTTAAATACCCTTATTCTGGAAAAGGGGTTACAGGTTGATATTGAAAACGGGCAGATCAAAATAGCCCAAACCGAAAAGAATCTAAAAATGCTCCAAAAACAGGGTATATTGCCCGAAGCGGGTGGACCTCCGATAGATGATATTGTCAAGGGTTTTAAAACTTTCATCCCTGAAAGCGGTAGACTAGAAAACAGAAAAGTAAGAGAAATGCAATCCCAGTTTGAAGATATGGCTTCAATTAGAAGTATATCTGAAAATGAAAGAGCAAGATATGCGAAGAGAAAACCTTATTCCACACCGGAGGGAAACACGACTTTAGCTGCCGATTGGGGAATTGATTCGGAAAGGTATTTGGAATTAACTCGTTTATTTGAAAAAGAAAAGGAAATTAAAGAGGGCCCGCTTTCTGTTTTCTTGAAGCAAGACGCGGCTCAATTTGCCGTTCTCGCCGGAAAAGTAAAAGATGATGCGGTGGGGCTCATAAAAAACATTATAGGAGTAATGTCGGATATTAAACCCAAACAGGCTGGTCCTTTGACCGAAAGTATTTCGAATACGATAGAACTCACAATGGCTCGAATACAGGAAAACGCAGAAAAGGGCGGGTTAAACACTCGGGCTTCGGGTTCATTTATGGGAGAGTCCCTTTCCACCTATATGTCTATACAAGAAAATATGGATAAAATTAATGCGCTTCTTGTAAAGCAAAATGACGAATACGATAGGGCGGGAAGAACAGGCAGAGTAGAAGAACAAATGAAACTTGCCGATGCAATTGCTGACACAAAAAAAGAACTGTCGGATATTAATCTTGCGTATTACGCATATAGCGCGGGGATGGTCGATGCGAGCGGTAAAACGCTTGTTACAAAAGAGAAATTGACTGAATTTTATAATACTTTACAGTTAATCCCAAATTCAATAAATCTTTTTACATCTGCAATAAACTCTTTGATCACTTCTCTGTCTAATTTGACAGGACAGAATTGGATAATAAATATCGGGGCTCAGTTTATGGGACTCGGTAAGGGCGCTGGTATTTTGGACACAGCCCTTACATATTTAATGGGCACAAAAAAAACGGTTTCCGCCCAGCCAAATATAAAAGAAAAGATCCAAGAAATTATTGATATTGGGGTTCCAAAGGCCAAAGAAGCTCAAAAAACGATGGAATCATTTGATGCTTTGCAGAAAAAACAAGGCGGAACCTTAACCAATCCTCAAATCGAAGAGAAAGCAAAAGCTCGAGTCGTGTACGAAGGCGTTATGTCTGCTTTAGAGAAAGCAGGGGGAGCAAATTCAGAAAGCAACTCCGAAGCAAGAGAGTTGGCTTTGTATGGCAAATCTTTAATTGAATACTCGAAAACTAAGGCGTCTGGAGGCGGTGGCGCAGCCCGCAAAGCCGAGCGCATGGAAGGGCTCGACGCACAGGCCAGGATCAACGCCGAGCAGGCTAAATATAACGTCCTCAAAGAACAGCAAGTCTATCTTGAGAAAGAAGTCAATAAATACCTCTCCAGTCAAGAGATGAAATCGATCCGGAAGACCGCAGACTACCAGCGCGAGATGGAGATGTACGCTCGCTACGCCGGGGATAAGGGATTGTCCGATGAGAATAGGAAGAAATATCAGGGCATGTCGGACACGGCCCGGATCAAAATGGAAGAGGAAAAAGCGGCAACCCCCGGCTGGATCAAAGTGGATATCCAAGAGAACCTTGAGAGACAGCAAACCGCGGCCAAAAAAGCCACGGAGAATCGCTTCGCGTTCCAGCAGAAACTCGAGTCAACCCGTCGCGGGGGAAGTGTCAACGATCCCTCGGATGATGTTAAATTCCAGTTGCGCCAGCAGAAAGAGCTCATTGCCTTCAAAGAGCGCGAGTATGCGATTAAAGTTCAGGAAATAAAAGCGGGGCTCGAAGCTAAGATGCTTGCCGTGGATACTGACGAGGCGGCAAAACAAGGCATAGCGAGAGCCATTGAGAAACTTGAAACTACGAATACCGATCTTCTACAGATGAAGGAAGTCGTGGAGTCAGAAAAGGAAAGGCTCCAACTCATTCAGGCACAGGGGGAAGCCGCCCAGAGACTCGCAGCGATCAATAAGGTTTCGGGAATACTGAATGAACTCTTTAACCCGATAACCCTAATGAAAGAGCGGGACGAGAAGAACAAAAAGCGCGACGAGATAAACGCACAGCTTACAAAACTTCAGGGCGATGCGAGCATGGCTTCCGGGGATGTCGCGGGTGCGGAACAAACGGGAAACATTGACAAAATAAACGCGGCTCGCGATAAGTACCGTCAGGTAAACGACCAGATTAAACAGACCAAGGAAAGTCTCGATAAAGTAAATGAATCCACGAATAAATGGAAAAAGGTTCTCGAAGACATCGGGAATACAGTCATAAAGAAAATCTTCGACAAGATCGCGGGCGCACTTGTTGACGGCGGTTTAAGTGGGCTATTCGGAGCCGGCGGAGGAAGCGGGATATTCGGAAGTCTGTTCGGCGGCGGTGGATCCAAATCAACAAACTCGATGTCGTTAGCGGGTGCAGTCCCGGCTCTCGGCGGATTGTTCTCGGGCGGCAAGTCTATGTTCTCTGCGGCAGGAAATTCTTCAGTGGGTAGTTTCATTGGCGCCGGCGGTAGCACTGTATTCAATGTCGTAAATGCGGCCTCGGGTGGCAGTATGGGTTCGATCGGGAGTTCGCTTATGAGCGCATTCGGTGGCGGGGGCGGCGCTGATGCGGGAAGTTGGTTCACAAAAGGCGGAGCCAATTCATTATCATCTGCGGCAGAATCCGGATCGGGTGGACTATTCGGCGGTGGTGGAGGAATCATGGGAACACTCACCGGCGGGCTCGTGGGATACGGGGTAGGGAAAGCCACGAAATCTAAAGGCGCAGGTGCGCTCGCGGGCGGGCTTACTGGATTTATGTCGGGTGGAATCCCGGGCGCGATCATCGGGGTTCTGGGTGGCCTGTTCGGTGGAGGCGGAGACGATGAAGCCCCACCCCCGCCCCCACAGAGAGAGTTCTATCCCGTGACCAAAAACACAGAGGCACTGGATAGAAATACTCTCGCACTTATGAAGATCAGTGAAGGCGTATTCAATGCGCCCACTGCTTTCGAAATGCCAAAGGCTCAGGCCACAGCAAATGCCTCGGCGGTACAGATAGGAACACTTACTATTCAGGTGGGTTCGGGAGCCAATTCTTCCCAGGTCGCGAGATCGATAAGCGATGGGGTCGCGGAGTATCAGAGAAACTTGGCTACCTTCACAACCCCGAGTAAAAATGTAGGCTGATATGAATAGAGCGAAATTCTACTTCAATACAACCCGATTGCCATTAGGTCCGGCTTCGATCGAATCATCGGAGCCGGAATATGGTTTATTTAAACCCGGTTTCGGGAAACCTGTCTACTTCACAAACGAATGGGTGAGCCCGAGTGGGATTAAAATGAACATCATAGACTCGGCAATCTGGCCTTTAGTACAGTCCGGGACATCTTTATATAATACGCTAGCTTCTTTTACACGAGGTACAAAAATGGGCTTCTCTGGGTTCTATGGGGCATACTATAATTCCGGATTAAACTATCGCATAGAAATAATCGATTCCACGATTTCGCATCTCGAGGGTTTAACTTTGAAGGGCAATAAAACGGCGTATTCTATAACGCTGAAATGGAATCGGGTGTTGATATGAGCGCGCGCACATGGATATTCCAGTGGGCCCCTGCGAACCAAGTCGCTGTGTACGGCCCCACGACAAAAGATCTTCGCCCCAAGTACAATTCGGTCAAACACACGATGCCGAAGGGGATTGGGTCGAATGATTCCTATGTTGCCCGGGAGGCGTATGAGGTTGGAACGATCCAGTGGAAACTCACGGACGAGACCAATAAAACCCTTTTAGAAAGCATCCCTAAATTTATGAATGTTGTGTTTCAGGATCAGGAGTCTGGAATCGATTACACTCTCCAAATAATCGAATTTATTGCGAAACATCTAAAGACATCACAAGACGGGGAAATCCTCTGGGGGATAGCCATGAAAGTCAGAATAATTTCGCAGTCGTAAAAGGAGCGAAAAGGTGTTACCGAAAGACGTAAGTATAATAGATGCGACCCTGGGATTGAATACTACCAATTATTCGAAAATAGCGCGCTCTCATTATTACTTTGAAATATATGCGGGCTCCCTTGAAGAATATGTGGGAGTGTATAATTCTACGGGCCAGTATCCTGCGATGATCAAAGTGTTCCCTTTCGCAATGACAGAGAACACACAGATAGGACAGGCCAAAACTCTCGCGATTCATATTCCGCTTTCCTATTACGAATACAATTATGTAAACGCAACGCGAACCACGATCGCCGGCGCGCCTGTCACGGCACACACGATCGGGAAAGGATATCTTGTCAAGGCTTATTTCGGATACGCATCCACAATAATCCCGGAGAACTCGTCTGTGCTTCAGAGGTTTATGGGGGTAGTGAATGACATCGTGCCGAATGCGGAATCCGATGAACTCGTAATAAATTGCGTTGATTTCTCAACAATATTCATGAACGCTCTGAACTACGGATATCCCGATATAAATTCATACCGGGATGCCGCGGCTGATTCGGAAAGGGTTCAGCCCGACAATTTGTATAATGATCAGTTGCTCGGACTTTATGTCCCGGCATACGATAACTGGCTTTTAAAAGACGCGATTCGGGATATTTGCATAAAAGCGAAGTTCCCAGTCCTGGCGCAGTGGTTAAGCATTAGTTTCAACGATTCCGCCACGATGCGGCTCGGACACGCTACATCATACCCATTCATGAAAAGCAAAACAATATTTGACTATGTCACATCGGATACGACGGTTGCGAATATGGTCCCGGGCAGACCCATCCCGAGTTTTGTGACTGACCCTTCAGTTCCCGCACAAACCTCCCGGATTGAAAAGACGATATACCAAGGCATTGATTCCGAAAAACTTGATGAGGCTAAATATAAGTTTGATTACGGCAAATCTCTTTGGGATTGCCTGATCGTGCTTTGCGAAGAGTTTGGGCTTCGTATGTTTTTCAGTGAAACGGGATGTCTCACAATAAAGGGATGCCGGCAGTACGCATGGGTGGGCGGAAATAACGATTTCAGCGATGTCGAAGCGAAGGAAAATCATGTCTGGGGTTGGAAGTATTGGATACTTTCGGACCAGGTGGGATGCGATAGTGTACCCTCTATTTCGGCTCTGACAAATGCAAGAGTCATAAAAGGGCGCTTTATATCCCTTGCCACAAAAACAGAGGCGTGTGAAGTTAATGTCCAAGTCTATAAGGACGGAAATTGGAAAGTCGTAGCCACGAACGTAGCGGTGCCGGAATTATCGCCGTATCAATACGCGGAGGTTGAACTTTACAGCGCATTGAACTCGGATACTACAACGTACTTGGGCGACTACCTTTGGGCTGTCGCAATGGATCCTAACGACCATACCACTTGTTATTTCAACGGGTTTTCTTATTTGAATACAGACGAGGAAACTGTTTCGGGGACATTCAATGCAAGTCTCGATATGAGGACGGACAATGTAATCGATAACTCGTCTGAAATAAGAAATAGTGTAATTGTTCTCGGCAAGCCGGCGTCTCAGCGTCCGCTGCTTTCCAAGAGTGCGGATAATTATTCAATCCACGGCGGCGCCAGTATCGTGACATGTGTTATAAACAATCTAGATACTTTAACCCATGCCAATTCTTCCCTTATGGACGGGAAATATACTAAATACCAGACGCTTGTAACGAGCCAAACGAATAAAGTAATTATTGGGAACTATGAGATTTTGGCGGATATTCGCACTCTGATATTATACCTAAGCGGGAATACTCCTCTCGGTACGGTAATTACAGTATCGGGAGTCTCCGATGGCGCCGTTATAACTGCTGTGGCAACCCACACGGTAGTCCAATCCGATTTGACAAATGCGGGACTTGTGTTAAGGTTGGAACCTATTGGCGGATCTATTTTATATTCGTTAAAAAAACTTTATATAAACGCAAAACTTGCGGACAATACTCCCTATGATTTATCTGTTTGTCAGATCGAAGGTTTCACGGCCGACATCCCTTATAATTATATCGGGTACAAAAAAGAAATGCTCATCGTCAAGGATAACGTGTCCGATAAGGCTACAAATGACTGGATGAGCGCGAGTGAATTGGACACACACCGCAAGAATGCGAGACAGGCCGGCGCGTCAATATTAGGAAATCCGTATATTCAAATCGGGGATTGCTTAACTCTGATCGATGTTGAAAATGATATGTACGCGGAAACCGAACTCTGGGTTCAGGGGGTGGCTTCCACGGAAACCCCGATCGCGTATGATACCAAATTATCTTTGTCCTCGGTCCCGCCGGCGAAGACTTATACGAAGCCGCCCGAGATACCTTCCGGGTTATATCCTCCCGGTATTTACGACTGGAGTATGGACGTATTCAAGAAATCTGATAACTCTCTCGTGCAGTCCTATTCCGGGTTTACAAATACTGGCGTAATAAATTCGATTAAACATTACTGTGTTTTCAATTTTGCGATTCCAGTAAAACGTAAAGTTGCGATGAAGGTGAGATATCCCAAAGGAATCACGGGAAGTCGGAATGAAATCTACGCATGGCCGATCGAAGAGACGATAATGGAACCCGGGGTATATAAGAGAGAGAATGGATTGAAATGGGACTGCGGGATTAATTTCGAAGAGAGATTCGGCGCCCTTGTCGATAAACTATATCTCTATCCTACGAATTCAAAAACAAATTATGTTTATAACAATACTTTTGATATCTGGTTCAGACAGGGACAATTCAACTGGCTCGCGAGCCCGGATGGGACCCCTTTGAATCTGACCACCCCGAGTTATTATCAAGTCGAAGTCACGACTCGGAAAATAAGTCTGGTCAACATCACCTCGGCCCAGGGCGCGTCTGATCTTGAAACCACATATACCCAGAGCCTCGTTAATAGCGGGCTTGATGTGGATACCTACGAAATGCAGTGGGGCGATTTGACCCCGGATGAAGGCCATGTCGGTGATCTCTTGACCGTGCCTCTCGATCTCCTTATTAATGATGTGGTTCAGGATGTAAACGATAAGGTTTATCTTGACTGCTGCGCTCAGGATAATACGGGAAAAGACGTAAACGCATTGCGCGCGGACGGAGCCACATCGAACACCCCGAGATGGATTACGACCCCGGCGCTTGTCCAGTTCATAAATTGGGACTATACGGACACCCAGGGTCAGTATGTGCCTTCAGGTAAATATCAACTCCAGATTAAGAATGCTTTTTTAATCAACGGCGAGGTCGTAAATATTACGAAAAGCGCCGGCAAAAATGTCGTGAATAATGGTGGGCTCTGGATAGAGGAAACCCCGACGAAGATCCCGAATCCGGATTATGGAAAACCCTTTGTTCTGGATTCCTGGATAAATAATTCCGGGATCGTCGTGAAAGGCTGGACCCCTGTCACAAAACCATTCTATATGAATAATCTTCAGGCCACCCAGTTAAATCTTTTAACGAGTTGGGCTAACGTGTACGGAATGACAATGTCACGCCCTGCGGAACAGATTGTTAGATTGGATTACACGTATGCCCCCACGGGCGGCGCGCTTGATAATAAATCATTTCTTGAGCTGGTTTTAACAAAGGACGCCAAGACTACCCCCGGGGTCAAAGTCGGGGCGAGTTTCGTAAAATACAGTACCGATATCACAATAAATTCGAGTAACGGGAAACCGGACGCCCCGAGAACCCCTTTCCTGATATATAGCAATGACACCATCCCGGTCAAAGCTTCTACGGAATACTGCTTCGCGGCTTACTTGAAAAGCACAGAGCTCGTTAATTTATGGAACCCTAAATTCGCGATCGCAACCCAGAAAACGAATGGAGTCTGGAGACTCGCAATGAATTCGGGAATAACATACACCCCGGGAGCCGGCTGGGAGCGCCATATAACTACGTTCACGACCGAAGCCGATGACGCGAGAATGTACCCCATTATTTATATGGGCGGGTTTAATGAAGACGTATATGCGAGTACAGTTTACGACAGGAGTTATCTCCCCACCCTCGGGATCGATTGCATTTCGGTATCGATCGGAAGCACCCCCGCAGTCGTGTTTAATCGGGACGATGCCTCGAACGCCAGAACCACTCGTAATTTCTTATTTAACTAACAGGAGGGCTCCATGCCGAATCTACCCCAAATAATAGACAATCAGATATCAAATAAAATACAGGGCTCAAAGAACAAAGGTTTGAATGGCCCCCTCCTCTCTGAAATTGATGGGCTATCCTCTCCTTCTTTTATTGGGAAAGAGGAGACTCGCTTCAACCAAATGGTGCGCCCCGCTGCGCCATCTGTTGAATATACGAGGAAGTCAAACGACGGGGTGCCCAGGATTGCAATATCGATAACCCCCGTGGATCACGATGAACTCGGCCATTATTATGAAGGGCTTGGACAGAAATATGTAATATATCGCGGCCGCACTATAATAGCAACGATCCCTAGAGGCGAAACCCTTTATTACGAAGATTACGGAGTAAGTTCCACCGAGGTTGTTTCTTATTACGTTCAAGTCGTGGATGCGAATGGAAACTCAAATATATCGGAACAATTCGCGATTTCCGCGCGTGATAATACGATCCCGAACAAACCTGTAACCCCTGTGGTTGTAACCGATGGGGTTCGTACAGATTCATTCGGGGATGCCTGTCACGGGCTTCTCGAATACGTACAGAATGAAGATCCCGACTTCGCGTACATGAAGGTTTATACGAAACCCTTTGAACTCGCGGACACTGCGTATGCGGAAACTCTGGTGTTAAAAAGCGGATTGAGCCTGCATACATCCCAGAAATGGTATGCCCCGATAAAAGGGCTAGTGCGCGGGAAAAGGTATTCCCTGAAGATGCAAGCCTTCGACCACGCGAATAACGTCTCCGAGGATTCTGATGAAGCCCATTTTACAGCCGGCGATTACACGGCGCCGAACCCGGTTAGGAATGTCAGAGCAGTTGATATTTCGACAAACATAGCGGATCTTATTAGTGTTTCCTGGCGCCGACCCGATCCGAATGCGTATGGGGCCTGGGATATCAATAAGTACGAAATATATAGAGGTTTTGCAAACTCAGGAATAGCTAATTACTCTAAAATAGGGGAAGCCGATTATAATGATAAACCTTGGCCGACGGAATTTATAGACTCAGGCATAACGCTTGGAGTGCCATATGTCTATGGGGTAAGGGCCCTCGACATTTCTGCGAACGCCTCTTCTTTCTCGTTTTCGAACAAGGTAAATACGAGTGCAGTTTTTGATTCTCCAGTTGTCACTATCACCCATACAAAAAGTGATCTTGATATGCCAATTCAGATCGACTGGGACGCCGATATAATGGCAAAGAGTCTAACCGATTATCGCCTCGAGTTTTGCCGTACCAGCGATGATCAAATCGTGTATTGCCATGTGCCGTGGAAATCGAATCCGGCTGGCACGATATCGCCCTGGCATCCGAAAGACGTTATTACCCTTTCCGGGCATAACACAGTGCTTTTAACCGACTTCCCTTACGAGTCCGCTATTCAATATGGAGACACCAATAACTATTATTTAAGAATAGTTGCGGGCGTCGGCAATATGACCACAGAGTCGCTTGAATACAGCAAATTGATTGCAAAAGAGTCATTTACTTATAACCCAGTGCCTCCGACTCTTTCGGGGCTTATCGGAACTTTTATAGGCTCTACGAATACGGTAAATTTAAGGTGGGGGCAGTTATACGAAAACACAAGAGAATATTTTCAGAATAATCCCTCGTATTACGGTAAGGTAATGGGAATTGAGGCCAAATATTTCGGAACAAATTCTGGGGAGTCATGGAATAGCGGCATATCTGTTTTCCGCAATACAAAAAACCCGAGCGCCTTCTTATATGGTGTTTGGGTTAATGCGCCCGAGGATACAGCGCCGGACGATGATACGACATATTATTATGGCGTCAAAGCAATCGCCGACCGAGAAAGGACCCCGATGTTCAAAGGACTTTGGAATTTCTACGGTCAAAAAGACATGGAAGAATATTATTACTCCCCCGACTATACTCCTATTGCAATTACAATAGAAGGTACTCTGAAACAGCCTACGGATTGCATCGCGACCGGAGATAAACAGAAATTAAATCTTCAGTGGTCGGGAACAACAGCAACCCGTTTGAAAGAGTATAAGCTCTATATTTCAGACGTAAGCGCAGCCGATCTTAATACTCCCGATGACTCTCAGTTGACATGGCGCGGGAGAGCAAGTCAAATCGTAATAAACAAAATGCCAGATGGAAGTCAACTCTCTGCGGTGCCGAAGAGTTATTACTTCAAACTTCGCCCCGTTGACTATCGCGAAACCGCTGGCGCCGACTCAGTAGTTTTCTCGGGAGTCACGGTTGACGCAGTAGGCCCGAGCATCGATACTACAACGACAGTTCCCGCACTTCTGCCTTACGCAATCATAAACTCTGCAACGCTTCGCGTAAATTGGATGACAACTGACGAGACGAGCAATCTCTCTGAGGTTTGGGGCAGAGTCACAAAAGCGGGAGACGCCGCCGGGGATTGGCAGAAAACTACCGGACTCTCGGGTGGAATAAATAGCGGATACTTTATATTTTCAGGGCTCACGACCTCGACTTGGAATTACGAAATAAGAGCCCTCGATAGCGCGGCGAACGCGGGCGTAAACTCGAAGGTATTCGAAGTGGATACCGTACAAGCCGCAGACCCGGACTCGATAGTGCTGACCCAGATATCGAAAGACACCCTCGGGGTCCAGGTCAATTACGGAACCTTGCCCGAACACTTCAAAACTTTCGATCTGTATTACAGAACAAATAGCGGAAGTTGGTCGTACCTTGACTCCCATTCCGCAGTTGCGTTCTCGGAAACCATTCCCGCGAACGGTTACATCGACACCAAAATTATAGCAACCAAACTGCATGACGCGGCTTTGAATTCGCCCGGCGCCGTGCTATCGAATGCAGTCTTAATCGACAGTATTGCACCCGCTTTCCTGATATCAGATTATACCTCCGATATAACCGCAGACAGACTTCTCGGGGTGGGCGGCGGAAGCACATCCGCGATCAGGGTGGATTTCGGAATGACAGATGCGGGCGCGGGGCTCGATGATAATAGCCTCCTCGCATCGCTGGATGCCCATTTAGGTACACCCTTCACAAACTCCGGCATAACATACGATACGAGCGACCCCCACTCAAGGACGGGCAATTACATCGAGTCAGGCATAACACAGGGAGTCCATTCTTTAACTTTTAAGTCCATCGATCTCGCGGGTAATTACAGTTTCACTGAACCTAAATGGATAGAAGTCGATATCGTGACCCCCGACGCGCCGACAACCCCTGTGTGCTACAAGGACGGACGCAGCGTTTATGTCTCGACTTCAAGCCCGACCCAGACCGATAACTTCAAAGAGTATTGGTGGTATGTTAATTCGGGCAGCGTGGATACTTACATGCAAGCCACGAAAGATCGTTATCTCAAATACACCTTCCCCGCTGATATTGCGACTCAAGTTAATTTCAAGGCAAGACAAGTTAAACGAAACGGGGTAGAAGGAGATTTATCAAGTGCGAGTAATTCGGTTTGGATAGATATCACACCGCCCGTTCTCGGCATATCAGCCGTATCGAATATTAACCAATACGGATACACCCACAATAGCGGGGTAGATGTAACTTTCAGTGCAACCGATATCGGGGGAAGCCTCGTGGCGGGGTATCAGTATTCACTGAACGGTGGCGCTTGGGCGACAGCAACGAGCCCCCAGAGCGTTACGCTTAATCCGGCAGTACAGAGCGGCCAGACGGTTCAAATCAAAGCAATAGACAATGCAGGCAACGAAGCTGTGGCTCCTTTTTCCTTCAAATACGATTCAATTCCGCCAATAACGGTGCCGACATTCGCCGCACTGTTTCAGACTAAAATTAGATGGACATGGGGCGTCGCGACCGATGATAACTCTGGCGTGGCGGGATACGAAATTAGACCCACAGACGCGGATTGGGGAACCCCCGGATATGTTTACAAAGGCGAAATGAATGAGTTCACAACAACCCCGACGAATAGCGGAAATGTGACATACTTCGCAAAAGCATTCGACTATGCGGATAACTATTCAAACGCCGCCGCGACCGTTACCGCAGTAAATGTTAAACCACACGCAGTCGGAACCATATCGACATCGAGCGAATTGAATGGCGTTCAGTTTGCATGGGACGAAGTCACGACCGACGAGAACCATTTAGCAACCGATGATATCTGGGGTTACTCGGTTCGAACCAAGATTGGTGCAGGCGCATGGTCAACATACTCAGGCATCACGACGAACTCATTCTTCCGCTCAATGAACGCAAGTGAGAGGGTTCAGGCGAGTGTTACGAATTATATTGAAGTTCTGACCCAGAACAGATGGGGAAAGCTCTCAACTAACTCCGGCGTAGCCAACGCGGAACCCATAAAAGTAGAGTTTGTCAACATGGGGGATAACCCGATGAGATTTGAAGTCTGGGTAAACTCTGGTTCCGGGATACAAACACAAGCGGATAACCCCCTCTTCTTAAACCTTGTAGACGGAGATTTCAAAGACTAAAAGGAGTCAAAAATGTCACAATATATTTCGATACCGAGCATTACGAACGATACAGATTTCTTTTATCAGATAAATCTTCAGAAACAAGAATGGATTCAGCGAGTCTTATTGCAGTTCCCCGTGATCGCGGAAGCCGATAATACCTACGCCTTCTATCTCGTAGTTTCGAAAGATAAATTCTCGACCGACAATGTTTATATTGGCTCGGACGCAACTCACTCAACCGGAGTAGTTGTTGAATACGCGAGCGCTGCCGAAGCTGCGGCTAAATGGTTCGCCACAACTGTTATAGGCGCTGGCGCAACACCTGAAGTTGCCGATACGCACAAGGTAGTTATAACAAGCGCATTGAAGACTGATGGCAAAAGATGGCTTATGAACTCGGTCAAGATAGTTGCAGTCAAAGATCAATGCACAGGAGACACATTAAATCTCTCCGAAATCAAACCCGAAGTCGTGTCCCTCGCGGATGAATTCTACGGCCAGACTTTAAGGCTCTCGAAAGAAATCACAATTGCATCGAGCGATGACCCCGCCAACATAGTCTTCATGGACAAGACTGGTTTGAAGATGCTTTGTACGGGTGACGATGGTAATGCTTATTATGCCAAGATGACTCCGGCTGGCTTTGGCGTGTGGAACAGCGGTGTCCAAGAGGTTAAAATTGGATACCTCTCGCATAACGTCTGGGGCGCGTGGTTCCCTGTCGTGTATATCGGGGGAACGAGTTACGACACCGCGCCTTTATACGCTACATCAGCGGGAGTAACATTTACCGCTCCGACTAATTTTACTGGTTCCGCTGACGGAGGCATAATCAGCGTAACTCAAACAAATGTTGGCAGCGGAAGCACTTATCCCTCTTGTTTTTATGGCAGTATAACCAACGTCGATTCGACGAGTATAAATGCGAATATACTTCAGGGTCTTATGTATATGAACCCGTCCTATGATGGAGCCGCAACAGGTATCAAATTATTCTTCAAAGGCATCACGACTAATACTAAAATAGTTGGGCTTGAGGTAAAACAGTATAGTCCGACCGAACCCGCCAAGAGCAGAGCGACAACCTATGGTCAGGGATTTATTGGGTTCTCTGGCTCCTCTGGTTATACACAATCATCCTTCACCATATATAACGCAACGACAATAGATGGCGCACTGAGCGTAGTGGGCCAAACCAATTTCGCCAACGGCACAGTTTATAACGTAGACTCCAGCGGTAATTCAACATTCCTAGCGGGTAGTTACGCAGGGCGGCTTACTCTGTCTCTGGCGGATGGTGGCGACTCACCTCTTATCGTTACATCAAAAGTTGTTAATGCTAACCTCAATTCGGATTATGTTGATGGGTTGCATGGCACTCAATTTGTGAGGAATGATACCAACTCCACTATTACCGGCAACCTTACAATGAATGGGATTTTATACTTTGCTAATAACACTACATATAATGTCGATAATGCCGGTAACGCTGTTTTCGCTGATATAAATATTACAGGGAATATATCATGCGTATCCACTAAAACAATGTACCTGTATGCAAATTCCGCTGGTAATTATTTTAATTTTGGTCATGCCTCGACTGGCGCAAGAATCCAATTCTATCAAAAAGATTATCCTACTGGCGAAGGTTTATTGCATTTCCTTGTAAATTCATCGAATGCCGCCGCAACATCAGGGCAGTTTTGGTTTGTAACTTTCGATGGTGCTACAAGTACCCCTATTTTGCGCTCAAATAAGTCCGGCAACTGGACGCTCGGCGCATCCGATTTAGCTGGGGCGACAAATAAACTTGTAGTGAATGGAGATATGACGGTTGGCTCTACTGCTATCGCAAATACAGGGTGGGCAAACTCACAATTCAATATTTATGGAAGCCGACCTACTTTGAGTTTGCAGACAAGTGCATCAGGCATTTGTACTCAAAGAATTTTAAACTCAACCGCAAATCACGAATGGCATTATAATTGGGTAGATACCAATAATATTTTAAGTATTTACAGTTATGGATTAAATTCAAATGCCGGTGGTTATATTCAATATGTATGGGGAGATACAGGGAATCAGGCTATTGTCGGTGGCTTAACTTGTGGTTCTGTTTCTGATTTAGCTGGCTCTACTAACACGCTGTACATCAACAGCACCTACATTCGCCCTCTGAAAGTATATAGTTCTGGCTTAGGTTACATAGAAGTAGACAGCCCTGACAATGCAGATGCGGGAGTGCAATTCAGTTCTGCTGGTACTGCCAAATGGTATTTTTACAGGCATACTACAACAAATCAGCTTAATATTTTTGGTACTGTTGCAAACGCAGTTGTAGCGAATTGGAACCCATCGGGCAATTTGACGTTAGGGGCGTCTGATCTTGCCTCTACCACATCCAAACTATATATAGATGGCGGAGCCTTAAATTACCCTTTTAAAGTTTACAGCACAGAACATGTGTATATTATGAGTGACGCCCCTGCTAATAAAAATTGTGGTATCACATTTGCGGCGGCAGGTACTCAAAAATGGTGGTTTTTTAGAGACACAAACTCTGACTTGGTTTTTTACAGTGCTACTGCTGGTGTTGGAGCCAGCGTTATAATCAGTCAACTGCACGGTGGCGTCACCCTCGGCGCAACCGATTTAGCTGGCGCGACTTATAAGCTGTATGTTAATGGCAAATTTAAGATGGTATCTGCTGACTATGATTGTTGCACCCTATACAGAGCCAATAAAACGGTTAATTATGGTTCATGGGTTTTGTTTAATGCCAATAACTCAAG